TGTCATTGTAGGATATAATTCAGGTGAGGGATCAGCATCTATATCAGAAGCAACTGTTTTAACTGATGGGGTAAATGCTTATGTGGCACAAGGTCCTGAAGTATCAACTAAAGATTCAAGTCATCTTACACTAACAGCGGCTCATGATGGATCATCAACTGTAACTTTAAGTGCGTCTGCTAGTTCAGGTGGCTCAACAACTGTTAATGCATTCAGAATACATATGCTACGTGGTGATGCATATTCTTATGACGTAGTAGATACTTTTGCACACGCAACTCACCAGGCCGCTAACTATGTTATTGTTGGAAAAAATGCCGCTTCTGAATCTCAAATTGCAGAAGTAAGTGTAGTTTCTGATGGTACAAATGCTTTTCTTTTACAGGAAGGTGCAAACATAAGCACACATTCAACTTCATCAATGGTAATGAATTTTTCAACAGCAGTAAACGGCAGTAATGTAGAATTAAGAGCACAAAATAATCAAGAAAATACAGACACCACTGTTAATATATACAAACTACAATTAGGAAGAGCGGCAGGTAACCCAAGTTCAATTGCAACACTAGACAGTTGGTCAGCAACTACATATAGAAGTGCAAAATACACAGTTTCTATAAGTGATTCTGCCAGCGGGTCTTTAGGTTTATACGAAACTTGTGATGTCTCTGTTACTCATGATGGCAGTTCAGCATACATATCAGTATTTGGAAGAATTACAAACCATACAGGCGATATGGTAGACTTTTCAGCAGATATAGACAGCGGAAATGTTCGTTTAAGAGGAACGATAAGTAATACTAATACACATACGGTAACCGTAGTAAGAAAGGTTATGAAAAACTAATATGGCAAAACAGACACTAGCAGTAGGATCAAATGCAAATGACGGTACAGGTGATACACTAAGAGCCGCAATGATTAAAGTGAACGATATGTTCACTGAGGTTTATAATTCACCAGGTATTGCGGCAGATACTATTTCAATATCAGGCAATGATATATCTGCTGTAAGAAGTAATGATGATTTGGTTTTTACTCCGTCAGGCACAGGTTCCGTAAGAACGAATGCATTAAGATTTAGTGGTAACAATATTGAAGGTGTTAGGTCCAATGACGACATTAATTTGGTGCCATCAGGAACTGGTAGTGTATTATTAGCCGGCATTAGAATTAATGATAATAATATTGAAGGTGTTAGGTCAAATGATAATATTAATTTAATACCGTCAGGAACTGGTGCAGTTACAACACCAGCATTAAGATTCAATGGCAACAATATTGAGGGTGTAAGATCCAATGATAACATAAACTTAATACCATCAGGAACAGGATCAGTTGTATTTGGTGCAATTAAAATTTCAGGAACTTCATTAAGTTCAGATGATTCAACTGCTATTAACATTAACGAAGGACTTATTGTTGACGGAACAGCAAACGTATCAGGCAATGTAACTTTGACTGGTGCTGTAACGGCGGAATCAACTCTTGAAGTTACAGGAAATACTACTTTAGCAAATTTAACTGTTACAGGTGCTTCAACACTAACTGGTACATCAACAGTAGATAATTTAACATTCAATGATAACATTATTGGTACATCATCAAATGCTGATTTACGTTTAGTGCCTGGTGGAACAGGAACAGTTGTTATTTCAAACTTAACTATTGATGACAATATTAATATAACAGATAACATTATTAAAACAACAGTATCAAACTCTAATTTACAATTAACAGGAAGTGGTTCTGGAACAGTTGAAGTAACGTCAGGATTAACAACAGCGGCAATTACAACTGTTGGAAACGTTGGTATAACAGGAACAGAAACAATAACAGGACAACTAGATGTTGACTATGTAAGAATTAAAGACAATACAATTACAACAAATGCTTCAGATGCCAATTTAGAAATTTCTGCAAATGGATCAGGTAATGTTATAATTGATGATGTTGATATAGGTGGAGGTGCCATTGACGGCACAGTAATTGGTGCGGCATCGGCGGCGGCTGGTACATTTACTACTGTAACAGCAACGACATCTGTAACTATTGACGGAGTTACAATTACAGACAATACAGTTTCAACTAATGCTTCAAATTCTCCTTTAGAGTTAACAGGAAACGGTACAGGTTCAGTAACAATTAGTGGTTTTACTTTTCCAACATCAGATGGAAGTGCAGGACAGTTTTTAAAAACAGATGGACTTGGTACATTATCTTGGGGTAGTGCAGGAGCAACTTTAAGTTATTCAGATATTGCAGATGCTACAACCACTGTGGCTACTTCAACAACTTCTGTTATGAATACTTTTGCCCATTCAACTTATAGAAGTGCCAAATACTTTATATCAATAGTAGATGCTACAAACAGTAGATATGAAATTGTAGAGGCGAATGTTACACACGACGGCTCAGATGCCTATATCGCAACTTTTGGTTCAACAACAAATTACACTGGAGGTTTGTGTACATTTTCAGCAGATATTAGTGGTAGTAACGTAAGAGTTTTGGTAACAAATATATCAGATGCTAGTACAGTATTCAAGTTCCAAGTAACCTATATAGACGCATAAAATTACATTCGGTTTATAGAATTCTAAATAAATAATCTTTATAAAGAGGAATTAATATATGGCACAACAAACTATTGGTATAGGATCAGCGGCTAATGACGGCACAGGCGATCCATTAAGAACAGCATTTAATAAGATAAATGATAACTTTACAGAATTATATGGAACTTCAGCATTTGGACAACAAATAACACTTTCAGGAAACAAGGTTTCTTCTAATGTTACTAATGCAAATTTAGTTCTAGAAGCAAGTGGCACAGGTGCCATTGAATTTGAAGGATTTCAAATAAGAGATAATCACATTGAAGGAACTAGAAGTAACGAAGATATAAGAATAACTGCAAATGGTACAGGAAATATATTTGTAGGTGCAATCAAACTAAACGGTACAACTTTTAGTTCAGATGACTCAACACTAATAACTTTTGCAGAAGGTGTTGATGTAACAGGTGCTTTAACAGGAACATCAGCATCTTTAAGTACTACTTTAGCAGTAACAGGTACAACAACTTTAACAGGTGCAACAACTGTCAATAATACTTTGACAGCAAACTCAGTTACAACAAATGCCATTTCATCAAATGGTTCTAACGCAGATATTTCAATACAACCAAGCGGTACAGGTGACGTTGTAATCAGTGCTTTAAGAGTAAATGGCACAACATTAGATTCATCAGATTCAACTTCTGTTACAATAGCAGAAGCAGTTGATATCACAGGTGCATTAACAGGAACGTCAGGTAGTTTCAGTACAACATTAGGAGTAACTGGTTTAACTACTTTAAGTGGCGGAGCGACTGTGCTAGGCACTATGACAGCAGGTTCAGTGACTACAAATGCTATCTCATCAAATGGTTCAAATGCAGATATAAGCATTCAACCAAGTGGAACAGGTGATGTAGTATTGAGTGCATTAAGAGTAAATGGTACAACACTAGACTCATCAGATTCAACAGCAATTAATCTTGCAGAAAACGTAGATGTAACTGGAACATTAACCACAACAGATATTACAACAACAGGTAACATAGTAGTTTCAGGCAACATCGCACCAGCAACATTATCAATTGGTGACTTAAACATCACTGCAGATGGTTCAATCACTTCAGATTCAAATGGTGATATAGTTATTGATCCAGCAGGTACAGGTGCAATAGTATTAACAGGAACAGTAACTCACACAGGTACACAAAATACAACAGGACAATTAAATGTTGATAATTTAAGAATTGATGGAAACACAATTTCTGCTCCATCATCAGGTGGTATTACTTTAACACCACAGGCTGGTTCAACAGTTGCATTAGGTGGAATTGCTACTGCTACTGAATTCCAAGCAACACTAGGTGAATTCACAACATTAAGAGCAGACAAAATTGAAAACGATACTTCAAACCATGCTTTAGAACTTGGAACACAAGGAACTGGTCCAGTTAAAATTGGACAAACTGAAATTTCAACAACTGCATCAACAATAACAGGTTTAGTTACAAATGGTGACATAACAATCACTCCACAAGGTACAGGTGCAGTAACAACAGCAAACCAATTAACTTTAACAGGATCTTTTAAACAAGCAATACATACTTTCACAGGAGATGACGCAATTACTGAGGCAGAACACGCAGGTAGAACATTATTACTTGGTGAAGTAGGCGGTAACGCACAGGTTACATTAACACTTCCAGATGCTACAGGTTCTGGTACAACATATAAGTTTGTAGTAAGTGTAACAAACACATCTAACTACATTATTAAAGTGCCAGATGCTAATAACACTATTGACGGTATAATCACTTACTTAGATTTAGATGGTACAGCAGTTACAGGATATGGAACAGCGGCGACTTCAGATACAATAACTTTGAATGGTACTACAACAGGTGGACTACTTGGTGATCATCTAGAATTAATTGATATAGCAACTGACCAATGGCACGTAAGAGGTTGTATGAGGGTTCCAACTAGTTCTAACCCAGCAACTCCATTTAGTGCTACTGTATCGTAATAATACGTATCATAACAAAAAGTCTTAACATAAGACAATATGAGAAAACATTATAACAACAAAAGACATCGATCTCCACGATCAGAAATTACTAGATTACAAGAAGCACTTAAACGTGAAAGAGACCCTGTTGCACGTGAAAATATAAAGCAACACCTAGAACATTGGCATCGCACACAGAATAATAGATACTAAAACTCAATAAATACTGACGAAGGAGTAAGTTTTAATGTCGACACCAGTGTGGACAACCACAGCAGGTAAAATTGCGTCAATTGACGAACAAGTGGCATATTCGCTACAATTAGAAGCGAATACAGCCGATTCTACGGCTGTCACTTACTCCGTAATCGCAGGAAGCCTACCTTCAGGAATGGAACTTACTTCAACAGGCTTACTGACAGGAATTCCAGCCGAGGTTTCGAAAAGAACTAGATATACCTTCGTCGTACGTGCCACGGCTGGAACAAAAATTACAGACAGAACATTTTATCTTGATGTATCAGGTGCAGATGCTCCAACATTTACAACCGCTTCAGGACAACTTAAAATGGAAGATTCCACAAGAGTTGGACTTTATTGGATATTAGATGGTGGACAAATGTCAGTTCAAATACAAGCAACTGATTCTGATACTGCGGCAGGACAACAATTAGTATATGAAATAGTACAAGGTGAATTGCCACCGGGTATTACTATGTCAAGCACAGGATTAGTAACAGGAATAGTTCAATTAACAGAAGACATATTTGCTGATTCGCGTGGTGGTTATGATAATAATCAAGAAGCATACGATGATGCAGTTTATGATAAAACAGTTACTACAAGAAGTATTTCAAGAAATTTTGATTTTATAGTTAGAGTTTCAGATGGTACAAGTTATGTAGATCAAAATAATTCAATATTTGTTTATTCAGCAGATTATTGGAGAGTATCTAATACACAAATTACTATTGATATGACTATCCTTGATGGTTCACCTTTAACTATGGACCTAAGTGCTAATAGAAGACCAGTATTTAAAACAGCATCAGACCTTGGAACGTTTAGACACGACAACGCCTGTGTTATTAAAATTGATGTAGATGATTTTGATCCTTTACAAGCAGATTTAGAATATTCAATTCAATCAGGTGCATTACCTTCTGGATTAAACATTGATCTTAAAACAGGAGAAATATTTGGTACTCTGGCTAAACAAGCCGCAATTGAAACCACTTACACTTTCACTGTAAGAGCAAATAGAGTTGTTAGTACAGGTATTCATGTTTTCACTGATCAAACTTTCACAATGAAAGTTATTGGAGAAATTGATATTGGAATAGCATTCTCAACTCCTACAGTTATTGGAACTTTGAGTGCTGACGTACCAAGCACATTATCAATTGTTGCAGTTGCAGAAAATACAAATAGAGTATTAACTTATGAAGTAACTTCAGGTTCTTTGCCAACTGGAATAACACTTTCTGAACAAGGTAATCTAATTGGAACTATTGATCCGAGTGATTTCTCAGATTCAACAAGAGCATACACGTTTACAGTTTCAGTAAGTGACCAATACCAAGAAGCGGCAACATCAAAAGAATTTACTTTAAACATTGATATACCATATACATCAATTGAATATGGAAGTATGGTTGGACATTCAACATCATTTATTGATCAAAATGTATTTTATAATATTGCACAAGATCCAAACATAAACTCACCTGAGTACATATATCGACCAGAAGATACAAATTTTGGAATGAAATTAAATCCTGAAATGTTAATGATGGCAGGACTAGAAGCACAAACACTACAAACATTCCAAAGACAAATGGAACAAAGTCACGCACCAAAAACTTTATATTTTGGAGAATTAAAAACTGCCATAGCAAAAGAAAGCGGTACTACAAAATACGAAGTTGTTTATATTGAAATGAAAGATGAATTTGTTAATAATAGTGGTACAGCAATTGGCGAATCAGTTACACTAAGAAGTGCAGTTGCAAAACCTATGATAGGTCCAAGAGCATCTACTACTGAAGCAACCACTGACATGAACGAATACGAAATTACTACAAGTGGTGGATTGGCATTTTCAACTTCTGGTTCCAAAGTAAGATATGCAAATCAATTATCGGCAGACTTAGACTTTATGGGAACACTTTATCCAAATGCAGTTGCAAATATGAGAAGCAGAATGAAAAGTTTAGGGCACAAAGAATGGGAACATCTACCTTTATGGATGAAAACAATACAAGCAGACAGCAAAGCACCATTAGGATTTGTATTAGCAGTGCCTATATGTTATTGTAAACCAGGCACATCTGCTCTATTAAAGAAAAGAATTAATGATAAATCGTTAACTTTTAGTAATATTCAATTTATTGTTGACAGATATCAAATTACTAAAAGTAAAATTACACCTGCTAAATTTACAGGTGATGGCTCAACTACTACATTTGAATTAGATGAGATTGTACATGAAGAAGATATTTTAGTTAAAGAAGGAACTAGTACTGTTTACGTAGGAAATGGTGTATCAGCAGATAATAATATTGTTCCAACGTGGCTAACAGCAGACGGCACATTGAGATCAGCAGATCATGAATTTGGTATTGAACTTTCTCATAATACATCAACTGGTAAAACTACAATTACATTTACCAAAGAAGTACCGTCAGACGGCACTATTATTACAGTTGAAAGAGCCAACGATAAATATCTTAAATTTAGGAGCAAAGGAATATTTTAATGGCAAGTAATATAGTACCAGGAAACGTAGATGCAACCTTCCCAAAAGCAGGGCAGGATAATAGTTCTCAAGGTTTTAGAGATAATTTTAATTCAATTCAAAATAATTTTACTGAAGCAAAAACAGAAATTGAAGCATTACAAACAAATAAGGCTAGTTTAGATGGATCAAGTAATTTTGCAGACAACGAAGTTACGAGAGCAACATTTAAAGATACTGCTGAAAAAGTATACGCACATGGTACAACAGGTGGATCAATAACTCTAAATCATGGAAACGGACATTACCAAACAATCACAACAAATGCATCTGTAACATTGTCTTTTACAAATTTACCAGCAACAGGATCACTAGGTAGAATAGTGTTAGATATCACTTGCGCCGATGTAGCACACACATTAACTATTCCAAGTGCTGTAATTGTTGCCGATAACGTAACAGGAGGTGATGGATCGTCTGATACAATTACTTTTCCTGATAACAAAAGATTTTTATATGAATTTTTAACTCCAGATGGTGGCACAACAATACTAATGCACCAAATTGGTAAAGTTTATATCTAATAATTAGGGGGTACTATGTACTTTCATCCATTACAAGAAGAAATTAATAATTTGTCTGACGAGGATATATCAAAAAGAATTAAAGAACTTTCTCGAAAAACGGCTATTGCTAGAAGAGGAAGAAATCCTGAGATGTTAGCAAACTTACAAAAAGCATTACTCACATATCAAGATGCTATTAGACAAAGAAGACTCGAACAATGGCACAAGAATTATAAAAAAGCAAGAGGTGAACCAGATCTCGGTGATTTAATCAACATGGAATAGTAAGTATTGTTGATGTCAAACAGTTTTAGTTGGAAAACAAAATTCAAATCAATCATTATAGTAGATGGAGAATTATTTTCTAACGAGTATAATGTTAAACTTCATATAACTCCACACACAGCAAATTTAAAAGAACAAACAGAATATTTTGAAAGATTAAAAAATCTTTTTGAAATGGTATTTGCAAATACAATTACCACTTGGAGAGAAGAAAAACTTTATCATACATTATCTAAAACTTCAAACAATAGATTTATTGAATTACCAAAGCCGCCATACGATCAAATAATGTCAGCAGTGTGTTTTTGTAAAGCAAATTCAGTATTAGATTCGGTAATCACTGTTAGCAAATTAGAATTAAGCAGTTGGCAAGGCGATGGTATTACATATACAGTTGACAAAGACAGTAAAGAACTGTTATTATTAGATACACCCAATTGGTTTTCAGAAAAATACAACAATTTTGATCCATGGTGGTTAAGGGCAGACACGGCAACATATGACAAAGAACTTGATAAAGGCATATACACAGGACACTTTAGTTGGAAAGCAGAAAAAATACCAGTTGACAAGAAGCACGAGTACCATGCTAAAATATTTGAGTTTAACCCAAAGGTTTTAGATGGTGGCAAAGACAAAAATAAATGAGACAGGTGATTGCATTTTTACAGAACAAGATGCAATAGATATTCTTTATAACAATCCAGATTTTGACATTTCTAAAATATTTTTTGATGATATTCAAAAATATAACGATAGTCTAAATGCAACTGGTTTAGATTTTCCAATGTTAAAGACTATACCACGAAGACCTACACCAGCAGAGTTTGACAAAAGAAATTGTGAACAATGGCATATGCCTGGAAAATATTATAAAATTAATGTGTTACAATGGTTATTAGAAAAGTGTCAAACAGATGAGGAAAAAATACGTGTGCAAAATGAATATGATCTATTTGAAAAGAAAAACTTTATTAGGGTTTTACAGTTTTTAATATATTTTGTAGATACTTTAAGAGAGAATAATGTAGTATGGGGTGTGGGCAGAGGTAGTAGTGTAGCAAGTTTTTGTTTATTTTTAATAGGTGTACATAAAATAAATCCACTACTATACAATTTAGATTACACTGAATTTTTAAGATGATAAGTAAAACATAATAGGAGCATAAAATGGTAGCAAGAGCACCCAGAAAAAGAATGTATAGAACAATGCAAGGTCGTATGATCGACATAGAAAAATTAAGAGGTTCCAACGAAGATGTTAGAGCAGTTGGTAATATGAATGTCAATGCTAGAGGCGATATATTAGGACCGGGTGGATCAATAGCGGCAACTAAAGAAAAAGTTATTGCAAAATACTACGAGCAACCAAGAGGTAAAGTAGACGAAACTCCAGCAAGAGCAAAACCTACTCCACCAAGAAAGGTTCCACCAGCACCACAACCAAAAGCAGTAGAATCAAAACCTGCTCCAAGAACAAGACAAACAAAACCAAAAACTGCACCAGCACCTAAAAAAGGTATTGACGCGGCACTTGACGGAATAGAATAAATCTAATATAATACTTCTATATGGGACAAATAGAAGATCTACAGAATAAAGGTTTTGGATCACACGGTGGTAAACAATACACTGTTGATAACGATATTACTCCACTTAAAAAAAGAGTGCTTGTATCTGATATGCACTTTGGTGAAACAAGATCTAAAGGCGGTATTATACTTGTAGATGACGATGGATCACAATCAGGTATCCATCCTAGATGGGCAAAAGTATATGCTATTGGAAATAAACAAGATGATGTTAAAGTTGGAGAATGGATATTAGTTTCACATGGTAGATGGTCTAGAGCATTCAAAGTTAAAAAAGACGGTGTTGAATTAGAAGTAAGAATGATAGATGAGAATGATATCTTACTTGTATCAGAAACCGAACCAGAGCAAAATAGAAAACAGGCTGGGTATGTCAACACTGGTGGTATGGAGCAGATGACTAAACTACCCGGCAATGACTAAACAAATTTTTAACATAAAAGATTTAAGCCACGACTGGATACCACCACTATCTAATGACAAAAAATTATTAGAAATTAGATTAGATTTTTTTAAAAACTTCAATAACGAAACTTTAAAATACATTACAGCAAATTATCAAGACTTTATTGCAACATTTGAAAAATCAATAAAAGAAAACAAGTCTATGAATATATCAGGTTTAGATCTTTTTAATCAAAAAGACGTTATTATAGGATGCCAACATTTTATAGACGAACTTATAATGACACACGGTATAGACAATATACAACTGTTTGACAAAGGATATAATTATTACAAAAAAATAAATCCAAATATCAAATATGTAACTTTAGATACATTACAATCTAAAAAACCACTTATATTAGAATATCCATTTCCAAAATATCTTGGAGAACACCCTCTTTATAAAGATATAATAAAAAAATGTAACGAACTAGACATAGATGTATATTTAGATTGTGCATGGTTACCTGCGTCTTATGGATTAACTTTAGATTTAGACCAACCATGTATAAAAGGAATGGCTATGAGTTTAAGTAAATGTTTTGGTTTACATTGGAGCAGAATCGGTGTAAGATGGTTAAAAAATAAAACTAAAGATTCAATTGCACATCAGAACGAAAATAGAATGATATCATTTCCTAATTTAATGATAGGACAATATTATTTAGATAGATTACCTATGGACTATCTAATTACAAAATATAAAATAAAACATCATGAAATATGTACAAGTTTAAATCTTAGACCAGGCAATATAATTTTAGCGGCACATTCACAGGATTATAAAAGCATTTACGGTTTAGCAAATTTATTATTAAAAGAAAATGGTTAAAAAATTACATACTTGTTACGTCTGTCATAAAACTTTTTTTAATGGCGTGTATTGGTTTGATTCTTTATACTACAACAATTTTGATAAAAGAATTATAAGACCGTTTTGTGGACCAATATGTTCTAATCGTTATAGAGATACCACAGATGTAAATGATTGGCCAGACAGAGAAAAACCTTTTCCAAAAGGAGATGAATGGAAATTAATACAAGATATAGATTATATAGATTATGAAACGGATTAAAACAAAAAGAACTTTTGTACCAATAGACAAACTTGTAACTATGGCTGAAATGGGTCTAGGTGCAGTGCGTCCTTTAAACAAAGAAAAAAGAAGTTGGATAGCAAAATTAGTTAAAGACGGAATATGGGATCCAATATTAGTTACACCAATTAAAGATTCAGGATATTATTTGCTAACAGATGGTTGGCACAGAGTACAGGCGGCAAAAAAATTAAAACAAAAAGAAATTGAAGCATTGCCAGTACCAGCAGATATTGGTTTAAGCATGGCAAAAGCAAACAAAATACTTCGAGACATAGACCGCGAATATGGTTTTAAACTGAAATGCAGTGATATAATTGGCCAATGGGCCTTTTATAAAGATTGACAAATAACATATATCTGTTACAATTATAATATGCACAAACGTATAGGATTTTGCTGTCAGTGGTATCATCATGATCAGACACTAAAAACAAAACAATTAGAAGAAATACAAAGACCTTTTAACACAAAAGCAACCACAGTTCGTTGGTTAAACGAACACAAAGATCAAGCAGAAGCAAAACTTGATATGGTTGTTAAACACAATATTGAATCACTTAAAAAACTTGTTGCAAAAGTAGGTACACTACCACTAGACCGTAGAATGTGCAGACTAGGATCTCCCGTACTACCTATGGCAACAGAAAAAACTTGGCGTTATTATATAGACTCTCCAGACATTGTACGTTATTGTGAAAAACATTTTGCAGAAGTGGGCGATCTTGCTCGTAAACTAGATGTAAAAATATCTTTCCACCCAGGACAATTTACTGTACTTGCATCTGAGACTCCAGACATTGTAGATCGTAGCATAGATGAATTTGAATATCATGTTAACATGGCACGTTGGATGGGTTTTGGTAAATCATTCCAAGACGGTTGCAAGATTAATGTACACATCTCAGGCAGACAAGGACCAGAAGGTATTATAAAAGTATTACCTAGACTATCACCTGAAGCAAGAAATCTTATTACAATCGAGAACGACGAAATGGGACATGGATTAGATGCAAGTTTAGAACTAGAAAAACATCTTGCACTTGTTATGGACATACACCATCATTGGATACGTGATGAGGAATACATTGAGCCTAATGATGACAGAGTTAAAAGAGTTGTAGACTCGTGGCGTGGTGTTAGACCTACCATGCATTATTCTTATTCTCGAGATGAAGCACTTGCACCTGCACAGTTGGGTAACAAAACACATACAGAAATGCACAACATCAAAGATTTACTAGACAGAGGTTGTAAAAAACAAAAACTTAGAGCACATTCAGACTTATTACCAAACGCAAAGGTAAATGATTGGGCATTGTCGTTCAATGAACAATTTGACATACAAGTAGAAGCCAAATCTAAAAATCTTGCCGCAGAACAATTATATAGACAAAGAGAATCAAATATCATATAATTGCTACACTAACAGGAGACACAAATGAAAATACTTTGTATTTTATACGATGACCCAAAAGGCGGAATGCCTGAGTCTTATCCACTTACGGATTTACCTAAGTTAGAAAAGTATCCAGATGGTATGACATTACCTTCACCTAAAGGCAGAGATTTTAATGCAGGTGAATTGTTAGGTTGTGTATCTGGAGAACTTGGACTTAGAAAGTTCTTAGAAGACGCAGGACATGAACTCGTTGTGACTTCTAGTAAAGATGGTGACGAATGTGAAGCAGACAAACATATTGTTGACGCAGACGTTGTTATTTCTCAACCTTTTTTCCCTTATTATTTGACAAGAGAAAGAATTGAAAAAGCAAAAAACCTAAAAATGGCAATCACGGCAGGTATTGGATCTGATCACGTGGACTTACAAGCGGCTATGGACAACAAAATTGATGTTGTTGAAGTAACTTATTGTAATTCAAGATCAGTTGCAGAACACATTGTTATGATGATTGTTTCTATGGTGAGAGATTATCACAATCAACATAGAATAGTTAACGAAGGTGGTTGGAATATTGCTGACGCAGTACAAAGATCATATGACGTTGAAGGTATGCACATAGGTACAGTTGCGGCTGGACGTATTGGCTTAGATGCTTTGAGAAAAATGAAACCATTTGATGTACATTTACATTACTTTGACAGACACAGACTACCCGAAGCAGTAGAGCAAGAGTTAAATCTTACTTTTCATGAGTCAGTAGAATCTATGGTTAAAGTGTGTGATGTTGTAACAATCAACTGTCCACTACACCCAGAGACAGAAAACTTATTTGATGCAGAAATGATAAGCAAGATGAAAAAAGGTGCTTACATTGTTAATACTGCAAGAGGCAAAATCTGTAATAGAGAAGCCATTGCTGATGCATTAAAAAGTGGACAACTATCTGGCTATGCAGGAGACGTTTGGTTCCCACAACCAGCACCAAATGATCACGTTTGGAGAACAATGCCGAATCATGGTATGACTCCTCACACATCAGGAACATCTTTATCAGCACAGGCAAGGTATGCTGACGGTGTTAGAGAAATATTAGAATGTTTCTTTGACAACGCACCAATTAGAAATCAATATCTAATTGTGCAGAACGGCGAACTTGCAGGTATGGGTGCTCACAGTTACAGTAAAGGTACTGCTACTGGAGGATCTGAAGAGGCGGCGAAGTATAAGAAATAATATGGAACAAAAAGATAAAAAAAAAGAAGTTCCATTATCTGAAAGAATGCACCCGGTTGTTATATTACCAGCATTATTAATTGTTGTGTTTGTATTAATCGGGATTGCATATGCTAAAATGAAGGGTCATTACTAATGAAAGAACTTTGGGTAGAAAAATATAGACCAAACACAGTAAAAGAATATGTGGTTCGTGACGAAACGCAAAAAAAACAAATTGAAACTTGGGTAAAAGAAAAATCAATTCCACATTTATTATTTCATGGATCTCCAGGTACAGGAAAAACTACACTTGCTAAAGTTTTGCTGAATGAATTAGAAGTAAGCAGTTATGATATACTTCATATAAATGCGGCCAGAGAAACAGGTGTTGATGAAGTTAGAGATAAAATTACAAGATTTATACAAATAATGCCATTTGGTGAATTCAAATATGTTTTACTTGATGAAGCAGATTATATGAGTGTAAATGCTCAAGCGGCATTACGTGGAGTTATGGAAGAATATGCCAGTAGTGCAAGATTTATTTTAACTTGTAACTATGTGCATAAAATTATTGAAGCAATAAAAAGCAGATGTCAAGGATTTAAAATGGATACTCTTGACAAAACAGAATACACGGCAAGAGTTGCTGAAATACTAGTTGCTGAAAAAGTTGAAATTGATATTGATACTGTAGATACGTATGTTAGATCATGTTATCCTGATTTAAGAAAATGTATTAATGCAGTACAACAAAACGTAAAAGACAGTAAATTACTTCCACCAGCGGCTGAGGAAAGTATGCAATTAGATTGGATGTCAAAAATGGTTGAACTTTTCAAACAAGGTAAAGTTAATGAAGCAAGAAAACTTGTAGTATCAAAAGCAAATCCTCAAGAGTGTGAAGGCATATACAGATGGTTATACAACAATCTAGATTTAATATCTAAAGACGAGGATCAACAAGACAAAGCAGTTTTAATTATAAAACAAGGACTAGTTGATCATCCTGCTATGGCTGATCCAGAAATAAACTTGGCGGCAACGATGATTAAACTGGCAAGATTATCAAATGGGCAGTAAGCACAACAAAAAAAGATTTCTACTTGTAAAATACAGTATTAACAGTCAAGGAAAATATGACGAACTAGTTGAATTAACTAGAAAGAAAGTTGGTCCAGGTAAAAGAGCAGGAGCAGGAATAGTATTAGACTTGGTAAACAAAACTGTTATTAAATGTGAAATACCAGGAGTTAAGCAAGATCAAATATTATCGTATGAAAAGATATACAACTATTTCTACAATTATTACAAACAATCCATTGATCCGTTCATCAAATAACTTCGCTAAATAATAGCATTATGCATGATGTATTAGATATAATCAGAAATGTACAGTCTTTATACGCCGTAGGCCCTACTTTAACGATTTTAAAGGATTTTGAAAGGGTATTAGACGAGTTAGATGTGTATGTTTTCGCTAATTGGCAAGAAGGTGAACTATTAAGCGGTCCTAATGATTCAAGACATTTTGTTACTTGTTCATTTATGTGGCCTGCTGATAAAATGCCTGATCCATCTGGTGGCAAAAGATTACTAGATAGAGGTTGTAAAGTTACATACCAAAAAGACGAACTATTAAAACCAAGACAAATCAAGTCTCCAGAAGATTACAGACCTGGTACAACTAAAGGTAAAATTGACGCACACGATATTTGGGTAGTAGAGATTAAAATGCCAAAAGAATTAATTGGTAATTTTAAACACGGTAAAGACGAAATAGAAAGTCAAGACGAAGCAGACATGAACACAGGAAATACTTTCAATGCAGATAGTTAAAGAAGGATTAAAAGCCGGAGATTTAGAAGGTGTTGTTTCAAATCGTTTTTCAATTGATCAATACAAATCTAAAATGGGCGAAGACAGGAACATAATGGTTCTTGCTTTTACAGTTGATGGACAAGCACCAGCAAGAGATTTAGAACGTTTTGCAGAAACAGGATATAAAGCAATCATGGACGCAGATGCTACTCCAGGTACAATGGAAGATGGCAAACACAGAGTATTCATAGAGTTTGCTAGAAAGCCAGATGTTATATCACATATAGTTTCTTTTTTAGAAGATTTAAAAAAATTAACTAATCACGAATGTTTTGAATACACATATCATAAAGGACAAAATCCAACAACAGTATCTGATTCAACATTAGCAGAAACGGTTCCAACTACTCCAGAAGCATATGAACAAAGAGTGAGTGAAATTAAAATTGGTGAAGCAAAAAACTTTTTTGACAAATATGATATGTTAGAATGCAAAATGCAAGACAATATTTTAAGTGTTAAAAAATCAGGAACACAACAAGAACTACAATTTGAAATACACAAAGTTGGTAAAACAAACGAAATAATGAAAGAAGCAAAAGCATTTGCCATTGATATGGCATCTGTTGCAGAATGCACACATCTTACCAAATATTTTGGACCATATAATATTACCAAAACTACAGAAAACAAATTCATTTTCAGCAAAGGCGACCAGTCTGCTCTATTAAGTAAAAGCGGATGGTAAGATTAAGCGAAAATTTCAGTTTACAAGAATTTACTAAAAGTCAAACTGCCATAAGACAAGGCATTGATAACACACCCGGCGAAGAACATTTAGCAAACGCAAAAGAATTATTTTCTAATGTTGTACAACCTGTTAGAGATAAATTTGGTGTAACAGTTATTAATTCAGGATATAGAGGTCCTGCACTAAACGAAGCAGTTGGCGGCTCTTCTAAATCACAACATTGTAAAGGACAAGCAGTTGATATTGAATGTCCAGGAACACCAAACTTTGATGTTGCAGATTGGATTGAAGAAAATTTAGATTTCGATCAACTTATATTAGAATTTTATACACCCGGTATACCAGATTCTGGTTGGGTTCATGTCAGTTATAATGCAGAAGGTAATAGAAAATCTGTTCTTACAGCAATGAAAGAGAACGGAAAAACTGTTTATAAGCCTGGCCTTATTCAATAAATACGTACATTATGTTTTCGAGTATTAGACTTATATTCACTGTCCTTATCATCTCCGGTATTGCTGGAGGAGGTATGTATGTGATGAAACTGAGGGCAGACAACGCCACTTTAAAAGCAAACCAAATACAATTAGAAACTGCTATTACTGAACAAAACAAAGTGCTTGAACAACAGAAAAAAGACTTTAATGCAATCTTAGAAAGCAACAAAAAATTAAACGTTTTAATAAACACATTCAAAAAAGATCTACAGGAGTTAGATAAAAGGTTTACAAAGAAAAATAGAGACATTGGCAAACTAGCAATCGAAAGAACAAAAGCCATTGAAAGAATTATTAACAAAGGTTCAGCCAATGCGGCAAGATGTGTTGAATTGGCATCAGGTGCCGAACACACAGAGAAAGAACTAAAAGCAACTTTAAAATCGGAGATAAACCCGGAATGCCCGAGTTTAGCAAACCCAAACTATGTACCATATCAATAAAATATTTGCAATAGCATTAATTGTATTTCTTACTGGTTGTTCTATAGGTGGAGAAAAGAAAATTAAAATATTCTCAATTGAAAAACCTCGAGAAAAACTTGATTATCCAATGCCAACAGCATTAGAGTTAGAAGAACTTAAATGGATCATTATTACAAGTAAGAACGCAGACGAAGTGTTTGCAAAACTAGAAGCGGCAGGTATAGATCCTGTGCTGTTTGGAATAACAGACAAGGACTATCAAGTACTTGCTAGAAATTTTGCTCAGATAAGACAGAAGTTACAAGAGACAAACAACCTTTTGGAAGAATACAAAAAATATTACGAAGGCACTGACACTGATAAGAAAAACGAGCAAGAATAATGTGGACTTATAGGGCAAAAGTAGTAAGAGTAATAGACGGCGATACAGTTGATGTTGACATTGACTTAGGTTTTGGTATATGGCAAAAAAATGAACGTGTAAGAATTATGGGCATTGACACTCCAGAATCTAGAACAAGAGATAAGATAGAAAAGAAATTTGGACTGGCCGCAAAAGCAAAATTAAAATCATTGCTAGGAAAAACTACTGTACTAAAAACTACTATCAATAAAAAAGGTATTGATATGAAAGGTAAGTTTGGAAGAGTACTTGGTGACTTCTTACAAAATGATAAATCTGTAGCAAAAATAATGTGTGAAACAGGACACGCAGTAGCCTACTTTGGTGGTGCAAAAGCGGATGTACAAAAACAACACATGAAAAATAGACAAAAACTTGTTAAACAAGGTGTTGTCAAAGGTGCAATTCAATAAATACGTACATATTAATAAAGGAACAAAAGTATGATAGATTTAATAATAACACTTGCAATGAAATTTTGGCAATGGACTATATTAATTGCAGTTGTATTAATTGGTTGGCTAATCAATATATTAGACAAAAGAAGAGAAAATAAATTAAAATTTTCATATACTGAACTGCCATCAATGCAGGCACTTAAAATACCCACTAAAGGAAAAGGGTTTTGGGGTGGTATAATCTGTTGGCTTTTAGCAACAAGAAATTGGAAAGTAACAAAAGATTTTCATTACGCAATAGATGGAACTGATTATGTAATACCAGCAGGATTCCAATTTGATGGTGCAAGTATTCCAAAATTTTTAAGAACTTTTTTCTCTCCAGTTGGGGTATTATTAATTGGCGGACTTATTCATGACTATGCATACAAATACAAAACTCTTTTAGAAAAAAACAAAAAGAAAACAATGGGTGAGTTAACACAAAAAAGAGCAGACGAGATATTCAGAGATATTAATATCAACGTAAATGGTTTTTATTCTATGAACTATCTTGCATACTGGTCATTAAGATTAGGTGGCTTTGTTGCATGGAACGGACACAGAAAAAGAAACAACAAAATTCCGGAGTTAAAATAATGGCTGATTTAAATGAAGATATGCTAGTATCAAAAGATAAAATTAAAGTTAAAAGAACAACTGAAGAATACGAATTAAAGAAAAGTGATCTTGTTCCTGATACCGGAGATGAAGCACCTACTTGGTATAACAAAACAGCAGGGATAATGGACAAGTTTAGAATAATTCCTAGACTGGTAATGTTGGCCTACATCTTTGCTTTTTATACTTCAGTAAAATGGTTCATGGGTCTAGAAGATCCAACGAATGCTCAGGCTATGTTTATATCAACAATAGTTGGTGCTGGTGCGGCCTTCTTTGGTTTATACGTTGGTAAGCCAGGTGCTAATATACCAAAAGGTAAAAAATAGTTACCAAACATTGACATTCTGTCAATCTATTATATAATATAATAAATGAAGAATTATTACGATGTCCTAGGTGTATCTGAAAATGCATCAAATGATCAAATTAAAAAAGCATTTAAAAGTATTGCTAAAAAAGAACATCCAGATCGTGGTGGTAATGAAAAGATATTCAAAGAAGCCAACGAAGCATACGATACATTAAAAGACACAAAGAAAAGACACGAATACGATACTGTAAGAAAATACGGCGAAGGTATGGGTGGACAAGGAAGGAATTTTCATTTTCGTTCTGGTGATGGATTTGGCGAAGATATATTTGAGAACTTCTTTTCAGGATTTGACTTTGGTCCTGGTGTACGAACAACATTTCGATCTAGAAGACAAGGAAATAAAAGTGTTAATGTAAGAATGGCTATATCAATCAAAGAAGCCATGAATCATAATGAAAAAACAATTAATTATAAATTGCCTTCTGGTAAAGAAGAATTTGCTACTGTAAAAATACCTGCAGGTGTGCAACACGGTGTTACTTTTAAATTTAAAGGTATGGGCGACGATTCTATAAGAAATGTACCACGTGGTGATTTATTAGTACAGATGAGTGTATTAGATTCTGATGGTTATACAAGACAAGGAAACGATTTATATACTGAAAGAACTATTGATTGTTTTAAAGCAATACGTGGCTGTGAATTAAAAATAAGAACATTAACAGACACTATTATAAAAGTAAAAGTTCCTGCAGGTACACAACCAGGTACATTAGTAAGTTGCAAGGGACAAGGTATGCCTGTTCATAAGACATTAAATATTAGAGGGAATCTTTATGTAAAAGTTATGGTATTAATTCCGCAACTTTCAAATAATGATTTAAAAAAAATAAAAGATCTATGATTGAAATATACACATATCCATATAAAACATTAGAAACAGTCAGCACTCCTTTTGATTTTGAAAAGGATAAAATTCCTCACTACGACGATTTAGAAAAATTTGAAAGGGAAATGGCTAGTGCAATGAAGAGTGCTAACGGTTTGGGACTGGCGGCAAATCAGATCGGTATAACCAAAAGATTTTTTGCAATAGGTCACGAGTCATTTGACAGATTTAAAAATCCTGTTATAATATGGAATCCAGTGATTAAAACACAAAGCGAAGAAAAAGTTTTAGACCTGGAAGGGTGTTTAAGTTTTCCAGGCATCTTTGTTAAAGTAGAAAGACCAAAAATTATAGAAGTAGAATATGACACAACAAAAGGAACCAAAGAAACAGCAAGACTTGATCAAATGGAATCCAAGTGTTTCCAGCATGAACTTGATCACTTGGAAGGTATTACTTTTAATACTAGAGTTAGTAAATTACGATGGGACATGGCAAAAAAGAAAGCAATAAAAAAGTAAAAGTATGGAAGATATTAAACGGAACATACAAAGCAAGAAAGAAGCCAATTGGCAAGGAAGATGTGGAGTTGCTAGTAGCGGCGATACAACAAGAATGCTATTGGGACGACAGAGATTCAGAAACGTTCGATGCAATAAATTCGGGCAAAATAGATTGGAGTGGAGATGTTAGAAGCAAACGAAAGCCTAGAAAACATATTCGAAAACGCAGTTAGCGAAGCAGAAAAAAGAAAACACGAGTACGTTACAATAGAACACGTTTTACTTTCATTAATTAAAGACAAGATGATTGGTGCTACACTAGTTGATTTTAAAATTAATGTTGGTATGTTAATTAAAGATGTTGAAGATTATTTAGATACAAAATGTAATGATATAGTTGCAAGTGGTAAAGATAAAGTTGTTCCTAGAAAAACTGCATCTTTAGAAAGATTAATGAATAGAGCATTTACTCAAGCACTATTTCAAGGTAGACAAGACGTAAGTGCTATTGATATATTAATCAGTATATTTTCTGAAAAGAAAAGTTATGCGGCATTTTTCTTAAAAAAATACAATGTAAACAAACAAGATTTAATAGATCTTGTTTCTACTGAAACTATACTTGATGAAGGCATGGCAGGATTAGCACCTATAGGTGGCCAACCACAATCAGAACAAAAACTAAGACCTAACCAAGCAGATAGAATATTAAGAAGTTATTGTGAAAATTTAAATCAAAAATATTTTGATAAAAAAATTGATCCTGTTATAGGCAGAGATGAAGAAACAAACGAATTAAAACAGATACTTGCAAGAAGAAACAAGAACAATGTATTAATAGTAGGCGATCCAGGTGTTGGTAAGACAGCAGTTGTGGAAGGACTTGCTAGAAGAATTGCAAAAAACAAAGAAGATGTACCAGAATACATTAGAGATCATATTGTTTGGAGTTTAGATGTAAATGCCTTAATTGCTGGATCTAAATTTAGAGGTGATTTTGAAGAAAGATTAAAACTAATTGTAAATGCATTAGACCAAAAAGGCAAATCAATATTGTTTATTGACGAAGCACACATGATGGTTGGTGCTGGTGCTACTGGTGGTGGTAACAGTATGGATATGGCAAACATGATTAAACCTGCACTACTAAAAGGTACAATTAAAGTTATTGCTTCAACTACTTGGGAAGAATACAGAAAATTCTTTGAAAAAGACAGAGCATTAATGAGAAGATTTCAAAGGCTCCAGATTGGAGAACCTACTAAAGAAACTGCAACAAAAATACTAAAAGGTGTAAAACAATACTATGAGAAGTTTCATAAGTGTACAATTACAGATGAGGCTTGTGAAGATGCAGTAGAATATTCAGCGAAGTTTATAGCAGATAAAAAATTACCTGACAAAGCAATTGATGTTATGGACGTTGCCTGTGCAAGATTAAGATTAAATGCAGTTAAAGATGGTAAAATAGATCATGAAGAAATTATACATGAAATTTCTAAAATGACTGGAATATCAATTGAACAATTATCTCAAAAACAAGCAAGTAATTTAAAAACATTAGAAGAGAAAATGAAATTACAAGTGTTTGGGCAAGACAAAGCAATTAACACTATTGTAGATAAAATATTAGTTGCAAGAGCAGGATTGAAATCATTAAACAAACCTGTTGGATCATTTTTATTTTTAGGACCTACTGGTTGTGGTAAAACTGAAACTGCAAGACAATTAGCAAAAACTTTAGGTGTTGAACTGTTAAGATTTGATATGTCAGAGTATCAAGAAAAACATTCTATTGCAAAATTAATAGGATCACCTCCGGGTTATGTAGGATTTGAAGATACTACAATGGGTGGTGGTATGTTTATAAACGAAGTAGAAAAAAATCCACACGCAGTTGTACTATTTGATGAAGTAGAAAAAGCACATCGTGATGTATCTAATATGTTGCTACAAGTTATGGACTATGGTACAGTAACAGGATCTAACGGTAAAAAAGCAGACTGTAGAAACATTACACTTATTATGACTTCTAATTTAGGTGCAGAAGCAATGGAAAGAAATAATATTGGTTTTGGATCACACGAAAGAATAGGCGAAGACGATGCCGCAATGAAAAAGTTTTTCCCACCAGAATTTAGAAATAGACTAGATGCAACAATTAAATTTGACAAACTAGGCAAAGACACAATGAAATCTATTGTTAAGAAATTCTTATTAGAATTAAACACAATGACAGTAGAGAAAAATGTTGAAGTTAATGCTACTGACGAAGCAATTGAATGGTTAATTAAAAAAGGATTTGATGCTAAATTAGGAGCAAGACCGTTACAAAGAGTAATTGACGACGAAATTAAAAAGCCATTATCTAAAATGATACTGTTTGGAGAACTAACAGAAGGTGGTATGGTTGAAGTAGGGTTATCAGATGATACTGTACCAAAACTTACTGTAGAATTTAAAGCGAAAAAAATTATTGAACCTGTAAAAGAAAAAGATGCGAAAACATCATAATAAACTTTACTACGGCAAGTACCGTTTTAAAAACGTCTTTAAAATGCCATGGGCAGGTATTTTATATCCAACCACAGATCAAAAACTCTTAGAAATGATACAAGGCAAAGATAAAAGTGTAAGGTACCTTAATACAACATGGTATAAATCATCACCTTCTGTAATTAAACTGGCAAAGTTTATCCTAGAGCATAGAACAAAAATGAAATTTAGATTACAACAAAAATATGCAATTTTTTACTCTGATAAAAATTTATCAGAATTATTAATAGAAACATTTTGGGATGATTGGTACAATTCTGAAACTGTAGATCCTAAATTTAACAAATTAGGAAAAAATACAGTAGGTTGTCATAGATTGCCACACGGTAGATTCCAATATCAAGTGCATTTTAAAAAAGATGTGCATCAGCAGATATCACAACAAGAAAGAGAAAGTCTTTGGGCATATTTGGAAAGAAACGAGAATGATTGTTTAGTATCAAACAAATATGTATTAGATTATCTAATAGGAAAGTATCCACACTGCTATCACGGATACTTTTATGTCAGTGAACAAAAAATGCTAACTCCTATCTATATGTTGGCACAAAAAGGAATAGACAAAGTTATAAAATTTGTAAAGGTAAAAAATGCAGGCAATAAAAAAGTTAAAAGAACATAAAATATTTGGCGAAGACACAATAGTTGAAAGTGTTGTACAAAAAAGTCTATGGGGGTCTCCAGTTCCAAAAAAATGTTTTTTTAGGGTTAAAAAAATTGATAAAGAATACTGTATCTGTGAAGAAGTAGGTGAAGCAGATGGCAAAGCACACAAGATAAAATACGTCAATATACTAACAATAGATGGACAAGAACCAAACGAATTGGCCGCTGTATATGGTTTAGGACCAAAAACTGCAAGATTCAAGAGACGTAAGACTGAATAAATAACTGCAAATGGCACAGACAAGTACAACAATAATAGCATCAAAATCGCACAAAGCAGATGTAACTGGTACAGATATCAGTTTTACTGCTACAAGCGGTATATATAAAATTACATCTACAAGCACTGCATTAAACAATTTTGCAGTTAAAGATTTAATTACAGTTACAGGAACTACAAATAACAATTCTACATTTACGGTAAAAACTGTAACAGATGCAAATGAACTAATTGTTGAAGAAATTGTTACGGCAGAAACAGCCGATGGTTCTACAACATATACATTAGATCATACAGGGTTTGTAAGCGAACAAGAAAAAGGTGATGGATACTACTCACATCCAGATGGTGTACACACAGTGGCTTATAAAGTTAATACTACATTGACAGGATCAATAAAAATGCAAGGAACACTTGCAACAACACCCACAGAAGATGATTGGTTTGATATATCAGGAACTACATTTACAACAGATCAAAGCACAACAATATCTAGTGCAAACTTTACTGGTAATTTTGTTTGGGTTAGAGCAAAAGCAACATCTGTTACTGCCGGTACTATTACCAATATCCAACTGAATAATTAACATCAAGTTTTTAAAAAAAATCGCAGTTTTGCTAGGTCTTAGCAAGACCAACTTAGGTTGACATTTACCAGTTCTATGTTATACTGTACATATGAACGACAAAGATCTAGAACAGATACAAACTGTAGATGTTAACATTACAGCGGAATCAGTAGATGCCCACGTAATTTGCCTGAGAGCAAACGGATACAAAGTTCTCAAAAAATCATCAGCATACACACATTATCTAATGTACTTTTTATTAGGTGGATTAATTGTAGGAAGTATGTTGCAATGAGTAAATTAAGGAACTTATTACTTTCTGGTGCAATGGCAACTACTCTTACTGCTTGTGGTGGCGGTGGTAGTGGTGCAGGTGGAGCCATACAAGAGTTTGTTGAAGACGATTTATCAAATTTAGTAGGTAGTGAATCTATTATCAGTTCGTATTCAAATTTATTAAGTGGATTTAATTCTACAATATCAAGTGGTAATTTTGCAAGTTTATCTTCAGTAATGACAGATCCAGATGAAGCAGATATATCAAAAGCAAATACACTACTTACAATGTTAGACCAAGCAGAAGCACTTTGGTTACAAACACAAACACTTATAGAGTCTCAAGATGCAGATACAAAGTTATCCATATACAATAGTGATGATTATAAAAATGCTCATGCGGCATTATTGTATTTGAAGAATCATGTTAAACCGGTTATACAAAAAGTATCACAAGGACAAAAACTAACATTAACAGAATTTAACAAAGTTGCAAGTGATAAAAAAGCACAAGATCTTATTAAAGAAGAAAAAAGCAACACAGTAGATCCTTTTGTAAACGATAAAAAAACTAAAATAGAAAAAGAGAAAAAAGAAGCAAAAGAGAAGAAAGAAGCAGAAGAGAAGAAAAAACAAGAAGAGAGTAAAGAAGAGGAAAGTAAAGAAGAGGAAAGTAAAGAAGAGGAAAGTAAAGAAGAGGAAAAACAGGAAGAAAAGAAAGAGGAGTCTAAAGAAGAAGAGAAAAAAGAAGAATCTAAAGAAGAAGAGAAAAAAGAAGAATCTAAAGAAGAAAAAGAAGATCCATGGAAAGGTGTTGAAGATAAAAAGAAATATGTTGGAAATACAACTCCTAATTTTAATTCAGATAAAACCACATACGAAACAAATGAATATCATGGACACAACGAAGGATTTAAAGAATTCAAACAAATTAATGTTAGTTCTGCATACGCAAAAGGCTGGACAGGTAAAGGTTCTATAGTTGCAGTTGCAGATACAGGTTATGATAAAGACCATAAAGAATTTGATGGGCAAATTCATTCTACAATAGATAAAACAAATACAGGTATAGATGATACTGGATTCCAATCAGGATCTAACACATTCTATCACGGTAGTCACGTTTTAGGAACAATAATTGCTAAAAAAGACGGAGATGGTATGCACGGTATTGCTTTTGATTCTAAAGCAATCGTAATTAAGATTGGAAATGGAAGATCAGTTGATACTGCTTTAGCGGCAGACGGTTTTGTAGAAGCGGCAAATAATGGTGCAGTTGTAGGTAATCTTTCTGCAAACAGTAATTACGATATTGCCTTTAGAAAAGATACTAAAGCATTAGGTGATGGAACATACTATTATGACGGTGATAGAGATATAGATTACACTAAAAATAAATTTTATAACGAACAAACAACAGATATATGGAAAGCAGTTACAGACAAAGGCATGATTATAGTAAACTCTGCAGGTAACCAAGGATTTTCAGTAGCGGCAAACCCAGGTTTCTTTGCAACAGTTGTTGATGAAAATGGCAATCTAATATTAGGTGGTAAGATGTTAATTGTTGGTGGTGTTGATCAAAACAATAACCTTTATAGTTGGTCCAACCAAGCAGGCCACTTATGCATGAATATTGTGGATAATAAATGCAATGACAAATACAAAGTTTCAGACTTTTATGTATTGGCTCCAGGTGCTACATATTCAACTAACGGTGACGGAGGATATCAAGTGTTGTACGGTACGTCAATGGCGGCACCTATTGTTACAGGTCAAATTGCAATACTACATCAAATGTGGCCACACATGACAGGAGAGAATCTAGTTAAACTTGTAACGTCTACTGCAAACAAAGAAGTTATAAGCGGATATGATGTCAATGTACACGGACAAGGTGTTGTTGATTTTGATAAGGCAACAGAACCACAAGGTGTGTTAGTAATTCCTGTAGATGGAAGAGCAGATGGTAATACAAGTAGTATCAGTAACTCTTATGCTTCTGGTAGTAGTTCTTCAATAGCAAATTTATCTAATGTAAAAATTATGGTTCTAGATGACTTTGATAGAGACTATTACATTAACTTAGGTTCGAATGTTGTTATTCAAGATAAAAGAAAAAATTCAGATATAAACGCAATGATGCATGGGTATTCTTATCTACCATTTAATAATTCTTATGGATCATTTGCACAAGGTGGAGAATATGATTTAGGATATATGAACTTTGGAATATTTACTGGTCAGGGCGGAAATGGTGACTATTCAGCAAACATAGGTAAAACATTTTGGATAGGTAATAATTTTGGATTAAGAACTACTGTAGGACAATTAAACGAACAAGATAGTTGGTTAGGTAATTATTCAAATGGAATATTAGCAGTAGGTGATAACAACACAACAAATTATGGACAACTTGGTGTAAGTTATCAAATAGGAAATAATGTTTTAAGTTTTGATTATTCAAAAGGATTTTCAAATATTAATACTACTAATAATAGTTTGATAAAAGGATTTAATAACGTTGAAACAGAATCTTACAAATTGGCGTATGAAATACACAAAGATACGCACAATACTTTCGGTTGGTCGTTCTCACTTCCAAATCATATATCATCGGGTTCGATGGATTTGGAAGTAGCCGAAAGTGTTAATTTAGATGGAACAATAAATTATACAAATATTAATTCAGATTTATCTCAAACATACAAAGAAAAAAATATTGGCTTCTTTTATACACACACATCAAAAGACGATATGGATGCATCGTTTAATTTTAGTATAGAACACAGACAAGATATTGCTGGTGTTGATGGCAATGACGGTATAGCAGTTGGATTTAATTATGTTAAAAAACTTGCTTTATCTTGTGGTATTCCAGATACAGGAATAAAATTTTTAGATAAGAAATTAAGTTTTGCTAAAAATAAAAATTGTTTAGATGATAATGGCAAAATGAAAAAGAACTTGTACAACATTAACGTAGATCAAGTAACTAAACACGGTTTAGTTTATGATATGAAAACAGATATGTTTATACCTTTAAAGGACCAAAAATAATGGAACAAATAGAAATCACTTGCACAAACAACGGTAAAACTAAAACTGCAGAAGTGCTTCAACAACACGACAAATATATGAAAGTGGTTGTAGAAGGTACTCAAATTGCTATTGAGATGTTCCGACAGGACGTAAATAAACCGTATATAGGACATACTGCAGGATTAGAATTTACATGGCAACAGAAAAACTAAAATTTAAAATAGAATTATTTGCAACACATTGGAATAAGATACCAACAGTTGAAATTTTAATTAATAACGATTCTAAATTTTCAGCAGAAATATCAGAAACAGAAGATAAACCAAAATTAATTGAGTTTGAACACGAATTTGAAGAAGAAAAAAGTTACAATTTAGTTTTGAAACGTGGTGGAAAAACAAATAACCAAACTATTGTTAACGAAAAAGGTGACATTTTAAAAGACCAATTACTACATATCAAATCAATAGAAATTGATGAAATTGATATTGGTGGTTTGGTGTTTGAAGGTGTTTATGAACCATCATATCCAGAACCATGGGCAACACAACAAAAAGAAGCAGGTACTGAACTACCAAAAACACTTAAAAATGTTACTCAAATGGGCCATAACGGCACATGGACATTTACATTTACATCACCATTTTATATGTGGCTTTTAGAGAATCTATACTAATAAATATGCTTATATGAGAGCATCTGAATTTTTAAATGAAGCAATGGACAGTGACGCAGTAAACGAACTAGACTCGTTTATAATGAACGACGAAGATTTATATCGTAGACGTTTTATGCCCATTATAACAAATATTAAAAGAAAAATGAAACGTAATGTGTACGACCATGAAAAAGTAATTAAATTATGGATGTACTTGGTTGATGATGCCGCAAGAAAATACGTACAAGAGTTTGGCACACAAGGACAAGATGTTAGTGATATGTTTCCAAAAGAAACAAGATTAAAAGTTGCTCAAGTTATAGCAGACAGAGAAAAAGAAAATATAGAACAAGGCGAATACGATGTTACTCAAGGAATTGTTTCTTAGAGAGGACGATCGAGCAACAGCCGTTTTTGCATTTGGCCGATTTAATCCTCCCACAATAGGACACCAAAAGTTAATAGAAACTGTTTTATCTACGGCAGAAAAAGCCAACGGTAAAGCATATCTTTTTTTATCACACAAACAGAATAACAAAACTGATCCATTAACGTTTCAAGAGAAACAAGCATATGTTCAGCAATTTTATCCAAAACTAGCAGTAGGTGATCCAACTGCAAACACAATTATAAAAGCACTACAAGTAATTCAAGCACAAGGTAGAACAAGACTTATTATGGTTGCTGGTTCAGATAGAGTTGGCGAGTTTGAAAAATTACTAAATCAATACAATGGTAAACCTGACAAGCAAGGAAACGATCTTTATAACTTTGATGATATTAAAGTAGTAAATGCTGGACAAAGAGATCCAGACGAAGAAGGTGTTGCAGGAGCATCAGCATCAAAGGCAAGAGATTTAGCACTTAAAGGACAATGGCATGAATTTTCCAAAATTGCTATGGGCGGTGACCAAAGTGAATTAATTTACAATAAGATACAAGACGCTCTTGGAGTAGAGGTTGCAGAAAACAACAAAAAGTTGTATAATGAAGATATGACAGATGGTAAACCAACCGTCTATTTAGATATGGATGGTGTCTTGGCTGACTTCTTTGGCGGTGTAGAAAAAATGTATGGTGTAGAACACTGGAAACAATTAACGTCAGACAAAACAAAAGATTTAAAAAAAGAAGTTATTGATAGAATAACAGGCACAGATTTTTTTGCAACACTACCTATATTTGGTAGTGCAGGCGAATTAATATCAATGGTTAAAGAATTCACAGGTGGAAAATTTTCAATTAACACTTCACCGTTGAGAGGTGATCACGAAAACTCAGCAAAATACAAAAAACTGTGGATACAAAACAACATTGAACAACCAGATGAAATAATTGTAACTGGACGTAAAGAAAGTTATGCAAAAGACAAAGCATCTGGCACACCAAACATACTAATTGACGACAGACCAGTTAATATACAACGTTGGCAAGGCGCAGGAGGCTATGGAATTTTATACCAGGCTAACCGAGATCCATTAAGTAAAGTAAAGCAAGGCCTTGACAACTATGGAAAACAAACCAAATAAACATTTCTGTATACAACCATTTGTAAACGTTACGACACGTGTTGATGGACAAAATAATGTTTGTTGTAATATCCTAAAAAGAAACAGTAACATAAAATCAGAATCACAAAAAGAGTTTTTTCAATCAGCATACGTAAAAAATTTAAGAAATAAAATGTTAAATGGTGAAAAAATAGACGACTGTCGTGTGTGTTATTATCAAGAAGCAAAAACAGGTGAAAGTCATAGAAAACAATATAACCAATATTATTATATAAAAAACGATCAAGATATTGAATATTATCCACAAATACTTAAAAGTCTAAAACTTGATAAACCATCAGATCCATTATATGTTGAAGTTCATATTAGCAATTTGTGTAACTTAAAATGCCTGACTTGTAATGAACGTGATAGCAGTCAATATCATTCTGAGAACAAAATGTTAGGTATAAGTGAAAATCCTCAAATTGATTATACAAAGTTTGTAGTACACAGTGCAAAAGCAGTTGAATCTATTTTGTCAAAAAATCTTTTATTTTTAGATATAAGAGGTGGGGAAACATTGTTGGTTCCTGAAATTAAAAAAATATTAAAACAAACTGATGAGAAGTTAACAAAAAAAATAACTTTAAAAATTCAAACAAATGGAACAATTTTACCAGACCAAGATTGGTTAGATATATTTAGAAAGTTTAAAAACACAAAATTAACTATCAGTATAGATGCATACAACACAGACAATGAATATGTTAGATTTCCTAGCCAATGGAGCAAAATATTAGATACATTTGAAGTATTAAAAAAAGAAAAAATAAAATTTACTATTAATACAGTTGTAAGCAATATCAACGTAATGGTAATAGACAAATTATTGAATTGGATATCACAAAACAATTATTTAAATTATCTTTATATTCTGAGAAGTCCTGATTATTTTCAACCCACAAACTTACCACAAGATTTATTAGATGAAGCAACACAAAGATTAGAAAAAGTTAAAAATTTACCTTTTGCAAATGCTAACACTAACAAAACAATTGACAAATTGATTGTTATGTGTAAAAATAAAAAAGACACGACAAATTGGAAAGAATTTGTAAGTGAAATTAATAGAAGAGATAAACATAGGAAAAATACGATAAGTAGTATTATGCCAGAAATAAAGGAATATTTAAATGCCTAAATTCAGCGGGATCAATAGAGCCTACGCATCAGGTGACATAGAAAAAACACCACAAGAAAAACAAAGAGAGTTAGATAAAAAAATGCAAGAGTTTTTAGCCAAAGGCGGCAAAGTAGAAAAATTAAAAGATCATAAGCCTACCAAAGAACAATTACGATCATGGAAGATTTAGAACGTTTAAAAAAATTAGCAGGCATAGATAATTTACCAAAAGAAGATTCTATGGGAGAAAACCTTTCTATTCATGGAACAAAAAAAGCAGAATATCAAAGAAAACATAATATCCGTCCTGGCACAGATGAATGGTTTAAACTGTGGTTCGCAAAACCTAAACTAACAGGTGAAAACCCAATGCCAAAATCTAAATAAATACTCGCATATGCGAGATCTCATCGATAAAATTAACTATATTGAATCAAGTTGTCCTAGGACAAAAGCATCTGAGTGTGCCTGTGAATCTGTTAATAAACTAACAGAAGCAGAAGAAACTGTTATAGCACAGTGCGACTTAATGCATTCTGATACAGTAAAAGGCACTATATTATTCATGCAAAAACCTGGCACAAAAACTCTAATCAAAGGACGTGTAACAGGATTAACCAAAGGCGATCACGGATTTCACATACACGAATTTGGTGACATGAGCAAAGGTTGTGAATCTATGGGTGCTCATTATAATCCGGACAATGTTGACCACGGAGGAATAGACGATGGACACGTGGGAGATTTAGGCAATATAAATGCAGGTGATGATGGTGTTGCTGAATTTACAATTAAAGCACACAGAGTTGATTTAATTGGCGACAGATCAGTTGTAGGCAGAGGTATTGTTGTACACGCAAAACAAGACGATTTAGGGCAGGGTACTGACGCAGAAAGTTTAAAAACCGGTAATGCAGGCGATAGATTAGCCTGTGGAGTAATTACTTTAAGAAGCGAGGATACAAAATAAATACGTAAAAGGAATACATTATGAAAATAAACGAAATAGTTAATAAAATATCCAATGAAATAACATTAAAAGATAATCAAGATTTTCACGAAGAATATGGATTCCTTGCTTATAGTATTGACGAAAAAGATTTATTTGAAGCAGAATATCAAGGAAGAAAAGTTCCACTTAACAAACCTATGAGAGGTGATGTTAAAAAATTTAAAGTTTATGTGAAAGATCCTAAAACAGGCAACGTTAAAAAAGTTAATTTTGGACATGGCGGTACATCAGCAAAAAGAAAAACTATGAGAATTAGAAAGTCTAATCCAAAAGCAAGAAAAAGTTTTAGAGCACGTCACAACTGTGCAAACCCAGGACCAAAAACAAAAGCAAGATATTGGTCATGCAGAAAGTGGTAACACATGAAGATAAACGAAGTAACAGGAATTACAGAAGAAGAATTCGAGAAACTAGCAGAAAAGAAAGATGCCTGCTATCACAAAGTAAAATCAAGATATAAAGTTTGGCCTTCGGCATATGCTTCAGGAGCCTTGGTGCAGTGTCGTAAAAAAGGTGCCAAGAACTGGGGTAATAAGTCGAAGAAATGAAATTTTTAATTTGCAACGGTAGTTTAACACCGGACACAGAATCAAATACATTTACACTATGCCAAATGGTTCAAGTGGCATTTCAAAAATTAGGCCACGAGTGTGAAGTTGTTACAATCAGAGATTTAGATTATGAAGGTTCAATAAAAGATATTGACGATGGACTACGTCCTGTAATTGGTAAAATGTTTGATATGGATGGTGTTATATTTGCTACACCTATTTGGTGGGGCGGACATTCATGTCACATACAAGCAATAATTGAAAGAATGGATTTTATTGATGAGTGGAGTATTGTAAACAAATACAAACCAATGTATGGCAAAGTGTTTGGAGATATAGTATCAGGTTCTGGAGATGGATTTCAACACATACACGGAAACTGTTATAACTTTGCAACTATGTTAGGATTTACTGTGCCACCAAGTTGTAATATTGAATCAGCCGCACAGGGTAGAAACGAAATATTAAAAGATGCAGAAACTATTGGAATGGTTAAAACATTCGTTACTAATATGAGTGTATGGGCAGAAGCATTACAAAACGTAGGCAAACAAGCAAGACATCATTTAAATGAAAACTTTGCAGATGGAAAAGTTAAAGGTAAAAGTCGTCCAGGCAGAGTAAAACGATCAGGTGCAAGTTGTAAAGGATCTGTGTCATCATTAAGAGCAAAAGCAAAAAAAGCCGGTGGCGAAAAAGGAAAAATGTATCACTGGTGTGCAAACATGAAATCAGGAAAGAAAAAGAAATGAAGATATACGAAATAACAGAAGGCACACGTTGTTGGAAAGGTTACGAAAAGAAGGGCATGAAAACCATGTTCGGCAAAAGAGTACCTAACTGTGTTAAACGAGAAGATATAGATATTTGTGTAAACTGTGGCAATTTAGTTTTTAATGAATCATTAAATGAAAATCTTAAAAAATGGTTCAAAGACAAATGGGTTCGTTTTGGTCCAGACGGAAAAATTAGAGGTGACTGTGCAAGAGGTTCAAGTAAAGAAGGTAAACCTAAATGTTTACCAAGAAGCAAAGCACACGCACTAGGTAAAAAAGGCAGAAAATCTGCCGCGGCAAGGAAACGTAGAAAAGATCCAAATCCAAATAGACGTGGCAAAGCCAAAAATGTTAAAACAAAAAAATGAGAGTATACGAAGTAGCAAAATTAGATCCAGAAGAACAATACTGGCAAAATCCAAACCCAGATACTATGTGGGTTACAGACAAATTAATTCTAGCAAGTAAAATGGGTTACAAGTGTGGACCTGCAGGTATAGATGTACCTGAGTCCGGAAACTACTGTGTACGTCCTGTTGTTAATGCATACGGATTAGGTATTGGTGCAAAAAAAATGTTTATTGAACAAACTACAACACATATACCTCCAGGATTTTTTTGGTGTGAATGGTTTGATGGCAGACATTTATCTGTAGATTATAAAAAAGGCGAACAAACTTTATGCGTTGAAGGATTTAAAAAAGAAGATACATTTACTAAATGGGACCGATGGGTACGAACTGTAGACACAGTAGATATGCCAGACGTAATAAAAGAAGTAGTAGGAGAACATGACGTTGTTAATTGCGAATACATTGGTGGTAAACTAATTGAAGTGCATTTAAGACACAATCCAGACTTTGAAGGAGGTGTAACTGAATTTATACCTGTATGGGAAGGCGAAGATACCACTGCACCAACTGGATTCAAATATCGAGAGTATCCAGATGTACATGGAAGAATTGGAGCATTTGTAAGGTGAAAATAAATGAAATTATAACAGACTGGATAGCGATGCCACATACTGCAAAGGCATTAGGATTACGAAAAGCAAACAGTCATTGGATGCCTATCAACGTTGGCAACAATAGAGGTAATGAAGATGCCGCAGGTGTTGGAATCATTACTAAACAAAACACCACTAAAGACGTCAAACCTGGCGACGAATACAAGAACGTAAAAAAATTACACCTTAGATAATACAAATAATTACATATATGAAGTATGTTCTTATATTGTCTTTATTTTACAAACATTATAAAAAATCAAGCACATTAAAATTATTTTTAGATAACAGGTTCATTGACGAGATTGTTCTCGATAAAAATATAAGTCATATACCAAATGTTGAACAACGATTTGCCAACATAATAAACGGTGTAGCAACAGATGTGCATAAGAATTCAAACTGGGTTCTACGTAGACTTAATAAGATAACAACTGCACCACTTGATCCAGAGATACAATTACCAAATAAAATATGGTTATATCATCTAAATTTAGATGACAGTAATAAAAAAATATCGTTAAACTTTGAAATACACGATAACAATTATTCAAATGGATTTATGACAAAATTATCAGAGGCAAAACTTCATAAAGTGGGTATCATTCCGGCGGAACTTTTTGAAAACGATACGTTGTTAAAAAGACTTTGTAAAGAATTAAGAGAAAAAACTAGAAAAAAATACGGAGATAATTTTGAAAGTAAACCAGAAGCAGATCCTGGTGATAGACCAGATTATCCTTTTGTAACACAATACGAGAATGACTGGATTGGTGGTTCAACGTGTATAGATATACCAATTGTAAAAAAGCATCGTGTATTGATGTTAAGATGTAATAATCACAGTTCATACGAACCACACCCAACGTTTGGACAGATACTTGTAGACCCTTATTTCTTTTGGTTAAAACGCCAGCCAGCATTAATAAATACAAATAAGCATGAAGATAAACGAAATAATTATACGTAGAATTAACAACGAACAAGCAACTGCGGGTGCTACGGCGGCTGGTAACATAGCGGCACTTAATAATCCACACGTTGCGGCAGGTGATGATAGATTTAAAAAGTCATACACAGGCACACCAGGACGTTCTGGTACAAAAGCACCTAAACTACCTAAAATTGTACAACCAAAAAATCCAGATGGTACAGCCAAAGGTGCTCATAAATTATCAGGAGTAAGTTTGTTTGGTGGACCGTTAATGAAAAGGAACTACCCATAATGGAAACACTTGTTCTTAAAAAAGAATGGATAGTAAAATGTTTGAACTGCGGAAATGACGCACATGATGGTCCTTTGTTTAGAACAGAACAAGATTACGATGGTAGAGAATACGAAATAGAAGTTTGTAGACACAGTAGATATGAGGTTGTAAAATGAGATTTAGTGAATTTAAAGAAGATAAAGGTTCAAATCTAGCATCAAGAGTAATTAGAAACTATGCTAGAGAACTTGGTGCAGATTCAATGGACTATGGTATGTTTATTAAATCAGCAGACCTATTAGATAAAGATATGCTTAAATCTTTGGCACTGCACATAGAAAAGTCAGATACTGCTCCAAGAGAGTATGTAATGAAAAAAATAGCAGATCATAATCCAGAGATATTCAAAAAAATGTACGGTGACCAAGAAGGTTATCTATCATTAATGAAACCACAAAAAGATTTAACAGATGGCGAAGATAACACAGACAGAGGCATGAACAAATACGGACTTGCCGCAAGACACAAAGATGGCAAGTTCCATTCTTATAGACACGGCAAACATACAGGAAGTTTTGATTCTCCAGGTGAATTAGCAAAACACCAACAGGATTTAATTAAAGATGAATCAGTAACTAATGAAGACCAAACAACAATGGACGTTAAAGCAATATTAGACAGACACGGTGTTAAAAGTACATACGATATTGAATATGGTGGAGAGGCTTTTAGTGATTTATTTGCTTATTTTTCAAGTGATCCTGATGAAATGCCATATGGTGTTCAAAAAGCAAGAACAGGAATGCCAGATGAATGGATTGCAGATAGACTTATAGACTTAGGTTTACTTAAAGAAGCATTTATTAAAGAAGACGCACCATTTGGCTCAGGCATGGAACTTTTAAGAATGGCAATTATGAGAAAGTTTATTACTGTTCAAGAATGGGATTTATTAAAACACAAATGGAAAGAAGCGGCCGCTGAAGTTGAAGAAAAATATAGTGACTGGCCAGAAGACGAAGGTTTTGGATCATCAGATCACAACTTTGCAATTAGAGATTTAATGACTGCTGTTGGATATGAATTTGATGACCAAGATACAAGTGGTAGATTTGTTGTTATAAAACAACCAGAAGAAATAGAAAAAGCAGGTATTAAAAATGCAAGAATGAAAGGCCAACCTGTTGCACAAGAATCAGAACCAAGTGCAGATGCCGAAAGAGCAGATGCGGCTCGAGGTATGTGGGCATCAAGTAAAGAAATACAATCAAGATTTAAAACTTGGCAAGACTTCATGAATTCAGAAGATTTTGATGAATGGTTAGATGACAAATTTAGAGAAGACGCAGGCGAAAAATTTACTTTTGGTCAAATAGCAAAAGCAAAAGCATATGCAAAAACATATGCAAACGATATGACAAGTGCTGTAAAAAATATTGAAGCGATTGCAATAGGATTATCAAAACATCCAGAAGTTGCTGATACATTAAAAAGAGCAAACGAAAACCAAGAACTAAACAGAATTACAAAATTAGCAGGACTTGGAGAAGGTGCATCAATGTTACCTTATTACAAAGATCCAAAAGACGAAAAACAAATGACTTGGACTTTCCCAGACGGATGGCAAAACGATGAACCACTAGACACACCATACATGAGCAACGCAAGTATGAGACAGTTCCTTGACACACTGGGTTATAATCCAGACTTTGAGGACAATCAACCACCTGTACCAGCAAAAGAATTCATAGCAAGAACTACACAATGGTTGCAAAAAAATATTGATAAACCATCACAAGAAATTCCAACAACAGTTGATAGATCTGGAGGAGGAGCAACTATGATAGGTGGCGGTAAACCTGAGGGTTGGGATAATAGACAAGTAAAACATCATAACGAACTAGCAAGAAAAATTATAGCAAAGTATCCAGAAGTAACACATTTTGGTTTTAATTAATATGAAAATTAAAGAGTTTCATGAGCCAGTAAAACCCGACACATACGAAGCAAGTATGGCGTTGAACCAAATAATGAAAATTGGCAAACACGCAATCAAACTGCACAAACTAATTGATGACCGTGCAGAAATGGAAGCATGGGTTCAAAAGAAAATTGATCTAGCAGGTGACTATGTTAAAAAAGTACACGGCTATATGCAAGGTCAAGATTCAGGCCTATATGATGACGGTGGCTTGACAGAATCAAGAGAACAGATTGGTGACTATGCAAGAGAAATAAAATCAGGTAGGATCGTGAGGATTGTGGACTACACAGATGACGACGAAGGCATCTACACAATCTCATACGGTGAAGATAAAGGTGAAAACGATGTAACGGCAAAGGATTTGAAATTCCTAGACCAGACAGGCAGAGACCAAGAAGAGATTGGCAAGTTTGACGAAGACGCAGGCTCTCTGACAGATGAACAGAAAAAAGGCTTGCAAATGATACACAAAAAATATGATGGTTACTTTGGAAACAACATGGACCCATTAGTGCTAGGATATATGAAGTACAGATTAAGCACTGGTGTTGGAACAGACGGTATCGAAGAAAAAGAATTAGAAGCGGCACTTAAAAAATACGGATATGACACTATGTACGATGCCGAACAGGCAGACGATGACTTTTATGACAAAATTAACAACAAAGAACATCTTCCAATAACAACTGCTATGAAGAGCGACTTGGATAAAGTTATGGGTTCAGATTTTAATGACGATGGTAAGTTAGAAATGGCTTCTGAATACCTACAAAATATGGATGAATCAGTTTCGGAAGACGCAGGCGAGGGACACATGAGCAAAAGCACATTGTATCACACTGCCAAGTATGCAATTGAATTAGCATCTATGATTAAACCAGGTGATGACCTAGAAGGTTGGGTGCAAAGCAAATTAAACAAAGCGGCAGATTATTTACAAGGTGCATACAACTACGAAGAATACCAAAAATTGAATCCCTACAGGGAAGAACTGGACTCAGGCGTCATACAGAAACACGCAGGCATAGTGCAAAAACACATTGACGAAATACTAGCCAAAGAAACAAAATTAGATGACATTGATACAAAACCTGGCATGATGAGAATATTATCTAAAAGAGTAAATGAAGTTGAAAAAGAACTGGCAAAAGAAAATAGAAAAGAAGTAGACGAAAAAGCACCTCCAGGCAGAGAAGATCAAGTAAAAGCATTAAAAAAAAAGTTCAAAGATAAATCAGCACCATATGCCATTGCTTGGGCACAACACAACAAGCATGGTAAACCCAAAAATGAAGCAGAACTAGAAGAAGGTTTGAAAGACTGGGCAAAAAGTTTGGCCATGGCAGGAGTATTTGTGGCAGGATTGGCAGGTGTTGGATCAATACAAGATGCAATTAATAATCAGGTTCCAGCAATCCAGGCAATGAATACTGCATTAGAAATGGCACAAGATGCAGGTAACGATGAACTTGCTAAAATGATTGAAAAAGATTTAAAAGATGCTAAACTACGACTAGATATTGGTAAGGATCTAAACCAAGTCAAGTATCTACAGGACAAATATAGTAAGTTTATGCCAACTGAAGGCTTGGCATACGAGTCAAAACTTGCTATACTACTAAATCAACGCCTTAAATAAATTTGTAACAATTATAAATACTCATATGGCACGTAATAAATCAACAGACAATAGTTTCGCGGATCTAGTTGCTCGTTTGAACGCAATGAGTAATATAACTCCTGAAGAAGAAAGAGCATCACTAATGGAAGCCGCTAAACAAGAGCCAAAAATCCTTGATGACAAAGATATTTCATTAGCAGACATTGCCAGATTAGCAGGTATTAAAGAATACACAGAAGCACCAAAAGTTTCAGAAAAAGCAGAAAAATTAGTTGAGTCTATCACAAAAGAAGAAGAACCTAAAAAAGAATCAGACATTACAAAAGCAATTAAAGAATCAGATGCAGATGATTCAATAGCAACTAATATTAAAAAAGCAGTAAACGAAGAAAGCAAAAGATTAGATAAAATTGCTGAACTAGAAACACAATTAGCAGAATTAAAAGCAGAACAAAAAGAAGAACAAACTTATGACTCAAAATCATTTAGAGAAGTTATTGCAAAAGATATCGCAGAATATATTAAAAACGCAGAAGAGTCTCAACTTGTTGAATTATACAACACTTTCTCAGACAATGAAGCAGTTTACAATGAAGAACAAAAAAGCATTCTTGTTAAAACTCCAGAAACTACAGAAATAATTGCAGACGCAGAAAAGGCAGAAGCACCTGAAGAAGTAGTACAAGAAAAAGACAGGCCTGAACCGTCATTGAATGATCTAGTAAAACAAGATGCAGAATCAAAAGACGACGAAGAAGACGAAGAAGATGATAAAACAGGCGAAGTGCCTATGTTAGACAAAGAGTTTGACGAAGGCGGCGAAGAAATAGAACTACCAGTAGAACCTGCAGAAGATAAGTTTACAAACGATTTAGACCCAGCAGAAAAAAAATAAATACTGCATATGAGCAGTATTCCTTACAACTACCACCAATACTTAGATGACGTTACCAAAATGCGTCAAAGAGGACATATTACCGCAGGTGAACAAATTAAATCGCCTAGCAGTGCTGGTAGTAGAGGACTTGCAAAAATAGAAGCATTTGCCGATGGTCCTAACCAAATAATGAAGGCAAATCAAGTTGAAGAGTCAGACGACGTTGAAATAAAACGTATCCAAAAATTAGCAGGGTTGATCTAAAAAAACCATTTGCTCTATCACTAAAGATGTTATATACTGTATGTAACAACAGGAGAAACAAATGGCAGTAAGAAACTTTAACGAAGCAGAAAAACAAAAATTAATCCAAATAATTTCACAAGGTTCACAAGTATTAAGTGAAGTTGAGGATTTAAGAGCAGGACTAAAAGATACTGTGAAAGCAATCGCAGAAGAATTAGAATTAAAACCTGCACTAATCAACAAAGCAATATCCGTAGCACACAGAGGCAACTACCAAAACATTGCCGATGAAATGGACACATTAGAAAGTATACTAAACTCCGCTGGTAAACTTTAATGTATCGAATACTCAAAGAATTTTGGGTAACAAGTTACAAAACAGACAGACTTGCTTTTTATCTTGAAGTATTTTCAGTAGTAGTAACAGTAGCAGGATCTTATCTATTAACTTTTACTTCCCCGGGACCAGATATGCGTTGGATTTTTCCATTGTATCTTTTAGGTTCAAGTACACTTGCATATGCATCATGGCGTAGAAGGATAATTTGGACTTGCGTTTTGGCATCATGGTTTACTATAATGAATATAATAGGAAATTTTAGAGTATTTTTATGAGTTATATAGACGCCTTATATAAAAAAGACGAAGACAAAATTTATGTAGTAGAACGTGATCCTAAAAAAGGTCGTGTGTTTGTAGAATATGATGCAAGGTATGTATTCTATTATCCAGATTCAAGAGGCAAACACAGAAGCATTACAGGTGAAACACTACAAAAAGTTACGTGTGCTACATCAAAAGAATTCATAAAAGAGCAGAGGATAAGGTCCAACAAAACTCTTTATGAACAAGATATCAATCCAGTGTTTAGATGCCTTGAGGAGAATTATTTAGGTAAAGAAACTCCCAAGTTAAACGTACTGTTTTTTGATATTGAAGTGGATTTTGATCCTGAAAAGGGTTATGCCACAACAGATGATCCGTTCATGCCCATAACTGCCATAAGTTGTTATATGGGTTGGACGGATCAATTAATTACATTTGCAGTTCCTCCAAAAACTTTAAGTATGCAAGATGCAAAAGTTTTAACAGAACGTTTTCCAAACACATTGTTATTTGAAAAAGAAAAAGATATGCTTGATGCATTTTTACAAGTAGTTGAAGATGCAGATATTATCTCAGGTTGGAACTCAGAAGGATATGATATTCCATACACAGTAGGAAGAATACAAAAAACAATGAGTTCAGATGATACAAGACGTTTGTGTTTTTGGGGAGAAAAACCTAAAAAGAGAGTATTTGAAAAATATGGAAAAGAACATTTAAGTTATGATTTAATTGGTAGAGTACACTTAGACTTATTAGAATTATATAGAAAGTACACATATGAAGAACGTCATAGTTTTAGACTAGATGCAATTGGTGAACATGAACTAGGAGAAAAGAAAACTGTATACGAAGGCTCACTTGATGCACTTTATAAAAATGACTTTGGTTTGTTTGTAGAATACAACAGACAAGATACAAATCTACTCGCTAAACTAGAAAAGAAATTAAAATTTATAGAACTTGCCAATGAGATTGCACACCAAAACACTGTGTTGCTACAAACGACAATGGGTGCAGTTGCAGTAACAGAACAAGCAATCGTTAACGAAGCACATAGAAGAGGTATGATTGTGCCTGGTAGGAAATACAGAGAAAAAGATGCTGAACCAGTCACGGCGGCAGGTGCTTATGTGGCAACTCCGCAAAAAGGTATACATGACTGGATAGGATCTGTTGATATCAACTCACTGTATCCAAGTGTAATTAGAGCATTGAATATGGGGCCAGAAACTATTGTAGGACAAATAAGGCCAATTATAACATCTGCAGAAGTAAACAGAGCAAGGTCGCAGAAAAAATCATTTGCGGCGGCTTGGGATAATCAATTTGGTAGTTGGGAATATCAAGCAGTTATGAAAGAAGATAAAGCAACAGAAGTTGTTGTTGATTGGGCAGACGGAACAAGTGTTAGAATGTCAGCGGCACAACTTTATGATGTAATATTTGATGGTAAAAATAAATGGATGTTAAGTGCAAATGGTACTATATTCACATATGAGTTTGAAGCAATTATTCCAGGCTTATTAAAACGTTGGTATGCAGAAAGAAAAGAAATGCAACGTAAAATGCATGATGCTGGCGATAATGAAATTGAAAAAGAATATTGGGATAAAAGACAACTTGTTAAAAAAATTAACTTGAACAGTTTATATGGTGCAATTTTAAATCCAGGTTGTAGATTTTTTGATATTAGAATAGGACAATCTGTTACATTAACAGGTAGATGTATTACAAAACATATGGGAGCCAAAATAAATGAAGTTATTGCAGGCAAATATGATCACCGAGGAGAATCAGTTGTTTATGGAGATACAGATTCCGTTTATTTTACAGCACATAAAACACTTGCAAAAGAAATAGAAAGTGGGCAAATTCCGTGGAATAAAGAAAGTGTTATTGCATTATATGATAAAATTGCAGAAGAAGTTAATACATCTTTTACTGGATTCATGACTAAAGCATTTCATTGTCCAAGTACAAGAGGTTCTGTTATTAAAGCAGGTAGAGAACTTGTTGCATCAAAAGGTTTGTTTATTACAAAGAAAAGATATGCAGTATTGTATTATGATGTCGAAGGAACTCGTACAGATATTGCAGGCAAAGAAGGTAAAATGAAAGCCATGGGGTTAGATTTAAAAAGATCTGATACTCCAGTTTTTGTACAAGACTTTTTAAGTGATATATTGTATATGGTGCTAACAGGTAAAACAGAAAAAGAAGTGTTACAAGCAATTACAGATTTTAGAGCAGAATTTAAAGCAAGACCGGGTTGGGAAAAAGGATCTCCAAAAAGAGCAAACAATGTTACGGAATATTGGGAGAAAGAAAAGAAACAAGGCAAAGCAAATATGCCTGGACACGTTAGAGCAAGTATTAATTGGAATAACTGTAAAACTATGTATGGTGACAAATATTCATTGCCAATTACAGATGGTGCAAAAGTAATTGTGTGTAAACTTAAAAACAATCCATTAAACTATACAAGTATTGCATATCCTACAGATGAATTGCGTATTCCAGATTGGTTTAAAGATCTTCCATTTGATTCAGATGCTATGGAACAAACTATATTGGATCAAAAAATAGAAAATTTAATTGGTGTATTAGAATGGGATATTCAATCAACTGAGACCAGCAATACATTTAATAAACTGTTTGAATTTTAAATACTGTTATGTTAAGCATCGAAGAAATAAAACTATTAATTGAAAAACTAGAAAAAGTTAAAAAAGAAGATTTACAAGAATTAATAGATTCAAATTTAAAAATATTAAAAGATATAGAAAATACTGTTGATGCAAATAACGAAGAAGAGATTGATAGGTTAGATAAAACCGTTGAATGGTTTAAAGTGGATTTAGAAAAGAAACAAGAAAAGCCTGTTGTAGATAATTGGCTATTTAAAATGGTACAAACAAAGATATTTCAATTTGCTAGATCTAATGTTTACAATAGTTTAGAAATAGGTCCGGGGTATGGCACATTTTCTAAAGAATTTAGAGCATGGGGTAGAAACTATTTTATAGATATACTACCCGAACTTGAAGAAAAAATATTTAGACGATTTAGAAATCCTAGACATAGAAAATATTGTACATTCTTTCTAACAAGAAAACACGAGTGTCATAATATTCCACAAAATTCATGCAACTTTGTGTTTAGTTGGGACACTTTTGTATTCTTTACACAAAACCATATACAACATTACCTACACGACATAAAAAGAACACTAATACCAGGTGGTTATGTGTTTATACAGTATGCAGATTGCCACTATGAGTATGATTTGACTCAAGCAAAACGTGGTTATTGGAATTATAATACCAAAACTGCAATGGAAAGAATGATTAAAGAAGAAGGATACGATGTGATAGAGATGGGTCAGTTCCGACCAGGAGCCAATTATGCTATATTCCGTAAGCCTGGTAAACAAAATCCTGTGCTGTATAGAATAGATGAAATAACACTTGATTAAAATCTAAATATACAGTAAAATAAACGTATGATAGATATCTTAAGAGACATTGTTAAACACACGCATGGATTGGGGTTTTTAGATCTTGTTAAAATTACTGGTGCCAGTAATGAAACCACAATTGATTCCATGGCAGAAGACAGATCAGTTATCTTGCAAGGATCTTTTCACAAACCACAATCAGAAATGGACGGTACTTTTGGTATGCCACAGTTAGGCAAACTAGATATCCATTTGAAATGTCCAGAGTATAAAGAAAAAGCAAAAATAACTGTGTTGAAAGGTACTAGAAATGGTGCTGAAGTTCCAACAGGCATACACTTTGAAAACGAAAAAGGTGACTTTAAGAACGATTACAGATTTATGAATGCTGAAATTATCAACGAAAAACTTAAAACAGTTAAGTTTAAGGGAGTTAAGTGGGACGTTGAAATTGAACCAACCGTGGCAAGTGTACAAAGATTTAATTTTCAATCAGTAGCAAATACAGAACACAATTCTTTTGTTGTTAGAACAGAGAATGGTAACCTGATATTCACTTTTGGTGATCAAGCATCACACGGTGGTGAATTTGTTTTTGCAAATGATGTGAAAGGAACTCTAAACAAAGGATGGAGTTGGCCTGTTGCACAGGTATTGCAAATATTAAAACTATCTGATTCTGCTAAAGTAATGTTGCATTTTTCAAATGAAGGTGCAATGATGGTTTCAGTTGATTCAGGATTAGGCAAGTATCAATATATTATCCCGGCTCAGGCGCAGTAATGACAGAAATTAAAGGGCGAGAACATTTAGGAGAATTAAGCAGAGATTTTGCAGTGTTCTTGCCTGCTATTTCTAATTTCTTTAATACATTTATTTCCAAACAAAGAGTTACTAAAGGTACTCATATTCCAGCAGAAAGAATTCCAAAAGGTTTAGATAGAGGAGTTGAAGGTTTAAACTTTATTAATCCAGACGAAGGTTACTTTACATATCCAACTGCATTATATTCAGCAGGACACGCCTGTTTAGATATGGATAAAGTTGCAGACAGAGATTCTATGTGTGTTGATAGAGATAGAAAGTTTAGCACAATAGTAGGAGATTCTGGAGGATATCAATTAGGCAAAGGTGTTATTAAATTTGATTGGAAAGATTTTGAGGGTAATAAAGCAAACGCAGTAAGAAGCAATATTTTAAATTGGTTAGAATTAACAAGTGACTGGGCAATGACATTAGACGTTCCAAGTTGGGCGGCAGATGATTTGAATAGTCCTAAAACAGGATTGAATAGTTTTCAAGATTGTTTAGATGGAACAATATACAATAATAATTTCTTTCAAAAAAATAGATTAGGGCAAACAAAGTTTTTAAATGTATTACAAGGTGATGATTGGGAAACTGCACAAATATGGTATGATCAAGTAAAAGACTTTGAATTTGAAGGTTGGGGAATGGGTGGTATTAATATGTGTGATATGGAAGTACTACTTAAAAGACTAATCATAATGAGAGATGAAAAGAAATTAGATGGCAAAGATTGGATGCACATACTAGGAACATCACAATTAGATTGGGCCTGCTACTTAACACAGGTACAAAGACAAGTAAGAAAACATATTAATCCAAACTTTACAGTAAGTTTTGATAGTGCATCAGCATTTTTATCAACTGCAAATGGTTTAGTTTATACACAAAACGTATTCACACCACAAAGATTTTCATTTATTATGGACAAAGCACCAGATGATAAGAAATTAAAAGGTTCTAATATACAATTTCCGTTTCCAAGTCAAATTGGTAATAGATTAAAAATGGGAGACGTGTGTTGGTATGGTGAAGGCGACCTAAATAAGAATAACAAAGAAGGCAAAACAAGTTGGGATAGTTTTAGTTATTGTTTAATGATGGCACACAACGTATACAATCAAATTAGAGCAGTACAAACAGCAAACGATTTAAACGATATAGAACGTTTGAAATATCAACCACAAGTTGGACATTGGAGAAAAACAAAAGGTTCTGATAACACTGATGAATTTAGTGAATATGTTCCTAGAAATATTTTATACTTTAATACACTTGCAGAAGAAGTATTCACCTCAGAAAAACCAATGGAAGTAATATCTAATGCTTCAAGTTATCTTGCAGATATAAGAGGAACTAGATGGCAAAGAGCAACTGGTGGTGGTAAAGGTAAAAATAACTTTAGTTCATTATTTGAATAGGAGAGAAAAATGGCTGGTAAAGATAAAAAATTAAAAAAATTAGAAGATCATCACGATTACCTAAATAGAAAGGTATCAGAACTCACCAAAGATAGAAAACAAGATAGAAGTGACGAAAGCAAACAACTTTTAATGCGTTTGAAAAAAACCAAACTTGCAATAAAAGATGCAATCGCTAAAGCCAAACGGACATTGACAAAAAAATAGTTTAATAGTATAATACAGTATGCTTCGAGATTATAAAACTGGAATAAAAGAAGGTGTAGGTGTATTTTCTGGTAAAGAAATAGAACACACACTTGCATATGGATTGCAAACATTGTTTCTTGCACGTAACGATCTTACATATGATCAAATTCAAGAACTATGTGAAAGTGTTAAAGCAGAAGCAGTTTATTATGGAGCAAATAGATCATTTATATCAAATGTTGCAAACCAAGTAGGACAAATGACACAACTATTAGAACGTGGATATTTTGTAACTTTAGATTATCCTTACTCTATGCACAACGAAGTACAAAAACAATTTAATCTTGTTTGGAATCATGAAAAATTTATACCGTTTTGTTCTATAATATTTGAAAATGTAGACAACGATAAACAACTTTGTTTTAAAATTGATGACATAGATTTTAATAAAACAAATTCTGGTGTTTGGACAATGAGTATGGAAGATTTTAAGTCAAAAGCAGGATATACTAAATGGGAAGATTATAAAAAAGATGAACCAATAGAGGAGAAACAAATATGGCCGATGCCAAAGAAGTTAGTACAGAACAGTTAAGACATCAAGCATTAGTAGAACAAGCCAACATGGCAACTAAAATGATATGGGTAACATTTAGAAAAGAAGGAATTCACAAATATCCTGCGGCACTAGATGATCCTAAACTAGCAACTGGAGACAGATATGATGTATCGTTTTTAGGACATCCACACAGACATATATTTCATTTTAAAGTTGCAATTGAAGTATTTCATGATGATAGAGATATTGAGTTTATACAATTTAAAAGATGGATTGAAGATATGTACAGTGAAGGTACATTAAAATTAGATTATAAATCTTGTGAAATGATGTCAGATGATTTATATGTAGCAATAACAAAAAGATACCCAGGCAGAAAAATTGAAATAGATGTTTCTGAAGATGGTGAAAATGGAAGTCACGCAGTTTATGAAAGAAATAACGATTAAAGAATCAAGAGCAACAACAAGAATGGGTTATCTACCAGTTGGTGGTGGTGCCTTAAATGCTTCATATACTTTTGTTGATGCAGTAGCAAACATATGTACTACTGCTGGAAACTTAGGTATGACATACGGCAAAGATTTCATTTGGGCATATCACGGATATGACAATGAAGACGACGACTGTGTTACGTTAATGGTTAAAGAAGAAAAATATGAAACTTTTTTACATTTAGCATTACAAAACAAACACAGAATTAAACACACCAATAAAGGTGCTGTTAAATTAACAAAGGAGGCAGTGTAACATGAAAGTACCATATACAACTTTTAGAACAAGAGTTGGCGATACTGATGCAGTAGGTGGATGTACATTTATTGGTGGCGAATGGAAAGATGTTGATACAGAAGAAATTTTCTCAGGTAAGAAAGTTGTTGTGTTTGCACTTCCAGGTGCATTTACACCAACTTGTTCTTCACAACAAGTACCGGGTTACGAAGCAAAATATGACGAAATCAAAGCACAAGGTGTTGACGAAGTATATTGTTTGTCAGTGAATGATTCATTTGTAATGAATGCTTGGTTCAGAGATGAGAACATTAAAAAGGTCAAACCTATAGGTGATGGCGAAGGTGCATTCACACAAGGTATGGGTATGCTTGTGAATAAACCTAAGCAAGGTTTTGGTACAAGATCTTGGAGATATTCAATGCTTGTTGACAACGGCGAAGTTGTTAAACAATTTGTTGAAGAAGGCAAGAACGATGCTAGTGATGATGACGATCCGTTCAAAGTATCAGATGCTGATACAATGTTAAACTTTTTAAAAAGCGACTCATAATAAATATCATATTATGTATAAACCTTTACCTGCCGGACTGACGATTAAAGAATCAAAAGTTCAAGGTTTAGGTTTATTCGCTACAAAAGATTTTGCTGAAGATACGGTCTTAGGAATTGTTCATATTAATAATAAAAATTTTCCACATGGATATATTAGAACTGCCTTAGGTGCATTTTACAATCATTCAGATGATCCAAATTGTAAAAATGTTGCAGGATTTTGGCATCAACTTCCAGTAAAATACCTTATGACTACAAGACCAATCAAAGCAGGTGAAGAACTAACTGCAAAATACACTCTTTATCACGATTTTGATGACAAATCGCTATAAGAAATTTTTCCGTAAATTTATTTTAATCTAAATATCTATATGTCAAGGAAACTATTAGATAAAAACTTTTGTGCTATTCCGTGGTCTGGCTTTATTATGAACACTGACGGTAGTGTAAAAAACTGTGTAATAGCCAAAGACATAATAGGAAATGTACACAAAAATAATATTAAAGACATTTTAAATTCTACAAAAAATATTGAAATAAAACAACAAATGCTTCAAGGATTATATCCTAAGAGTTGTGATGGTTGTTTTTATCAAGAGCAAGGCAGAAAAAAAAGTTTTGATAATATTAGTAGTAGAATGTATTATGCTAAAGAATTAGGTCCACACATTAAAAAAGATTTATTTAATAACCCAAATAATTTTGATTTAACACACGTAGATTTAAGATGGAGTAATAAATGCAATCAAGCCTGTGTGTACTGTGGTGCTCATAATAGTACCAAATGGGCAAAAGAGTTAGGCCTAAAACAAAAAACAGACAAAGACAATATTGCAAAAGTAAAAGAATACGTATTTGATAATGTTGAAAATTTAAAAAATGTTTATCTTGCAGGAGGTGAGCCTTTAATGATGAACGAAAATAAAGAATTTTTAGATTTATTATATAAGAAAAATAAAGATGTTCATTTAAGAGTTAACACAAATTTAAGTAATACAAAAACAGGTGTATTCCAATTAATACAAAAATTTAAAAACGTTCATTGGACTGTAAGTATAGAATCAATTGAAGAAGAATACGAATATATTAGATTTGGTGGACGTTGGAAAGATTTTGTAGACAATATTAAAACAATTTCTAAGTTAAAAAATCATAAAATTAGTTTTAATATGCTTCATTTAATTTTAAATTACATGAGTATATTTGATTGTATTAAATTCTTACAAGGATTAGGATTTCACAATAACAGTTTTGTATTAGGACCTGTTTATAATCCAGTTTATCTTAATATTAAAAACTTACCACATCAAGCAAAAAAACAGGTAAAAAGAAAACTAGAAGATTTAATTGATGAAAAACCAGGTTTTCTATTACAAAATGGTTTGGAAAACTTACTAAAGTATTTGACTGACTCTGGTTTTTATGCTAATATAGAAGAAGTTAAAAAACAAATAAAAATTATGGATAATAGAAGAAATTTAGATAGTAAGAAAGTATTTCCAAATCTTTACAAAGAGGTATTAAATTGAAAATTTTTTACATGGGCCTAGAGTCGTATCAAGCAAGATACACTTATCAATTAACAGACTGGACAGAAAGAGTATATAAAAAACGTGGTATAGACTATGTAATTGTACCAGGCACAACAATTGATGACTCTGAAGCGATTGTAACAGGACAAGTATTAGATGCACATGGCAGAAGTTATTTTGGTATGAGCCAAATGATGAATCTTGTGCAAATGATGAAATCTGGTGAAGTTACAAAAGAAGATATTGTATTCTTTGAAGATATGTTTCAGCCAGGTATGGAATCACTTCCTTACATACTACAACAAGTGAGTGAAGATTATAGACCAACAATATATTTGAGATGTTTAGCACAGGCAATCGACCCTGATGATTTTGTACACGTTTGGGGTATGAGCAAATGGATGAGTTTATACGAAGAAATGTGTAATGAAATTCCAAATGTTAATATACTTGCAACAAATGAAGAAATGGTTGCACATATGCGTATTGCTAATTGGAAAGCACCCATATACAACATATCAGGTTTAAGTTTTGGCAAAGAAGAAGTACAAGAAAGAGTTCCTAATAGAAAAGAATTTAATGATAGAAAAATGAGAGTTGTATTTGGTGCAAGATGGGATCAAGAAAAACAACCAGGCTTTTTTATGGACATGATTGATCATTGGAAAGCAAATCCAAAACTACCAGAAGTAGAATTTGCAATTTGTTGCGGTGGTCCTTTAAGAAGCAACGAAACCTCTTATGTTAATAGAGCAAGAGTAATGGAACAAGATGGAAACCTAAAAATATATGAAAATTTGAAAAAGAATGAATATTATGAAATACTTGCAGATTCACGAGTGTTGTTTAATTGTGCATTACAAGATTGGACATCTAACACAGTATCTGAAGCAGATGCGTTAGGCACTAACGTATTGTTTCCAGCATATAGATCTTTTCCAGAAACTTTTGCAAACGACGAAACAAGAATGTATATTCCATGGTCTGGCAGAGACGCAATGGAAAAATTAAAAGTATTATTAATGAGACCATCCCCTAGTATGGGTCAAATATCTGATTGGACTGACGGTACAATAGATAGAATGATAGACATCATGACAGGCACGGGAGAACAATGGAGAAGAGATGGAAAACACTACAGAACACCAGTTTCCGAATCCAAGTATTAAAGGACTGAATAGAGCAGTATTAGTTACTGGAGGTGCCGGATATGTTGGTTCACACACTTGTAAACTATTATCAAAAAACGGTTACATACCTGTAACTGTCGATAGACATTTTAGAAAAAATGCAAACTCGTTTGGTCCAAATTACAATTTACAATTACCTCAAGAAATTGATAGACTAGACGAAATTGTTAAAAGATACAACATAACAAGTTGCATACATTTTGCAGGTAGTACATCTGTTGCAGAATCCGTAATAAATCCAACACTATATTATAAAAATAATCTTATTAACACTATTGCTCTTTTAGACAAATTAGTTGAACTTGATATAAAAACATTTGTATATTCTTCAAGTGCGGCCACCTATGGTGATCAAGGAATGAAAATGTGTAGAGAGTCAGATGTATGTACACCAATCAATTCATATGGTGCAACTAAACTAATGATGGAACAAGTTTGTAAAGATTATAAAACTGCATATGGATTATCAAGTGTAGGATTGAGATATTTTAATGCCGCTGGTGCAGATCCAGAAGCAGAAATTGGAGAATTAAGAGAACAAGAATCACATATTATTCCGTTGGCCATTGAAGCATCAAGACAAAATAGAACATTTAAATTGTTTGGCACAAAATATCCAACCGAAGATGGAACGTGTGTAAGAGATTATGTTCATGTAATGGATCTTGCAGATGCACACGTCAAATCTTTAAATTATGCATTTGAAAACAAAGTTGCTGAAGTTTTTAATTTAGGATCTGGATCGCCTGTTTCTAATAGAGAATTATTAGATACTATACAAAGACATACAGGCAAAATGGATATAAAATTTGAACCAAACAGAGCAGGAGACCCTGCATACCTAGTAGCAGACATAACCAAAGTAAAACAAATTTTAGGTTGGGAGCCAACACAAAGTTCAATTGATAATGTTGTTGCTACTGCACTAAAATGGTATAATAAAGTTCATAAAAAAAATATTCAATGATAATTTATGGACCCAAAAAAAAAATTTCATTTATTTAGAACAAACAAACACTTCTGCGTTGTTCCGTGGACAAACTTTGAGATATTCACAAACGGCGACATAAAAACTTGTAGTGTAGGACGAGAGAAATTTGGCAATGTTAATGACACCGATATTATGGAAATACTTAGGAAAAATCCAACACTAAAAAGGATTAAGACTAATATGTTAAACAACCAACCAGACGCAAATTGTGTCGAATGTCAAAATAGATCAATCAAAGAAGAAAATTTTAGTTATCTACGTGACCACTACAATGCTAGACTAGTAAAAGAAGAAGTTGATTACGAAAACATTGAAAATTTTGATTTAAGATTTATTGATTTACACTGGTCAAATGTGTGTAATTTAAAATGTGTTATGTGCGATGCAACTCAAAGCAGTCTTATAGCAAAAGCAGAAAACGTATTCATAACTCCAGTAAAAAAACAAAACATTGATAGAATAAATCAAATGGTTGTAAAAAATCAAGATCTTATTAAAGAGATATATATGAGTGGTGGAGAACCTTTCTACATACCATACAATCATGTACTTTTAGAACAATTAAAAAACAAAGATATTCCAATTAGAATTAATACTAATATGCATTGGAAACCAAACAATAAATTATTTAAAATATTGAAAACATTTAATAATGTACAATTAACAATGAGTTGTGATGCATTGTATGATAAATTTGATTACATAAGGAACGGATCTAATTGGAATACGTTCATAGATAATCTACGATTTATAAAACAAAACACAAACTTTGATATTAGAGTGAATATGATTTTTAGTGTTATAAATGCAATAGATATTTGTGATGTAATAAATTTCTTTTATCATGATGAACAAATACAAGATATTACTATAAACACTTTGCATTCGCCAAAAGAAATTGATGCTAGAAACTATCCTAGCGATAAAAAAGAAAAAATAGTTAATGATTTAAGAAAATTGATATACACTATTTCTTTAGAACACAACAACCTCATAAACAATTTAAAAAATTGTATTGATCGTATTCGATTAAGTAACGAATATGAATATAACGATTGTCTTGATTCAATCACAAAACGTCATACTAAAAACTGGCAACTAGTTTTTAAGGATCTAATATGAAAACAGCATTATTAATAGGGTGTGGTGGAACAAGAGGAGAAAACATAATAAAAGGTTGCCAACAAGCAAACTTTAAAGTAATTAATGTTGGCTCTAGTGAATCAAAATTAGAAAATGTAGAAAACTTTATAATAGACTGGAAAACTTTTCATATTCCACAACTGCATAAACTTTGTAAACAAATAAATCAAAATATAGACTTTATATTTTTCAACCAAAATTCATCTGCTCTATCAAAAGAAAATTTCACTGATACAATTAAAACTTTTGATTTATGGAATTTGACTGCAAACTGGAGTAAAAGTTATTGGTTAAGTTGTCAATTTCCTTTTACAATAATCAAAACACTTGAAGAACGAAATAAGTTAGATAAAAATGCTACTATAGGTTGGATGCTGTCTAGTTACATTGATAAAAATGTTAAAGGTGTTGATGATTATGCTGATTACAGTGGTTATAAATTTACAAACTATTTGGTAATGAAAAACTTTAATACAAAATACCAATGTTTTGGTATTAACCCTCAATTTGGTTCTTCTAATTATATAGATCTAATTTACAAAATTTGTAGCGACCAAATTAAATGCAATGGAGATGTCTTTTAAATTGACGAAACAAGCAAAAACAATTATAATGATAGGATATAAATTATGGAAGATATGTTAAAAGATAGTTGGCAACCAACAGGACCAATTAGTAAACAAATAAAAGAAAGAATTCAAAAAGCAGGTAAACGATTCCATGCAAACGATAATATTGCAGAATACATAGAAGAAGGCGAATTAGAAAAATTACAAGTAGAAGTGCAAGAAAAATTACAAGGGGTACTAGAAAGTCTTGTAATTGATACAGAAAACGATCACAACACACAAGAAACTGCAAAACGTGTCGCTAAAATGTATATACAAGAAACATTTGGTGGCAGATATAATCCAATGCCAAGAGTTACAAGTTTTCCTAATATGGGTTACAAGAGTATGTACACTAGTGGTCCAATTAGTATTAAATCTACGTGTGCTCACCATTTACAAAACATTGTAGGTAACGCATGGGTAGGTATTATTCCAAACGGACAAGTAATTGGTTTGAGTAAGTTTAACAGAATTATACATCACATTGTAGAAAGACCACAAATACAAGAAGAAATGACAACACAAATTGCAGAAGCATTACAAGAATATGCACACACAAAACATATTGCAGTAGTAGTTAAAGCAGAACACCATTGCATGACACACAGAGGCGTAAGAGAACACGAATCTGATATGACAACTGCAATTATGCTTGGTGCATTTAAAGATGATCCAGCAACTAGAGATGAATTTTATAAAATTTGTATGAGTATGAAAGGCCATGAGTAAAAAGAAAAAAGAAAAACTTACATCAGACGGTGTTAACGTAACATACGAACCTTCTCCTGATAATTGGATTCCTAGCAGTGATGGAATACAAATGGCTGGTACTGTGGACAGTTTAGATCCAGATATGGGTGGTGTAACTTATTCTTATGGTGACTTAGGAGATTTAGATGTACAAACAGAAGATATGTTTGAATCACAATTAAGAAAAAAATATCCAGCATTACAAGATGCTTACGAACATTATCAAAATATAAAACAAATGTGTGAAACAAGAGAGAAGGAAGAAAATGAGAATTAATTACGATGCAAAACTAAACTTTGAAGATGTTTTATTACAACCAAAACGTTCTACACTTACATCTCGTAAAGATGTAGACATGACTCGTAAATTTACATTTAGAAATTCAGGCAAGACAATGAACTTTACTCCTATATTTGCAAGTAATATGGATGGTGTTGGTACATTTAGTATGGCAAAAGTATTACAAGAATACAAAATGATGACTGTAATAACAAAAACTACTACTCCAGATCAATGGAGAGCGGCAGTTGGTAGTGGTGTAAGACTACAAAGTGTTTCAGTATGTACAGGAACCAATAGAGTATTCGACGACGACGCAGAAGACTATCGTAATATGCAAGAAGTATTAAAAAGTTTTCCTGATGTTAAAATGATTACAATAGATGTTGCTAATGCATATCATCAAAACATGGTCGGTTTTGTTGCAAAAGTAAGAGAAGAATATCCAGACAAAGTAATTGTAGCAGGTAACGTAGTAACACCTGAGATGACAGAAGAGTTAATTATTAACGGTGCTGACGTAGTTAAAATAGGAATAGGACCAGGATCAGTTTGTACAACAAGAACAATGGCTGGTGTAGGTGTTCCACAATTTTCAGCAATACTAGATTGTGCAGATGCGGCCAATGGTGTTGATGGACACATAATGGCAGATGGTGGTTGCACACAACCAGGTGATATAGCAAAAGCATTAGGTGGCGGTGCACATATGGTTATGATAGGTGGTATGTTAGCAGGACACAATGAATCAGAAATAGAAGTAAAAGATGGATTTAGAGAATTTTATGGCATGAGTTCAGATAGAGCAAGAGAAGTGCATGGCAAAAGAAAAGATGGATACAGAGGCAACGAAGGCAGACTAGTACACTTGCCTGATAGAGGACCTGTTAGTAATACAGTTGAAGATATACTAGGCGGAGTTAGAAGTGCTTGTACATACATTGGTGCTAGAAGATTAAAAGATATGCCTAAGTGTGCAAGTTTTGTAACAACAAACAACGTCCTAAACAAAGTCTATGAACAATACACAAAATAGTATAAAAAAAGTTACACCATTACACGACAGCACTTGGTACGTAAAATGGGTATCTGTAATTTTAATATGTCTTGCTGTATTATGTAGATCTGTTGAAGAAGTACCTAAAATTTATGATGTTTATTTTTCAGCATTAGGAACAGCAGGTTGGTTATACGTTGGATTCAAATGGCACGACAGAGCATTAATTGTTTTAAACACTATATTATTAACTATGCTGGCGACAGCATTATTTAGACACCTTATTGTATACTTTTAAATATACAATATGATTCCTAATAAGAATACATTTTGTATTGCACCCTATCAACACTTAGATATTAATCCAATTGGATATTTGAGAGTTTGTTGTGTTAGTCAAGAAAAATCAACAAAAAAATATTACAATGCTCAGGATTGGTACAAATCAGATACTTTACAATCTTTAAGAAATAACTTAGAAAAAGGTGTTAAAGATCCTATTTGTGTTAATTGTTGGAAAACAGAAGCAACAGGAAAACAATCACAAAGACAAGTCTACAACAAACATATTGGAAAAATACTAGAAGATTCATGGGATAAAAATTTTATTAAAAATAAAAAATTATTAGATGTTATTGAAAATATTGATATTAATAATGTTAATAGTTTTGATTTAAAATTAGGCAACCTATGTAATCTTAAATGTATTATGTGTAGTCCTGAATCAAGCAGTCAAATATTAGCAGAAGCAAAACTAAACACAGAATTACAAAAATTTCACAATGAAGATCTAAATTTAGATTACAAATGGGCAGAAACAGAACAATTTAAAAATTGGTGTGAAAAGTTTTTATATAAGTCTGCTTATATTAAATTTACAGGTGGCGAACCTTTTATGAATCCTTACCTTTTAGAAACATTAGAATCAATACCAGACGAACAAAAAAAGAAATGTATTTTGCATTTTACTACAAATCTTACAAAATTAAATCATAATATACTATCTATTTTAAAAAAATTTAAAGAAATTTGGATTGCAATTAGTGTTGAAGGTATAGGATCAGTTTTAGAATATGCAAGATTTGGACATAAATGGCAAGACTTAGAAAAAAATTTAAATGTTCTTTTAGAAGATAAGCCAGATAATTTATTTGTATCAGTAAATCATGTAGTACAGGCTTCTACCTTTACAGGAATAATAGATTTGGTAAATTACTTTGATAATAAAAAAATAACAATTTTTCCTGTGCTTTTAAGCCATCCAGAATGTTTTCAACTATTATCTATAAAAACAGTTTTTAAAAATCAAATGTTGGATAAATTAAAAAATTATAATGGATTTAATTCTGAGTTTGTTAATTCTTTAAAAAATTTCATACAAACAAACATTGATTACAAAGAAAACCTAGCAAAACAATGTGTCTATAGATTACAAGCATTTGATAAGGTAAGAAAAAACGATTTTACTAAAATAATACCAGTTGATTATTTCATTTAAATCTAGTATAATTTAATATGGACGATATTAAAAAAAGTTATTTTACAACAGGACAGATGCGTAACGCATTAATTCAAATAGAAGACCAAATGGTCCATTCTAATTGGATGCCAACTATTGTACTTGGTATTAATAGAGGTGGTTGTATTCCTGGTGTATATCTTTCTCACAGAATTAAAACACCACACGAAGTACTTGATATAAGATTGAGAGATCACACAGCAAAACCAAATTTATCTGTGTTAGAAAAGGCATTTGCGTTCCAAAAGAAAATATTAATCATCGATGACATAAACGATTCTGGAGATACATTCCAATATATTATTGATAATTTTGGTAAGGAAGAAGATAGAATAAAATTTGCGGCACTTATCCACAATAAACCAAGCAAAGTCAAAGTAGATTACCATGGTTATGAAATAAACAAGCAAGAACGACCACACTGGATTGTTTTTCCATGGGAAGAATGGGACAAGTAACGTAAAACTTGTATTGACACAATCATTAAAAGACTGTTAAAATAAGCAACATTAATAAAACTTCGAAGGAGGACTTAATGTTAAAATCAATAATGGCAGGTGTCGATAGAACACTTGTTAGAAATCTAGTTATTTTACATACGGCAGTAATTGCTTTATCAAATTATCTAGTAACAATCAGATTCGATTTATTTCCCGGTGCAGAACTTCCATTATTTGGATCATTCCCACTAGCGGCGGCGGCGTTTACATTTCCGATTGTTGTAGTAGCAACTGACTTAACAGTTAGAATGGTCGGAAAAGAAGCAGGAAGAGCCGTTGTTGCAATGGCAATCATTCCGGCAATCGTAGCATCAGTACTTGTACTGTTAGCATTAGGTGACCCACACGCATACAGAGTAGGATTTGCAAGTGGTACTGCTTATGCAATTGGTACTATGCTTGACGTGTACGTTTTCCAAGCAATCAGAGAGAAGTCAAAGGCATGGTGGGCGGCACCGGCAATCTCAACTATTGCGGCAAACATAATTGATACCTATTCATTCTTTTACGTTGCATTTGCAGGATCATTAGATGCTGAAGGCAACCTATCATGGATTGGTGCAAACTGGCACGTTGTTGCACAGAATAATACACTGACTAAAATTGTAGTTGGATTAATTGTGTTCTTACCAGCATATGGTATTTTACTCAATAGACTACAAGCAAAATACAAAAATATCAAATAGAGCATTTGGGGGAGATTTTTTCTCCCCCATTGACAAATCATCTAAATAAAAGTATAATTAAAAATACATTATGGGAAACAAAGCAGGAAAAATTTGGGGACAGACAGAACTTATTCTAGCAAACAGTTCTTGTGAGTTTCATAGAATAGATTTCGTAAAAGGTGGTGTGTGTTCTAAACACAAACACGAATGGAAATGGAATGGTTTCTACGTAATGGAAGGCGAGATGAAAATCCGTGTATGGCAAAAAGACTACGATCTAGTAGACGAAACTATACTTAAAGCCGGTGACTTCACAGCAGTTAAACCAGGACTATATCATTCCTTTGAAGGAATAGAGTCAGGTGTTGCATTTGAGTTATATTGGGCGGAATTCAGACACAACGATATAATCAGAGAATCAGTGGGTCATTTAAAGTCAAGTAATGTAGTAAGACTGGACAAAAAAAATGACAAAGCAAGAAAATAACATATCTCCAGACGGTAATTGGAAAGTAATCATAGAAAATAACCAAATACGTTGGGTTCAGTTGACGGAACCTAAAAGTCAGTATACAATAAAAGAACTAGTAGAGGCAACAAAAGCAATAGCACCAGAAATATGGAAAAACTAAGATACTCAGAAATATTTTACAGTGTACAAGGCGAAGGACGTTTTGTAGGTGTACCTAGTGTATTCTTTAGAGTGTTTGGTTGTAACTTTAACTGTCACGGGTTTGGACAAGGCAGAGATAAAAGTAAATGGCTCAAACCAGAAGAGATGCCATATAACACACAAGATTTATCAGGCATCAAACACGTGAGAGATTTACCAGTAGTAGAAATAGGTTGTGATGCAAGTGCCAGTTGGGCAAACAGATACAAACATTTAGTTTCTTGGGATAGCATAGAAGAAATTGCAGAAAAAGTAAAAACATACACACCAAACAATAAATGGACTAACGATAACGGTTCAGACATACATTTTATTATAACAGGTGGTGAACCAATGTTGTGGCAAAGAGAAACACAACAATTATTAAGACAACCAGAATTTACAGATTTAAAAAATTTAACTATTGAAACTAATTTAACACAATTATTCAAAGCAGACTTTCAAAGATTTTTACAAGGATTAGTAGCAGGTGATTATACTAAAACTCCAGTACACGTAACTTGGTCTTCATCACCAAAATTATCAATATCAGGAGAACATTGGGCAAAAGCAATTAAACCAGACGTTGCTTACCAATATTCAAACATACCAAACAGTCATTTATATTTTAAATTTGTTGTGCAAGACGAACAAGATATTGAAGAAGTAGAAATGGCAAGAGAAGAATATAAAAAAGCAGGTGTTGAAGCAGACATTTACCTAATGGCGGTGGGTGCAACAGTAGAAGGACAAGCAAAAACATCAAAACAAGTTGCTGACTTGGCAATGCAACATGGTTATAAGTATTCGCCAAGATTACACGTGGACTTATTTGGTAATAAATGGGGGACATAATGGTTGGCAAAACAAAGAAAACCAAGTATAATAAAACAATGAAAGTAAAGAAAACTACAAAAACTAGAGCAAAAAAGAAAACCAAAAAAAGTGAAGAACCTTGGGTTAAAGTTTTAAACATGAATGTTAATCCAGACAATCCTCGTAATGGTTTTTTTGAATTAGATTGGAATGATGAATTTGTTAATATGTTAACACAACATGGTTATCAAGGTCAGTCTGATGAAGAAATAGTTGATAGATGGTTTCAAACTCTATGTAGAACTATAGGAAACGAACAAGGTATAGATGTAACTGGTTCTGGATATGTTCAAATTAATAGAACACCAGATGGCAAAACGGAGATATCATAATGAGTTATATTCTTTTAGGAATTCTAATTGGTTGGTTTATTCCAAGACCAAAATTTATAGGCAAAATAGAAATTGCTATATGGAAACCAATTAAATCTAAACTGCCAAAACCTTTTGATAAAGACTTCTGGGGGTAACGTGACCCATATATTAATTGATACTGCAAACACATTTTTTCGTGCTAGACACGTAATACGTGGAGACACTAGTGAGAAAATTGGTATGGCTATTCATATCATGATGAATTCTATTAAAAAAGCATGGCAAGATTTTGATGGCACTCATCTTGTATTTTGTTTAGAAGGTAGAAGTTGGCGTAAAGATCATTATGCACAATATAAAAGAAATCGTAAAGATGCCGTTGATGCAATGACACAACAAGAAAAAGAAGAGAATGATGTGTTCTGGGAATGTTATGATGACTTTTGTAAATTTATAATTGAAAGAACTAATGCAACAGTATTAAGAAATGCTAGAACAGAAGCAGATGATTTAATTGCACGTTGGATTGATAAACATCCAAACGAAAAACACGTAATTTTAAGCACTGACAAAGATCTAAATCAACTTGTAAGCGAAAATGTTAAACAATATAACGGTATTACAGAAACAACTATTACACATGAAGGTTGGTTTGATGCAAAAGGTAACCCTGTAATAGACAAAAAAACTAAAGCACCAAAAGGTGCACCGGATATAGAATGGATTATATTTGAAAAAAGTATGAGAGGCGATCCTAGTGATAATATTTTTAGTGCATATCCTGGTGTTAGAACAAAAGGTACTAAAAACAAAATAGGATTACAAGAAGCATTTGCAGATCGTAATGAAAAAGGATACACTTGGAATAATATGATGCTGTCTAAATGGGTAGATCATGATGGAAAAGAACACAGAGTACTTGAGGATTATGAACGTAATAAACTTCTTGTAGATCTTCATGCACAACCAGAAGCAATCATAGAGGAGTTGGATCAAACGATTGCACAGGCAAAAGCAGAGAACAAAAGTATAGATCAAGTTGGAGTCAGATTTATGAGGTTCTGTGCCAAATACGATTTAAATAGAATTAGTGAGCAGGCACAACTGTATGTTGAGCCTTTTAATGCGAGGTTAGTATCATGACAGTACGAGCAAAAACACTTGTAAAAGACAAGTTTTGGATTATCGAACAAAACGGCGAAAAATTAGGTACCTTACAAAAGAAAGATAATAACGGTTGGATTTTTTTAAGTAAAAAAGACCAAAATGGACAGGTGTTTCACACACAGGAGAGTCTGTTCACCAAATTTGGATTTAATATATTTGAAGAAGGAAAAACACCAAAAATTGAAGAAGAAATTCAAACAGATAATTTTGAAGTACATGGTTTTCCTTGTTCACAACACCCATACAACCCAATGTTTGATGTACAAAAACAATTACCCGTTTACACAAAAACACCAAAATCAAAAAGTCAATTTTGTGCAGGGTATTACATAATTTGTTTTGAAAAAGGATGGCGTAAAGCATATTGTCCAAAGATGATTACACTATCTAGATACAAATATAAAGGTCCAATGAAAACTAAACTAGAAATGCAACAGGTATTAAACAATGCAGTCAAAGAATTCCAAAATACAAACACGTCCAATTGAAGATCTTATAGGTAGAATTAGAACTCTACGCCAACAAGGACAAAAACAAATAATTTTACCTGCCGCGGAAGCCGATAAATTAGCAGATTCTTTAACACAGGTACTTGCTAGATTGGTACACGTACAAGACGAAATAATTGATGCTTTAAAAACTGCCCAAGAGGCACAAACAATCAATATTGAAATGGACGGCGGTAAATTTGGTGACAAAAAATAAGTTTCATATAATTTTTTCTCAAGACGAAAACGAAATAGATTGCGAATACACACTGGCAGATTCTATTATTGCTAAAAAGTGGTTCGAAAAAATTAAACATTTAAAGAATATTAATGTTGATCCTGTAGAAAGTCGTTTTACAGATGTTTCTGATCTGTCAAAAATTTATAATAACTTCTGTGAAAAGTATAAAATTACACCTACTAACTTTGTTGATATCAATGAACAAAAAAACTTAAACATACTTCATAAAATCTACGAAGAATGGCACGATAAACTAACCGGAAAAGACAAAGAAGATTTATATGAGTTTCATCATGCCATTCATAATGCAGAAAATAATAAAAATATAAAAAACAAAGTAATAATTGGATGGGGTACTAAAGAAGGACCGTTAACCGAACAGTTTGATTGTAACCCTTATTACGAAAATGAAATCGTAAAAAATAATATGTATTTGCCATGGACCGAACTAGGCAAGAAACCATTTGATTATTGGAGTGATGGAGAACCTAACAACGAAGAAAGAGTTATGGAATTGTGTAAAGCACATTTTACATTTAGAGCACAATTTTTTATTGCGTTAAAAAGCAATAAACCAAAAAGTTTCCCTCAAGAATTTATTGATTGGTTTTCTTTATACAAAACAAAATGGCTTCAAAAAAACAACATAGAAAAGTGGAACGAAGTTAACGAATTCAGTGCGCCGTTGCTCGCCTATGGCAACCATGACTACGATTTAACTGGTGCAAAAATTATTAAAATAATCACTAGCAATACATAAGCATTACAATTTTTGGTAAATATAGTTATAAACTATGAGCAGACCAAAACCCACAGTGTTACTACAACACAGTAATAAAACAACCTACAAGATGGACGAAGTCCTGGCGGCAGAAGGCATCTGGGCGGTTTTTTATGATGGCAAACCAATCAACTTGAAATCATCAAGTTTGGTGGCAAACTATCCGGGACCAAAATATAAAAAAGTCTCATTTTCTAATCCAGGTCACGCAGAAAACTTGGCTAAAAAATTAAACACTCAACACCAAACAGACAAGTTTGCAGTGTACCTTTTAAAGACCGGCGACAAATACACTAGATAATTAATAGTATGGACGTTAAAACGGCATACACTCGAACCTTCATGATGCTCAAGGAACAACCCTTGCACGAAGAGAGTATAAAGGCTTCATATTTTGCATGGTGGCAAAATGTGAGAGAATCTTACCAAGCAAGATCACTTAGATTAACCAAACTTGGTTTGGAATGGATTGAATCGTGTGATATCAAATGCTATGAAATAAAGTTTCCTGCCAAAATCATATTCACACCCCAAACCTACCTATGGTTAGACGAATTTGTGGACTGTCCATACTTTGTCGACAAGAAAAAAATCATAGTAACCATGGAAAAAATGGCATTACAACTCATGCTTTTTGCTGGAGACGTTACAAAATACGGATTATCTAGGGCAATGAGCAAAGCAGACGAGCAAAAAAGCCAGTAAAATAGCGACTTTTTAGCCACATTTACCAGGTTGACGTATAACAAATTCCTGTTATAATGGTATTATAAACATTTTAACAGGAGTGTACAAAAATGCCAAAAAAAAGTAAAGAACAAGCAGTAGGATCACAGAACCGTACTGTTACGCCAAACGAGGCCAAATCAGCACTAACACATTGTATTAAATTACAAAGACCTATAATGATGTGGGGTGCGCCTGGTATTGGAAAATCAGACATAGTTAAACAAATTGCAGATTCAGAAGAAAGAGATGTTATTGATATTAGACTTCCTTTATGGGAACCTACAGATATTAAAGGTATTCCTTATTATAATTCAGAAGAAAATAATATGGTTTGGGCAAGTCCGGCAGAATTGCCAACAGATCCTAAATCTACTGCAATAGTATTTTTAGACGAATTAAATTCAGCGGCACCGGCAGTACAGGCGGCGGCTTATCAATTAATTTTAAACAGAAGAGTAGGACAATATCATTTGCCAGAAGGAGTATCTATTGTGGCGGCTGGTAATAGAGATAGTGACAAAGGTGTTACTTACAGAATGCCTGCTCCGTTGGCAAATAGATTTGTTCACATTGAACTAAGAGTTGATTATGATGATTGGTTACAATGGGCAACTGACAGACATATCCACTCAGACGTTGTAGGATATTGTACTTTTGCTAAACAAGATTTATATGATTTTGATCCAAAAGGATCAAGTAGATCATTCGCAACTCCAAGATCATGGAGTTTCGTATCCCAACTTCTATCAGATGACCTGCCAGAAAGTACGCTCACTGACCTCGTTGCAGGTTGCGTAGGAGAAGGCCTGGCTGTTAAGTTTATGAATCATCGTAAAGTTAGCGGCCAGTTACCTAACCCATCTGATATATTGAGCGGTAAGGTTAAAGATCTTAAGACTAAAGAGATATCAGCGATGTATTCACTTACAGTTTCATTGTGTTATGAATTACAACAGGCATATGAAAAGAAAGTAAAAAATTGGAACGAACAAGCAGACAGATTCTTTCACTACATGATGGACAACTTTGAAACAGAGTTGGTTGTTATGGGTGCCAAGATTGCACTGACAAACTATAAACTTCCGTTCGATCCTAGCAAGTTAAAATCATTTGATAGGTTCCATAAGAAGTTTGGCAAGTATGTCATAACTGCTATGGAGTCTAAATAGTGGGATCAGATCAACAAATCATAGACAAATTAGTTACTGCAAGGATTGCCTTGTTATTGAAACATCCTTTCTTTGGCAACCTTGCAACAAGACTAAAACTTGTTAATGCAGATGACTGGTGTCCTACTGCTGGTACAGATGGCAGATACTTTTATTACAATACAAAATTTATAGATTCACTTACACCTAGAGAAGCAGAATTTTTATTTGGTCATGAAGTACTGCACAATGTATTTGAACATATGCTAGTTAGAATAGGAGACAGAGATCCACAACTTTGGAACATCGCGGCGGACTATGCCGTTAATCAAATTCTTGTTGATGGCAAAATTGGAGAAATGCCCAAAGGTAAAAAAGGTGAGAACAAAGGTTTCCAAGATGAGAAATATAAAGACTGGCCTGCAGAAAGAATATACGATGACATTATGAAAACTGCTAAAAAGAACGGTAAAAAGTTTTTAGAAAAAATGGGTCAGTTAATGGACGAACACGTTGACTGGGGTAAAGAACAAGGACAAGGACCAGGCGGAAAAGGCAAAGACAGTAAAGGTGGCGAAAAAGGCAAAGGTAGACCAGTTTACACAAAAGAAGAATTAAAGAAGATCAGAGACGAAGTAAAAGAAGCAATGGTAAGTGCCGCACAATCTACAGGTGCTAGTAATTTACCCGGTGCTCTACAAAGATTAGTTGCTGACTTAACAGAACCAAAAATGGATTGGAGAGAAATAATCCAACAACAAATTATGAGTACTATTAAGTCTGATTATACTTGGATGAGACCTAGTAGAAAATCATGGCACACATCTGCTATATTACCTGGTCAAAACAATGACGAAATGATTGATATATGTTTGGCTCTTGATGCTTCTGGTAGTATTAGCAACGAACAATGCACAGAATTTTTAACAGAAGTAAAAAATATTATGGATCAATACAAAGATTTTAGAATACATCTTTGGACTTTTGATACTGCGGTGTTTAATCCAAAAATTTTTACACCAGATAATGCAGACGAACTATTAGACTATAAACTAGGTTCAGGTGGTGGTACAGAATTTGAATGTAATTGGGAATATATGAAAGAAGAAGGTATAGAACCTAAAAAATTTATAATGTTTACAGACGGATGGCCATTCAACAGTTGGGGTGATCCAGACTATTGCGATACTATATTCTTAATTAACAATCCATACGAGAGAGGTATAGAAGCACCATTTGGAATGACGGTACAATACAATGATTAAAGATTTTTGGTTTTATATTTGGTCACTGATTAAAGACTTATGCTATGACAACTGGATATGGGCAATTTGTATTGTTGTTATTATGATGGTAATTTTAAATTTTGGTCTATGAGAATCAATCCAATCAATTTCTTCAAAAGAGAGTTAGACATTTTACCACCACACTTCGTTAATACTGTGGTAAAAGCACACGAGTATGACCTTGAACAAATACGTAAATGGATATACGAAAATTGTCGAGGCAGATATTCAATTACCAAAGATGTGGTAATTCGAGATGGCCAAACAAGATCTGTAACTGTACTTGGATTTGAAGAACCTGGCGATCTTACCCTACTTGCTCTATCTGGAGTTGCTCAAAACTTTATAAAATAACTCTTGTAAGCCATAATTAATTGTAGTATAATATACGTATATTATTAACTAATTGCAATTAGGAGAAAAAATGGCAAACGAAGAAACAAAAAATAAAGAGGCGCCAAAGACAGCGACGGCTGAAAATCAAGCACCTCAACAAGACCCTATGGCTTTGTCTATTGGAGATTTAAAAAATCTTCAAGGTATACTTGACGTGGCATCAAAAAGAGGTGCCTTTGGAGCAAGTGAAATGGCAGGCGTAGGTTTTATCTATAACAAACTAACGGCTTTTTTAAACAGAGTACAAGAGCAACAAAAGGCCGCTGAAGGTGTAGGTGCACCAACAACAGTAGCACCAGCAACCGAGGAGAAAAAATAATGCCACAAGTAAATGTAAACGACCAAGCGATGCCTATGGGTCCTGGCACAGGAGAGGCAGGCGAAGGTCAAACAGGTCCAAAAAGACACTTCAAACATATTGGAGAACTTGCTGACGAAAGTAAAGCAAAGGTAGTTATTGTCTATAGAACTGTACCTGGTGAACCTAACAACTGTTTGTTAGTAGGTACAAAATTTTTACCTGACTTATACCATAATGCGTTAATGAGAGCAGTCGAATCCGATGGTGGACAACAATCACAAGAATTAGGTGAATTTTTAGGCAGACAAACTTTTCCAGATGGAACAAATATGTTGGCAATTTTACACAACGACAACTACATTAAAAAGTTTGCAACTAAAGATGTAATTGTTACTTTTGGAAACACACCAGATGGTAGAATAGCACTTAATAAACTCAACGAACAAATAGCAAGAGATATGGGTATTAAGGTGTCTGAACTAGCAGTGAAAGACGATACACCAAAGGCAGAGGCTAAAACAACGAAAAAAGCAGATGCCAAAAAAACTACCGCCAAAAAATAGTAGTTGGATACAACTTACTAAAGATTTCGTAAAGGAATGGCCAGAAATTCTTGAAGGATTACAATTCAGGAATTTACCGGTCAAGTATTTGCTTTATTGTAATATTATTCTAAAAAATAATATGACGATACATTATGATGTAAAAAAAGCATTAAGATTTAAAAAACAAGAATCTATAGCACGTATCTTAGCAAAAACAATTAGAGAAAATTATTTAAAAATACAAAGTGTAGATATAAAGTTTGATATTCCTACTATGAAAAAAGATATGGAATCTAAAACTTTAAACATTTTAAACAAGACGTTTAGCAAGTAAATCTAAATTTTTAGCAACATCAATAGCATTATCAACATCTGTAAAGGGTGTTCTTTTTGTAATAATACAATCTACAAACTCTTTTAATTCATTACGCAAAGGGTTTGATTCTATATCAAATTTTTCAACAGTTGGTTCATAATTAAATCTTTCATTATTCCATATATTTGTTGTTAGTTTAATTGTTCGTGCTTCTTCATCCCAAAACAAAGTACCAGACTCGCCAATTATTGCCATTGTTCTTATTTTATCAGGATGATACCAACTTAAATTAAACTTAACAGGAATATTGTTTACAGTAAATTCAAATTCATCTCTATCATACTGTTCAAATTTACTAAACTTATGCCCGGTATGTTTTATATTTTCAAAAGTATGTACACCAAGTAGATAGTGTATGATACTAACATCGTGTGGAGCAAGACTGTGTAATGTACTAATCTTCTTTTGAAATCTTCCCCAATTTAATCTATTAGATTCTATATATTGTATTTTGCCTATTTGAGGTAAAAGTTCTTTTATTTTTTTAACTCTATCGTTATATAAAAATATATGCCCAACCATTAATGTTTGATCTTTTAAAAAACTTTTTATTACACAACAATCTGTACAAGTAAGTGATAAGGGTTTTTCTACATAAACGTTTTTATCTCTTTGTAATAAAGCGATGGTTTGCATATAATGATCCCAAGCAGGAGTGGCTAATATTACATTATCATAATTTACATCATCAATTGTTTTGCCATCTTTGATATCTATTATTTCAATGTCACCAACTCCTTGAATAATTTTTAATTCTTTAGCAATCTTAGAACCCCAATATCCTGCACCTACTAAACTAATATTAATTGTTTTCATAAAATTCCTTTATTGCTTTTATAATATAATCCTGATGATGTTTTGGTAATGTAAAATAGCAAGGCAAACTTAAAATATTATTACACATATATTCAGTCCTTGGCAATTCTGTACCATATTGTTCAAATGCTTTTGTGGTGTGTGTAGGAAATCTATAATGTATGTTTGTTTGAATTCCTTTTTCTTTCAAATGTTTTTGTAATGCATCTCTAGTTCCTTTTGGTGTTTCAATTACATACACATAATAGGTATGATAACTCCACTGTGCTTCTTTAGGACATTTTACTACTCCCTTTAATTCAGCAGTGTATCTGTGACAAATTTTTCTTTTCTTTTCTGTCCATTCGTTTAATTTTTTTAATTTAGATTCTATAACAACTGCTTGTAAGTTATCTATTCTAGAATTATATCCTACTACATCATATTCAAACTTTGTTCGTCTTCCGTGATCTCTATACATTTTAACTTTATCAATTAACTCTTTATTGCCAGTAACTGCACCAGCATCTCCCATAGCACCTAAATTTTTAACAGGATTAAATGAGAAACAAGTTAAATCTACTAGACTACCGACTGTTTTATTTTTATATTTTGCTCCAAAACTTTGTGCGGCATCTTCAATTACTTTTAAATTATACTCTTGAGCAAATGCCTTAATCTTATCTATGTCCGGTGTTTGACCATACAAATCTACAAATAGAATTGCTTTCAACTCAGGTAATGCAAATTCTTTTGACCCGGTTACTTTCCTCATCTCTTCTGTGTCCAAATGATAAAATTCATCGATATCTACAAACAACGGTGTTGCTCCTACATTTACTATTGCTTCAGTAGTTGAAACAAATGTATGTCCTACTGTCATTACATGGTCACCTGGTCCTATTCCTAGTGCTTTCAAGGCACATACTAAAGCATTGGTTCCTGATCCTAAACCAGCACAGGCTTCTGCTCCAGTATAATCACAAATTGATTTTTCAAAACGTTCTACAGTTGGTCCTGTTATAAAGTCTGTTCTATCAATAATATCTGTTATTGCTATATCTATTTCTGATTTCAGTTCCTCATACTGCGGATATAAATCTACAAAAGGTATTTTAATATTTTGATTCATAGTATTGTTTTAACCATTCAAAGTTGTATGATAACATTAATTTGTCGTAGTTGTCACTGTTTTTTTCGTAAAATTCTTTTCCGTCAATTGCACCCTTATATACCCAATCTGCATTTTCTCCTTTACCAAGTTGGCACCATTTTTTTAATCTAAATTTAGATTCAACCGTTGGCTTATATTGGCATAATTTTACAACTTCTCTAAAAGCAGTTCTCCATGCCAACCAAGGAGATTCGTTGAAATGATTTATAGCACTTAATTGAGGTACCCAATCATGAGGTTTTGAAAGTGTAAAGTCTAAACCAGGATCTTTAGTTTCTAATACTAATTTTTTATTATACAACAATACTGCACCATGTCCGTATTCTAAATCATTAACAGGATTTTTACAATTAAAAATATAATGACAAGGATTTTTCATTCTATCTGGTTGAAAGTCAAATTTAAAACTATCAACAATTTCAATTTTAGGAAATACTGCAAAAAAATAATCAGTTTCACTCTTTAGTGCCGCGGTGACATAAGCAAGTGTTTGCCCTATTACATTTTTGCTCCATTTTGCTTTTGGGTATTTTGCTTTAAGTTCTTTATAACGTTTTTCAGCATTTGGTTCATCATATGAAATAAAAACTATATCCATTGGTTTAGAATCGTATTCATAATCATAATGAACTGCTCTATCTATATCATAAAACTGTTTTAAATCTTTACGATAAGGCACTAACATAATATCTTTTGTTTTGCCAAATGTATAAATTTTTTCGTCTTCCCAAAAACTTGGATAAAAATTTGGAAGTTTTATTCCTTGTAAATCTTTGTTAACCAACCATTTGTATAAAACAGGATTTGTATGATAGTTTACATAAGGATCTTTTAATTCAAAATAAGTTACTGTAATTGGTTGTACTTCTAAAACAGGTGAAGCATGATAGTTTATATCTTTAAAATCACGTAAAAATTTTAAACTATTCATTTGTTCTTTAAACTTTTGTGTAGGTATTAAAAACACATTACCTTCTTTGTTTAATCCGCCCATAGGATGAGTTGTATACCAAACGTGTATTTGATCTTTTTCGTGTTGTTCTGGAATGTAATTCCAATCAAAGTTTGTATCTAATTTACAAAAACTTGCAAAGAACCAAAAGTATTCTGTTTTAACATCATTCACAACTGCCTTTAGTATATCGAAATAACTGTCAACAAAAGGAACTGTCCTAGTATTTGCTAATGGTGATTTGTAAAACTCAATATTTTTAAACCTAACTTGAATACTGTCGAATCCAGTCATAATATTTTTTCAATCCTTCTTTTAATTCATATTGTGGTTCGTATCCAATTAAGTCTTTTGCTCTAGATATATCAAGTGTTCCACGCATTGGATACAAATCATGATTGCCAATATCTTCAAGTTCTGACTCACTACCTGTAATTTCTATAATTGTTTCTGCAAGTTTTCTTAAACTTGTTGCGTTACCTTGGGTTATGTTAAAACTAACATTGGCTACTGACGACGTTGCGGCTTTTATTATACCTTGCACTGTGTCTTCTATGTATGTAAAGTCAACTTTATTCTCTCCATTGTGTAATGTTATTGGATCATTCTTCATTGCTTTTTCAAAAAACTTACTTACAACTCTATCAGGCATATCTCCTGGACCGTAAACACCACTAGGACGTATAACAATATAATCTAAATTATCTCTTTTTTGAAATAATTTTGTAAATCTTTCTCCTGCTAACTTTGCCTCTCCGTAAATGTTTTTAGGTTTTGTATTTCCGTCTTCTTTCATACCATCTTTAAAATCTCCATATACCATACTACTACTAACATAAACAAATTTTCTTACACCAAAGTTTGTTGAATGCCATAATAAATTTGTAGTTCCATTTATAATTTTAGGTATTCCTAATATTGGATCATTATCAACTATCTTTGCTCTAGGATATGCGGCAAGATGTATTACAATATCTGGACGATGACTGAATGATCTTAAGCAAGACATTCTATCCATTACATCTCCTCTATGATGAGTTACGTTGCTAGTCCAATTACGAGATCTCCATTTATAAAGTTTGTCTGCTTCTGTTTTATCCATTATGCCATATGTGTCATGATTATCCAGCACAGTTACTGAATGTTCTTTGCATAATTGTTCTACTACTTGTGATCCAATAAAACCAAATCCGCCTGTTACTAAAAATCTCATTATAATACTTTTACTCCATATTTTTTGGTAAATGCTTTACCATCATTAACGTCATTTACTATTGGTTGACCCTTAATATTCAAACTCGTGTTTAACAACATAGGACACCCTGTTTCTTTTTTCCATGCTTTAAGCAGTTCATAAAACCCTTCATTATCGCTTTTAGAGACGGTTTGTACGCGACTTGTGTTATCGTAGTGTATTATGGCAGGAAAGTCTTTACCATGCGTACACGCCGCTGTATATTGCATATAAGGGGTGTTTAAAACACCTTTAGGTAGTTCAAAATAGTCGTTTACATCCTCTTCTAATATGGCTGGTGCAAAGGGTCTAAACTTCTGTCTTTTCTTAATTGCATTTACCAAATCCTTAATTTCTGGACCACGTGGGTCTGCTAAAAGAGATCTATTACCAAGTGCCCTGGGACCAAACTCTGCTCTACCATTTGCAACTCCTACCATCTTATTTTCTTTTAATTCTTTTATAATTTTATCTACTGGATATTCACCTTCTATGTTGTGTCCTAAGAACGGACTTTTCCAATTAATAAATGTTTTCTCACTTGCGGCAATACAACCTAACGAACTTCCTGCATCACCTGGGTTTGGAATAATCCATATATTGTCAAACAATCCCAAATTTGCAAGTACTCTGTTGGCGGCACAATTTAATGCTACTCCTCCAGCATATACTAAATTACGTGATCCATACTTACTCGCTCTATGCCATAGTCCTGCAAGACATTCTTCTGTAACTGATTGTATACTTGCGGCAAGATCCATAACATCTGCTTCTGGATGCCAATCACTTAATCCTCTGTGCAAATTCTTTTTGAGTTTAAAAGGACTTTGTTCTACAAAATCTTCATATATGTCCTCTTTATAAATTGGCTTGCCATATGCCGCCATGCCCATTAAAATATATTCTTCTTCTGCAGGCTTTAATCCACAACGATGTGTAAATGCAGAATACAATATACCTAAACTGTGTGGATACTTTATAGTTTCTTTTCTTTCTATCCAAACTTTTTCAGCAGTTGATATAGAAACAGTATCCCATTCACCTATTGCGTCCACTGTAAGTATTGTGGCTTCTTTGAAAGGTGATGTAAAATATCCTGCCGCGGCATGACTGTCATGATGTAGTACAAACTCATCTATTTTAATTCCAAATATACCACAATGTCTCTGTGGCATTTCAGTATAACTAAATGCATCATTGTATTGTCCTGCATATAATTGTCTTGTTTTTTTTAATAAAGGTTTTTCATAATAAACAACTTTGTCAAAAGGACCGTATGTTTTTGCTTCATTTACTATTGCCCAATTTAAATGAAAATCATTTTTTACTTTTGAATAACGTTCAGCATGAGCGGCCCATAGTACTTCTCCTATGCCACTACTAAAATCTACTACTGCCATTGCGGCATCGTGATTCATACAATTAATACCTAATACTCTCATTTTATTTTAAAAAACCTTTTTGCTTTATCTAATGCTTTCTCCCAATCTTCTAACGTAATATCATATTCAAAATTTTGTGTTTCTTCGTTTACTTGTAATTCTTTTGCTCCATTTCTAATATGAAACTTTCTTGCCATATCAGTTAAAGGCGATAGTGTAACTAATCTGTTTAAGTGATGTGATTTTTTAATCATTTTATACACTTCATTTACTATGGCTTTTCCGCCGCCTCTTTTTTTTGCCCAAACTGTGTATGCTATTGCAATATCTCCTTGCACACCTGCTCTGTGTGTTGATTGCATCCAAGCATCATAACTTAATCTATCCATTTCTTCAACTGTTTTTGGTACGTTGTGTGTAAAAGCAAAACACATAATTGCCGCTATATCTCCTTCTTCGTCTTTTAGTCCATATATCTTTCTGCCATGTTTTTGTCTAAACTCTAAAGTTAACTCAGGTCTTACAGGATCTTCTTTAACATCTATATTATGCAGTTCAATTAAATCATATTTTGGTTTTTTTTCAAACTTCTTTTTTGTATATGTTTGAAGTTTGTCAAAACGATCCATTAACTCCGTAATAGATGGGTGTCCCTTCCATTTCTCAAGTACTTGCTTGAGTTTATCTTTATTAAGTATGTCCATTTTTTACTTGTATATAAACGGGTCTTTTTTCTTTAACTCTTTAAGTCTTTTTCTATATGCTAATTCAGACTTAATTCTATCAATTAGTTTTTTTATCCAATTAAACATTATTTTCCTCCTATTATTTTCTTAAACTTTGGCAACATTAATTGTACAGCATCTTGGTGTGCTTTATCAAGTGGATGTGTAGTGCCTCGTTTATATTCGTTTATTACCGACCATTGATTAAACCCCATATTACGTTCACCAAAGGAAAACCAGTTGGTAAAATTAATTTCATTGTGTAATGCTGTCATAAAAGAGTCTTGATCTTTGTGTGGGTCAAAATCTTTATAAAATAAACTATTGTCTGCAAGTGTAAACAAATACGGAATATTTTTCTTTTCAAGAATATTTTGTAGCCAAATTATACTTTTCCAACTTAGGTAAGTTTCGTGATACTCGTTGGCCGCATATCTATAAATTGCATCTGCAAAAGGTTGTACCCTAGTTTCTTGCATCATATCTTTCCTATGTTTCCAATATTCTAATTCTGCTTCTGATCCTTGAATTGTTTTGTGCCTTTCTTCGTCTGCTAATTTTGTATCCCACGGAGACATTGTTGCCCAACGTGTGTCTTCTAAAAGTCTATGACGTGGCATCGCCCAATCGTATCGTGAGTTGAAACTCCACATCACAACTACACAACTAATATCTTTTGTGTTTGCTACTGTATTAAAAACTCTACGAGCAATCGCTGTATTTCCTATACCTCCTTTTGCAGTGCAAATGTAATTGTCTTGCGAAGTAGCCTGAGTATCATTCATTAATCCATATGCCCAACTTTTTCTAGACGGTATGTTGCCACCATTATCGTCGCTTAATTCATTGCCAAAGGTAAAACTACATCCACCTGATATAAAATTTTTAGTCATAAATCCTCATCACATTATTTAAAAGTGGAAACACATCACTAAAATTTTCTTTTCTGTAATTGTCTGCTAGTAAAATACGTTCTTTTCTTTTTTTTCTTATTTCTTCTGTGTCTCTATCTGCAGAATTCATATATCTTAAAGTACCTTCAAAATCTTTTAAATCAGAATAACGTGCATTAACAATATTTTTAATTTGTTTTGGCAGTGTTTGTATATTAAAATATGGCGGATCAAAGCAAGTATTAACATAAAAGAATTTTGGATCAAAATTTCTTACCCATAATAATAATTTTGCCAAACTAAAAATATTAAAAATATTAATTGTTGAACATATTTGAAACTCCATATTTGCAGTTTGATATATTTTAAACTGATTTAAATTATGATTTACTTCTTTCCAATTTGCAGGATGCCTTTGATATTCAAATGGCTCGCCCACGTCATCAATACTAAATGCAATTTCTACTCTTTTAAAATGTTTCCACAAATCAAATATTTCTCTTGGCGGTAATTGTGTTCCATTAGTGTTATAGTGTATATCTTGATTTTTAGCATAACCTTTTTCAACACAATGCTCTAAAATTTTAAAATGGTTTTGTATCATGAACGGTTCACCGCCTGTAAATTCAAAATATTCTGCATCTGCAAGATCTTCTTTTACATCCTCAAAAAATTTAGGATGTCTTTTTGGCCAACCTCCTTCTTTTAAGTTTTTTTTGGCGACTGGATTTTCTCCATAATCTAATTCTTCCTGTGCCCATTTACTAGAACTCCAACTGCCACATATTCTACACTTTAAATTACACACGTTACCCAACTTAAAATCTATAAATTTTAATGACGGCTCGCTGTTAGGAGACCAATCATTTAAACTATTTTTCATTTTATAAATTGAATTCATACGTTTTGATGTTTTACCTGCATCTTCTTCTGCCCAACAATTTGAACATCCATCTGGTCTTTCTCCATTTTTAAATTGTGTTCTTAAATTGTCCATATACTGATGTTTTTGTATTTCTTTTAAACCAGTTTCATAGACTTTTACGTCGGGTATACTACCTTTGTATAAACAACAAGGAGATGCTCCACCATTTACATCAATTTCTAAATGTGTCCAAGGCAATGGACATACATTTGATTTTATATACTTGTCCACCATTTTAAAACCTCTGGTTCTTTTGCTAATATTTTTTTAATATCTGTTCCTCTAATTTTGTCTAATCTTTCACATTCTGCTTTTCCATCTTTCCACCCTTTCTTACATTCTTCTTCACTATAACGTTCTTCGTTAGTTTTATGATTTTTTAAATCTTCTAAACTTTCTAAAAAGGCTAAATTATGAATTGTTTTTCTTTCATTTGCTAATTTATTTTGGACCTTATCAACCATTAGATGCAATAAATGTTTAGGCATAAAGTTTGGGGCCATAAATGCATCTGGACTAAAATTAAAAACTTTTTTACCCAATATTGGAACATTTAATTCTTTATGTAATTCGTACATATTTTCTAAATCAAATAATCCCGGCAATGTAATTGTTAAATCTAATTGTAATTGTCTTGGTTGTGTAATAAACTTTCTAGCATATTTCATATTTGCTAACCATTCGTCATATTTTAAACCAGTTCTTATGTACTCGCCTATTTCTCCTGTTCCGTCAATTGATGCATTTATTTGCCAATGTTGAAATTTACTTAATACGTCATCAAATAAATTTTTCTTATAAAATTGTATACGACTCATATTTGAATTATATCTTGCAAGTACTTGATCAGCATAACCTAAATCTATTACTCTTTGCATAGCAGTCCAGTGTATTTTCCACATTAAAGGTTCTCCACCGCACCAATAAAATTCTTTTATTGTTTTATTTTCTACAGCCTCCATAAATTCTTTTACAACTTGTTGATCATGAAATTTTTGTAATTGTTCTTTAATATCTTTTCTACCCCATATTCTATCATTTTCATAATAATCTGCTCTGCCATGTTTTTTATTTTCAGTTTCCCAAGTACTTGATAACATATCCCCGCACATTCTACAACTAAAGTTACATAAATTAGAAAATCTATAATCCCAACTTGTAATTTCCATATCTGTATGTCCATCATCTCGTGTTTTTTCAAATGCTTCATCTATTTGATTTGCATAAAATCTATTAAAATGTTGTCTATAAACCTGAGCATTTAACAACTTATAATTACAAGCGGCACAGGCATCAATTTCTTTCCCTGCCATAAGTTTAACTCTTGCATCTTTCATATAATCAGAATTCCAATGTTCTTTAGCAGTTAATAAATGTAATTTTTCTGATTGCTTGTCTTTATTTTCTAAATCAATATATTGTTTAAAATTTGTAGATTTTTCTCTACTTGCACAACATAATCGTCTTTCCATTTGTGGAGAAAGATATGTATGTGTCCATGGTGCCATACAAAATGTTTTATTACCGTCTTTAGGTTTTATTCTTATCATATTTGTCAAATAATTCTTTCCATTCTGGAAATACTTCTATGGTATTTTCATTTCTTATTTCATCATATCTTTTTGTATTAGCAAAGAATAATTCTAAATGTTTTTGATTATCAGTTTTAAACATCCAATCTAATGCAGATTCAAATCCTTTAGTTGCTCTTGTTAGCGGATCTTGATTTTTTAACCATACAAAATGTTCTTCATATCTTTCTTTTACTCGCTGTTTGTGTTCTGGTGGTAGTATATCCATTCTTTGCCAAATAGGGTGCTGTAACAAATTAAAATTAAAGTCTTGTGGTTTTATTAATCCTTGTTCTACCCAACTTTTATGAAAGTCACACACGTGTAAACTATTAGTCAATCCAACAGTTGAACTAATATAAAAATCAACTTGTGGACAAACTTCCATCATTCTTTTTCTATTAGCAATAGTTTCTTCCCATTTAGTTCCTTTACGCATTAATTCTGCTCTTGGTCCTTCTGCATCTAAACTTGCACCAACTGAAACCGAATCAAATTTATTCCATAACTCAAATACATCAATATCTTTAAATTTTGTTTTACTAAAATTAGTATTATAAATTAATCTTACGTGATACATTTTACGTTTATCTAACTCTTTTAATATTCTATAATGCTCCTCCATTATAATTGGTTCTCCACCTGCAAAATAAAACTGTTCAGAATGTTCAAATGATTCTAACATCTGCTCCCACATATCATTAGTAGTTCTACCAACTTTCATTATTTTTGCATGGGGCGGTGGTGCACCAGTTAATTTTTTATGATCTTCATACCAATTAGAACTGAACCACGTACCACAACTTCTACAAGCCATATTACAGAGATTGCTAAACCTTATATCCCAATACTTCATTACAAAATCAGCAGTACCGTCTGGTAGAGTGTTATGTACTAAAGGTACGTTGTGACCAAAATGTTTATTAGAACTTAAACGTAATGAAAAGAATCCAGATTTTTCTTGATCGTAACATTTCAAACACTCACGTGATTTTTTGTTATTCAACATTCTTAACCTCATCTTTTTCATTTTTTCACCGTTGAATACTTCTTTTAAACTTTGTTTGTTTAAATCGCCAACAGGGTAAGGATCAAATGCAAAACAACAAGGGTATGCTCTACCATCTGGATATGCGTGAAGGTGCATCCACGGTAACATACAGAACGTTTCCGAATCTATTAACAACTCCTTTTCTTTAGGGGTCATGTCTTTAATCTTTAATTTTTCAGGCTCTTTTGCCCCATACTCATATGCCACGGTACCATTCTCCTATAATTGGGAAAGTTTTTTCAAAGTCCTTTCCTCTTCTTTTATCATATTGACTATAAAATGTTTTAAAATCTTTCTGTAATTTTTCTCTTTCTGCCGCACCAGCGTGTGGTGTTTTAACAACATCTAAATAATCAATTAATCTTTGTGTGTGGTTAATCTCCATCTCTTCTAAATGTTTCTTATTATTATTTAAAAACTGTTCAATATCGGTCTTAAATTTATTTCTTAAGTCGTCTGGTAGTACAAGAGGAGATTGAAAACTTGGAAACCTTAAAATATTAAGTGTATAATTTATTGTTGGTCCGTAAACCTTACTTGCATTTTTTAACCATACAATTTTTTCTAAAAATTCAGCCAGTGATTCTAAACACAATGCATTGATTGTACACATATTGTGAATTTCTGCTGGTACTTTATCAACCATCATGTGTAACACTTGACTATACCAATCTCCATAATTTAATCCGTCTCTAATATATTCTGCTTGTCTAAATGTTGCTTCGTTACTAGTATACAAATGAAATCTATCAAAGTTTTTTAATTTCTTTTTAAAACGATCTATAATATCTTGTTTTGCACCTAAATTAGAATTAATTGCAATACGCATACGCGGATTCATTCTGTGTCCTTGTGTTTCTATCCAATCTAACAGTCTCCATAAGTTAGGTGACATCATTGGTTCACCCCCTGTTATTCTTAATTCATCTAAACTTTTGTGTAAATCTGTTTCCCACCAAGTGTAAAATGCTTCAACATATGGATTGGTTTCATCCTTTTTGTAAGGCTCTGCTGATTCATGACTGTGAGTAAAATGATTTCTTCCGTCTGTAGTCATATCTGTGTATGGACCTTTTTGTTTAATATCTCTTGCCCATGTTGTACTGAATGCAGGATTGCAGTAAGAACAAGCAAAATTACAAGTCCTATCAAATGCTATTTCTAAAGTTTTTAAGTTCCAATCAATATTATGACTTTCATTAAATGCTTCATTTAAATGATTATTGTCAAATATTTTTGATTTATATACTCTATCACTTATAGCATCTCTACCTATATCTTCAATCTTCCAACAATATTCGCAACCAGCAGGTCTTTCTCCACACTGCATTTGTCTACGTTGTTCTTTCTTTTCTTTAGTATTGTGTATAGCACTTGGATTTGTTTTTATTTCTTCTAAATCTATTTTGTGTGGTAACGGGTGATGACAACTTGTGGTCATACCACTGCCCAACCATATAGTCGCATTAAACCATTTAGCACCACAAAAACTTGCTGACTTGGTATCTAATATTTGTTTTTTATATTCTAGATCTTCCATTGTTTCAATTTCTCATATTCCTTATCAGGACATTTAATATCACTTTTATACATAACATCTTTTACCCAATGATAGTGTGCAAGAGGTAATGGATGTTCGTCATTTGGTTTATTAAACTGATCTTGCCAGTTGTCTTCAGCAAATTCATTTAATCCGTAAAATTTGTTATAAAATATAAATTTATTCCAATCAATTTTATTGTACAAGGCTCTTTGTCCGTTAGTCATTTCATTTTGATCGTGTGCAATAATAATACCTTTATAACACATCATCTTATATTCAATATTATGTTTTTCTAAATACATTTGTGTAAACAGTATTCTTTCAAGTATACGAATATCGTTTTGTCTTTCATTCTGAAAATGACGCACATAATATTCATGCTTGTCTTTATAATAATGTCCACCATAAAAGGTATTCCAATCAAAATCCTGGTCCCATCTAGAATACGTAACTGATTCGTCTTTTTTAACTGACGTATCAATTTTATTATGAACTACTTCGTATCTGTTTGGTTCTGACCACATAATATAAACTTTTTCTACATTACTCCATTTGTTTACAGCATTGTATACTGAACGCATAATTGTTTCGTTTGAACTACCAGATGCTCCAATATTAACAACATTATATTCAGGCTCAAACCAACTTACGTATGAAGACCAACAAGGCCATTTATATTTTGTAAAACTACAACCTGCTGTTATTATTTTTTTCATGCGTTTTTACACTCCACCCAAAATTCTTCCATTTCTGGAAATGTGTTTAAAAAGTTAGTTCTACGTCTACGATCGTGTTCGTTAAAAAATGCGTAAAAGTTTCTTTTTTGTTCAGCACTAGCGTCTGCGTTTTTTTTCCAGTAAGCAAGATTGCGTAGCATTTTTTGAATCTCAAAGTCTTTGAATATGTGTAATCCTTTGTCCTCTCCAGAATTTTCTCTCATATATTCTATGTTGGCTTCGTGTATAGCCTGATATGACTCAGGCAATAATGTTATCTGTTGCCATTTAGGTTGTCTTAATAACGGTATGTCAAACCATACACGTTGATAATCTTTTGAATATTTTTTACGTAGTTCGAGTATCTTTGCTAATAATTTGTCTAGTCCTGTAACACTTAAATTGTTGTAAGTGATTATAAAGGTTATGGAATTACGATGTGGAATACGTTCTAAAAATTCTTCCACATTATCCATCATGTAGTTAAAATTCAAACCGTTACGTATATACTCTGCTTGTTTGCCCCATGTATCTACACTTACAAACTGCATCACGTGTTCCACTTTCTCTTGTAAACATATGGTTTGTAACATATTAAAATACTTTTGTTTTAATTTAGGATCTGGCGGACACATATTACTTGTGATATTCAAGTGTAAATCGTCTTTGGGATGATCTATAACGTACTGAAATACTTTGTATGTGTTATGATCCATCATGGGTTCTCCACCTGTCATTCTAAAATGTTTTAAATTTTTGTACAATGTTGGCCACCACTTCCAGAAAGCATCTACATAAGGATTGTCTTCTCTGTTAGGTATAGGACGATTTCTGCCTTGGAAGTGTTCAGGAGCATTATGAGGAGGTGTGGTTGGAAACTCCCCATAACGCTCTGTTTCTTTACCCCAGGTAGTGGAAAATTGTGGCGAACAATAACTACACTTGAAATTACAAGCATGGTTAAAATTAACTTCCACGTACCTAGGGGTCCAACTTGTGGTCATTGGATTCTGTTTAATTGCTTCAAAGTCTTCCATTGCCCATGGTTCTCCAGAACGATAATGTCGATCTGACATTTGTCCTGTGTCTTCTATCTTCCAGCAATAAGAACACCCGTCTGGACGTTCTCCTTGAAGCATTTTAAATCTTTGATCTAGTTTTTCTGCAGTGTTGTGCAGTGCCGCAGGATTATTTTTCAACTGTGCGGCATCTATTTTGTGCAAAGGCGGATGATAACAACTGTTTGTTAATCCAGTTGGTAGATGTAATGAAACTTGATTCCATTTTGCTAGGCAAAACGTAGGAGAAACTTCTTCAAGTTTCTTTTGTGCCATCATAGCATCTGATTTATAATCACTGGTACTCACGATCTTGCACTCCTTTATTGTTTTTTTGTGGCATTACAAACTTAAAAAATTTACTTTGATATTCGTCTAAATCTGATACTGGTATATCTAATTGTCTTCTTAAACTTTCACCGTATAATTTTAAATCTTCGTCTATGTTATCTTCAATAACAGCATTATGATACAAGTCAGACATTTTTTCTAAATCTCTAATCTGAATCCATTCGTTTGTGTTAACTGTTGTTGAATAACAACCCATCCTTGCACCCAACATGGCATACTTTCCGTATTCAACATCAGCACCTATTGTCATCCATGTTGTTAATATCCTTAAATTTTGTGGCCAAATTTTTTTATTAAAATCCATAGGTGGTATATGTTCACCTTGTTCCAAACTCATTTTAACACCTTCTCTGTATCCAGCAACCCATGCCTGTGATTTTGTACTATTGATTACAGTGGTTGAATAACAACTTGCTAAATTTTCATGTGGCACAGTCCAACAAAAGTCTATTTCTGCTTTTTTATCTTTGGCGTTTTCGTGCGTTTGCATTTGCAAACAAGTTTCACGTGGCCATCCTACTAATCCACCATTTCCATAAATTAAACCATTAACATTATTTTTTGCTCTCCATCTATGTACTGCTTTTGGATTTGTTTTATCCCAATCTAATGTTTGTAATAAAAAACTTTCATCAAGAATATTATCACCGTCAACTGATATAAAGAAATCTGTTTCTGCTTTTTCCGCCGCGGCCTTGTGTGCAGAATCAAATCCTACAACTCCGTCTACTCTTTTTGCCCATGGCACTTTATTTTTTAAATCTGCCCAATTTTCTTCTCTGTTTGGCTCTAGGTAACTTATGTAAACAAAATCTAGATCTGAAACTCTTACTCTCGCACCCATTTAAATCCTCCCTCTACAATACCTTTTGGATAAAACGGATCATTATTATAAAATTCATATCCTTTTTCTTCTGTTTTTTTCAAAGTTTTGTATCGTGGCAAAATCTTTGGCGGTGGTTTAAGCACAAATTCAGTTGCTGTTTTCCACATATACGCATCTTCTCCATGTCGCATTACTTCTAATTTCTTTTCTAAAGTTACTACAACACTTTGTCCTTGTATAGTAACTGTGTGAACTTTTTCTATTGGTTTAGAATTTTCTAATGCTTCAAAAAACCCCGGCATCTAATTCCTCCGTTAAATTTTTGTCCAAATAATGCCATACTCTATGTAATCTTTGAGTGCCTACTATAATTTTGTTGTTTAATTTTATTGGCATTAGATAATCAGTATTATTTCCTTGTATTGCAGGTTTATTATGAATAAACTTAAACCATGGATAGTCAATTAATTGTTTTTGTGTGGGATCAATTATTCTATAAGCAAGTGCATAAACAACATCTGTACTTGGATACTTGTCATGGCAACCAATTAATACAGTATCACGCACTTTTTGCCAGTTTTTTGTAATTACTTCACATAAATCAAAAAAGTTTTTTGCTGTAATACTTCTTCTAAAATAACTTAAACCATTATAAATGTTTGGCAAATTGTTTCTAACAAATAATTTTCTGTAAGTTGTGTCTTTAATTGTGTTGTCTTTGTAATCTTTACAGTCAACTGCAAATACTAAATCGTGTTGCCACAAATGATGCCACCACCAATCAGTATTTTGTGTCCATAACATATCAGATTCTAATTTAATTGTGTGTGTAAAAGGTGATAATTGAAATGCTTTGTACTCATTTGCCCATTTTACTTCATGTTCAGCACTTTCATCTGCGTTCATTACTTTTACAACGTCAATGTATTCTGATTCAAACGTTTTATCAGTTACAACACAAATATTATTTTCTTTATTAAACTTTTTAATTGATTTTGCTAACTCTATACTGCATTTTACATAATCTACTTTGTCAGTGTTCTGGCAGAACCATAAAAAACCTTTAGACATTTGCAATCTCCTTGTCTAAGATGTGTACATCTTGATTTTCTATGTAATTAATTTTGTCATCATACTTAAACACAATACCTGTGTCAGTAATTTCTAAAACTTTTGCTATTCCAGGCAAAGTTGGCAACTTACCAGGTAAAAATTTTTGTTGCGTATGTCCATTAACTTGATTTACAGCAACTGAAAAAGCATAATCGTTTCTAAAGTTACGAAAATCCACTCTATATAAATCGCAAAAATGTTGATAATATTGTTTTACATATTTTACTGTGTCAAATATTCTTTTTGCTCTGTCTGTTTTTTTAAAAATAATAACAGTTGCCCATAGCATTGGAATAATTGAATTGTTTCTAAAATTGTAAACACCCTTATTAGTTAAATCGTGTATTTTGTCGTGTATTAAAAAATCTTCGTCAACATTAAAGTATTCTAAAAGATTATCTGTAAATGGAAGATAATCAATATCCATTAAAAGTGTTGTATCATATGGAGATAAATCATATGCATGGCATCTATCTAAATTATGCCATTGTTCATTGAGTCTTTTATTTCCAGTTTCGTTCTCAATCATTCTATAATTGATCATGCCGAGAGGCTTAAACTTTTTAAAAGTTTCAAAATTTGTTACTATTGTGATTTCTAGTTTAAGATTTTTTTTAATTAGTTCAACACAACGTTCAGCGATACGATGATACTCGCAAGTTTCTGTATTAAAACAGAACAACAAAACACCTTTTGACATACTATCTCCTTTTTACGAATTCTTCGTTTATTTGGTGATAAGCATTGAGCGTCTCTTGATTCCGTTCTATAAGTTTGTTGAGAAATTCAGCAGGATCTTTTATCTCACAAGGATTACTATTTGTGTCTAGTACAAAGAAAGTATCTTTTTGTTCATTTAAAGTTTTTACCAAACAGATAGTTTGCGGGTCTGCACGGAAAAGATGTCCGTTGTATGCAATTATCTGTCTTGATTCTGCACGTTCTAGTGCATTTTTCTTTGCGACTGTAATATCGAAAGATAGATCTGCTTTTTGTTTTAGTTCGCCAATATTCATACCACAATTATACGATAATTATGGCGATTTAACGACCTGATAAAAATTTTTTGGTATTATTATGTTGTAGTTGCGTTAGATTCTTCAGCAGTTGCTGATTCAGTGATGTCTGACGCAAGTCCTTGCTCGTCGTTTGGACTAATAACGAATAATTGAACTCTTGTTACACCAACTCTGTCTACAGTTTGGTCAACACTTGATAGGTTACCAGATGTGTATGTGTTATCTGCCGCACCGTCAATTAAGGAATACTTGATAGTAATTTTTGTTGCCGCTCCACCTGATGCCGCCGCATCTAATTTTGCTTCTACTTGAACATAGTTTCCTGTGTACGGTGAAGTTGCTTCTGTTAATTTAATAAGAACAGTATAACCAGTTCCTAAATCATGGAAACCATTTGATAAACCATCTGTAGTTAAAGTTTCGCCTGATCCAGATCTTGTTGAAACAGTTGCCCCAATATCAAAGTTTCCTACTGCCGCTAATAATGTTGTCCAGTTTGTGTCTTTTGTATTGGCATCTCCGCCTGTGTTACCGTTACCTGTTCTGTCACCTAATACTCTAATTTTTCCACCACCGTTAAAGAACCATCTCATTGTGTTAGCATTCGTAAATGTAACTGAGTGTTCTACTATGTGTGATTGTGACCAAGCACTTGATGAACTTGATTGTCTTTTTGCCGAAGATGTGTCTAATGCTGTTGCACTTGTACTACCACCAGCAATCGCTGTTGCCAATGTAGCCAAGTCTGTTGCCATTGCCGCTTTAATTGATATTGTATCACCTGCTGTTACCTGTGTTCTTGAAGTAATAGATGAATTACAGTGGTTTGCAATATTAGTAATACCTGTCATTAAAGTATTCCAATTAGATGCTTCAACTGTTGCTCCTGCGCCTACAGTGTCTATGTGCGTTTGCCCAAGACCGTAAACTGTTGCGCCTGTTCCTGCAAAGTGATTATATCCAAATGGATCTGATGAACTGTTAACGAATGTGTTGTATTCGTCGTCTAAAATTGTTTCCCCTGCTACATATCCCATATTACTATTTAACTCCTATTACACACTCAGTAAGTGCGGTTTCTTCATTATATTTATCTTTAATTAGTCTGCCCAATACATTAAAAGCCGTACATTCTTCTATGCTGGCTATTCTAGCCTCTCCAGATCCTGCTGATACCACACGATCTCCTGCTTGTCCTGTACCCTTAATTTTAACCATAACACGTCCTTTTAATGCTATCATTGGATGTGAGTCATTGTTACCTGCTTGAGCATTCATTAAAAATGCTGGTGATTCACTTACTACCCCAAACACTTTATCACAAGCATCTTTATCACATTTAGTTATTTCTTCTGAGCCACCTAACATTACAACATCACCCACTTCTACTGCCATATCTGAGGCATATCTTTCTGCCAAGTCAGCATATTGAGCCGATGTTGATGTTGCATGAACCACGTTTGCTCTTAAATCAACCAACGTTGGTGCTGATAATTCGTCATCACCGCCACCTGATTTAAATGCTGTCCAGGCTCCGCCTGCATTTCCGTATATTGTTGTACCATCATCTGCGAATGTTTCGTCCCAAACCCAGTATAAGTCTTGTTCAGTAGCAACAGATGTTTCACCTCTGTTTACTTTAATTCCTGAATAGTTTGGCATTCCTGAATTTGAGGAAATATTTCTGTTTAATTCAATAATATTGTCTTCAACTGTTAAAGTTGATGTGTTATTAACAACTTGATCACCATCTACTGTTAAATTTCCTTTAATTCTTACATCACCACATGATGGAAGTTCTAATCTTCCTGTGTCTCCATCAAGTGTCATTAATGTTACAGTTGAGCCGCCATCATTTACAGTGAAAATTATATCTTTATCTTGTGTTGTTTGTGCAACAGTTAAGTTATCACTTGCCATTGTAAAAGTAATATCTGAACCTGCACCTAAAGTTAATGTTGTACCATCTGCTAGTATTCCTAATGTGCCTGATGTTGTATCTGCCGCATTTGATCTTAGATAGTTTGCCGCGGCAACTCCACCTAATGCATCTGAATCTGTTGACGTTCCTCTAAATTTTGCTGATGATACTGTAGATGATAATTGTATACCTTGTGCAACAGTGGAATAACCAGCCGCAACTAATGCCGCACCTGCTGTTTCTGTTGAACTTGGTGTAAAAGCAATATTAGATACAACCCCAACAACTGCATCGTTGGCAACAAGTTTTAAAATATCTCTGTTAACGCCTGCATTATCTTGAACTGTTTCTGAGGTTGCTGATGTAACACCTGATCCTGCAACTGTTGTTGGTCCAATCAGTGTCCATGCTGATCCGTTGTAAACATATAATTGTGTATTAGTGGTATCAAACCATGTATCACCTAGTACTGCATTTGACGGTGACGTTGTTGAATTTGTAGATGATCCAACTGGTTTAAATTTTGTTCCGTCGTAAACGTTGATTTGTTTATTTGTTTGGTCATACCATAGTTGACCTGTAATTTTGTTTGATGGTGCTGATGTATTATTAAAATTTTCTAGAAGTTTTATTAAATTTTCATTTAGTTTTTCACCAAATCCTGCATACCCTTTTCCAAAAAGTGCAAGATCAGTAGTAGTGGTATCTAATGTACCATCTGCTAATGAGACTATTTGTGTCCCGAAGGTGTTGTTAATTTTGTACGCCATAATCTCCTAGTTAGATTTATTGTCTCTAACCTCTGTTAAAAAACTAACATCACCGACTAATTTAATTAAAATCTCTGCTAATTCTGGTGTTAGCATTTGATCTATTTTAGTCTCTTCTGCTTTACTCCATGCAGATTCATAATTTGCGTTAATGTAGTCTGCGACTTCTTGTTTCGTTGCCATTTAAATGTACTCCTTATGCTTATTTATTATGCTTGAAGTATTGCTCGTCGTCCTGTATCCACTCTAAATTTTGAGTATATTTGCCGTCTAAATCACGTAAAAAAGTCTTTACATTACTCTCTGTGAGCATCATTTCATGGTATTTTTGATATCTTTTATGCAGTGCTTCGTGTTTTGTAGCAGTGTAAACTAGTTTTAATCCTTTGTCTTTTGCAAGTGACATAATACTATCAATACACAATTTTAATGATTCATGCAAATTCCTTGGGTCTGCTTGTTTATCTGTTACAATCCATTCCATAAATCCAAACTGTGTTCCTTCTCCTACATACAATCCGCCAGCACAAACTGGTTTTCCGTCTACTTCTACTATAATACCTTCAGGTGGCAAACATTCTTTTGGTACTACACCAAATTGCCAATCTTTCCACCACTTGACTAGTGTATCATAATCTTTATTTCTATCCCAAGGTCTAACTAACATTTTTCTGCATCACTATCTTATTAATATTAAACGTTGATTCAAAGCAATATTTTACTGCTTGAGCCACTTCACTTGCTTTTAATTTTGGCCATTCTTCCCATAAACCTTTTGTCATGTCAGTATCTACTGTGTCTGGACATACATCATATACAGATAACGGTCTCATAACTAACTCTTGTTGTAAATCACTTATATATTCTATTAATTCTTTTTTTAATTTACAATATTCTTTATACGTTTTAGAACTTATATCTTCGTCTTCTCCTGCAATAGTTCCTGAAGTACTTGTTATTACAGCAATTTTCTTTTTTGAATTATGATATCTTCCGTATATTCTTTTTAAAAGATTTAATTGCCCTTTACCTGCAAATGCATTTATAACAACAAGATTACAATCATCTAAACAATCTAATATTTCATTTTGATTTTTTTCTAAATCATATCCATTGGACCTACTTAATCCAACTATTTCAAACTTATTTTTTTGATATAACTTTGCAATGGCTTTACCAATACCTTTGGTGTGTCCAATTATTGCAATTTTATTTTTGTTTTCTCGACTCATATGTATCAACTAAATTTTCCAATCCTTCAAAGCACTCTGAATAGTTTTGGTAATATTTTTCAAACTTCTCTTTAGTGTACTCTGATTCTTTAAAAAAGTCAATCAATAATGTAGTTCTTTCGTTAGGATTATTATTAAAACCGTTATGTAGTTGTATATCTGGTTGAAATATAAATGCTTCGCCTGTTTTCCAAGTGTACAATTCTTGTTTTTTTGTTTCTATATTCATTACATACATACCACTATTGGTTCCACCTCCATCATCTAAACACATTTGATATCTCCATCCGCCTTCGTTGTCAGTATGATTGCCAATTTTTGTATCTGGTCCTACAGTCATAATAGCAACGTTGGTTTTGTATGGAAATTTTCTTAAAATTGAGTACAACATAGGATAATCATTAAAAGATTGTCCTTCATGATCACCTGATTGTATGCCTAATGCTCGCCATTCACCACTAACATAGTCTCCTGACTTATCATCAAAATCTTCAGGTAATCCTCTTACACTATCTGAAAAATCTTCAGGTTCTAAAAATGTTTTGTTAGGTTGTGAATCAAACTCGTGTTTTATTTCTTGGAAATGTTTTTCAAGTTTTAAAAAACAGTCGCCTTGTTCGCCTTGGTAAAATGATTTATCAAGCATTTAGTATATTAACATTTTTATCATGTATCTGTCTATCATGATCTTGCCAATTACTAAAAAATTGTTCGCCGTGGTTTACTAATTCTTGTTGTTCACTTAATTCAAAGTAGTCTGTGAATTCTATTCCGTTTATAATAATTCTTCTATTTTCAGATCCAAATACATAAACTATTGCATCATCACTGCCTAATGAAATACCATGTTTGCTGTTTTCAACTCTAGTCCATTTACCATCTTCTTTAACCATGTGTGTACCTGATACTTGTATGCCTTTGTAATCATATAAATTATCAATTAAGAACTTACCTGTTGCAAATACTTTGCCACCAACTAGTACTTCGTCTCCAATATCTACTTGTTCTACTGGTTTAGTTGTACCGTCTAGCATAGTAACTAATGTTCCGGCTATGAAACAACCACCGCCGCCTCCAGAGCCGCCGCCACCTGATGATGAACTTCCGCCTGAATCTCCAAACCCTGCTGAGTTTGATACAAATGTAATTCCTGAATTGAATAACGCTTTCCATGTGCCTGATACTTTGTAATATCCTGCTGTAATCTGTTTCCAAGCACCTGATACTTTGTAATACATAGCATTAATACTTTTCCAATTGCCACTTACTTTATGATTTGCTTGTACACCAATGTTGAATACTACAACTACTTTTCCGTTTCCTCCAACACCGCCTGCACCGGCACCAACTGCTACGCCTGAAGCATAATAACTTTCGCCTGTTCCTCCTGGTGTTACACCTGAACCGTCATCTGCTGATCCACTTGATGGTACAGTGTTTGATCCAGCATAACCTCCAGTACCTCCGTTGTCTCCGGAACCACCGTTACCTGATTTTCCGCCGTCGGCTCCTCCGCCTCCAGCACCACCACCGCCACCGTCTCCAGAGTGACTTTTTCCATTTTCACCTAATGTGCCTGGTGAATTACCTGTGGCTGAATTAGAATTTATACCGCCTGATCCATTTGAGGCAACTCCTGCTCCAGCACCTCCGCCACCGCCACCTGCGACTGCGATTGCACCTTCTGAACCTATTTTTATAACTGAGGCTCCTCCACCGCCTCCACCTGCTCCTGAAGAACCTCGTGGACCTGATGTACCACCTGTTCCGCCTGAATATTCTGTAATACTTTTTCCGTTGCCTCCGCCCGGTGCACTGCTACCACCTGAGCCACCTGCTCCACCACCACCTACTGCAACAGTAATTGTGTCGCCAATATTTGATGTAACAGCATAACTTGTTTTTTTTACAAAGTGTCCTGCGGCACCTCCACCACCTGGACCACCTGCGTCACCACCGCCACCACCGCCAGCACCGCCCCATAGGTACATATCGATTGTCGTTGTTCCTGCTGGAATCGTTGCTTCTTGAAGTGTTCCTGTATAAATGAAAGATTTGACTACTGCGACCATAAAGGATTATGCCTCCCTTACGAACCAAAAGTCTCCGTTTGCACCGTCACCTGATGTTGGGTCTGAAGTTGAAACAGTTTTCTCTGAACCACCCCATTTTTCTCCAAATGTCGCTACCTGACCAATAGTTGGTACACTAGTATCACCAGTGTCTCCTGTTCCTATTGCAGATCCTACTGCTGACATTTCGATACCTGCAACTGTGAATATACCTGATGAATCAGTTTTAATAACTGAACCTTGACTTGTTGCCCCGTTTGTTGTTGCGTCTGATAATCTTATAATATTGGAATAATTTGCTCCTTCACCTGCCATCCATCTGTTTGTGCCTACTTCATAAAAAATTCTAGCATCATCAGTATCGCCTGTTTCAACAATTAATCCTGAATCTGTTTCTGAATTACCGTTGTTAAGTTTTATAAATGCATCATCATAAGTGTTAATGTTAACACTTTTTGCATCATATTCACCACTTACTGTCAATGTTCCTGTGATATCTACGTTTCCTACAATAGTAACTGCTCCTGTTGAGCCTGTAAATTTCAATGGTGTAACTGTTGCTCCACCATCATTAATTGTAAAACTCATGTCTTTATCTTCAGACGTTTGTGCTAATGTAACATGATTACTTGAAACTGTTATTGAAAATTCTTGTGCGTCACCAACTATTAAACCACCATCTGCGTCAATTGTTATTGCACCTGTTGTGGTGTCTGCCGCATCTGCTCTCATCATATTTCCGCCTGCAATTAAACTGGCTGAACTGTTAGTTGTTGAACTTACATCAAGGAAAGTTGCTTGAGTGTTTGTTCCTTCAAACACTGCACCTAAAGTAGAATTTAAAGTTAATCCTGCTTTAATTGATGCAAAACCTGTTTGCGATACTGATGGTGTAAATGTTTCTTTTGATAATATACAAACTCTTGAATTGCCTGCATACATTGATGAAACAACTTTGTCACCACCTGAACTAGCAAGTGTTTCTATTTTCCATCCTGATAATGTTTGTCCTGAAGTATAAACTGGTCCAATTAATACCCATGCTGATCCAGTATAAATGTAAACTTGATCATCATCTGTGTCATGCCATAAATCCCCTGCTGATGCTGATGTTGGCTGTGCTGACTGTGATTTTGCTCCGCCTGCCGGTTCAAACTGTGTACCGTCGTATACTTTTAATTGTCCTGTGTTTGCATCAAACCATAATTCACCTTTAATTGGTGATGTTGGTGTTGATGTTCCTGCTGAATTCTCTAATAATTTTACAAGGTCCTCGTTTAAACCCTCACCAAACCCTGAATAACTTTTTCCAAAAAGTGTTAAACTTGTAGACGTGTCTATTGTACCGTCTGTAATTGTTGCTAATACTGTTCCGTCTGTTTTGTTAATTGTGTACGCCATATACCTATATTTATAACCTTCCTACACTTATTAAAATGACACTTTCACCAGCATCTTCTTTGTTTTCCATTGCTTTTCCTACTACAGAACCTAAAACTGGACTGATTGCCTTTTGGGCACAGCCAGGATGTGTTCCGCAAGTAGTCAAAAGATCACCTTTTGATACTACACCGTGTACTTTACACTTAACTTTTCCTACAAGTGCTATTGCTTGACCTTCTGATTTATCATTCATTAAGTATGCAGGATCTTCACTTATTACTCCTGCCACTCTAGTATCATTAGATATTGTTGATTGTGTAACTTCTTTTTCTCCACCAAATATAACAACTGTACCTACGTCATAGTTAGAGTCAGTTTCATATTTCTCAGCCAAGTCAGCATATTGAGCCGATGTTGCTTTGGCGTAAACTGTGTTATATCCAGCACTTGAAGATCCAATGTCATATGTTGCATCTGAGGCCGCAATAATATCTTGTGTTGTTATATTTCCACTTAAAACCAAACTGCCCATTGTGTTAGCACCAGAACTTGATACGTTACCTGCAACGTTTCCTGTAACTGCTCCTGTAATTGGACCTGCGAATGCTGTGGCTGTTACTGTGCCTGAAACTTCTACTTTTGTACTTGGAGATGTTGTTCCAATTCCAATTCGTGCTTCTGATCCATCTAAAGTCATTAGTGTTGTTGTTGTACCACCATCATTAACTTTAAACGTAATATCTGTATCTGATATTGTATTTGAAATAATTGCACCACTTGAGTCAACTGTAATAGACAAGTCGTTGTCTGCTCCAACAGTCATCCCTGAATCTGTTACAACACCTAATGTACCTGATGTTGTATCGTTTGCATTTGATCTCAAATAGTTGGCCGCGGTAACTCCGCCTAATGCATCTGAGTCAGTAGAAGTACCCTGAAATTTTGTATCTGATATTGCTGTTGTTAAAGTAATACCTTTTTTAATTGTGGCAAAACCTGATATTGAAGTTTTTGGAGTAAATGTATCTTCAGAAATAATTGCAATTAAATTTCCGTCGTTATATAATTTTGTAATATTCTGCGTTACATCTGTAGAATCTAATATAGAATCATATGTAAATCCGTTTGTGGTTCCAGTTGCCGCTGGAGGTCCTACTAATATTGATTGTGTACCATTATGGAAATATAATTGTCCTGTGTCTGAATCAATCCACATATCACCTTGTGAAATTCCTGAAGGTTCTGCTGATTGATAAGGTGCACTACCACCTGATGATAGCCATGATGTACCATTATAAACTTTTAATTTACTGTTTGTGCTATCCCACCAAAGTTGTCCAGTAATTGGTTTTGTTGGTGCTGATGTGTTTGAAAAGTTTTCTAATATGTGTAAAAAATTTTCAGCAATACTTTCTCCATACCCTGCATACCCTTTTCCAATAAAACTTAAATCAGTTTGTGTATTAACTACACCATCTTGAACTGTGTAAGCATTTGGCGATGCTGAACTATTACTTTTGTTTACTGTGTATGCCATCTATTAATATCCAGTATTACTTCCTGAAGTTGATCCACTTACAGTATTTGATGTTGATAATGCAGTTGAACTTGTTTCAGTAAATGTTGTTAATGATTGTATTCTTAAAGTATAATCAATTTGTATTAATCTGTTTAATGATTTTTGTACTGGGTGGAATATAACGTGTGTTAACAATTTATTAGTTGAACCGTTCTCTGTTCCTTCCCAACTTTTTAATCCTAATTCGTCAAATACATAATCGCCATTAAAATTTGTTGTGTTATCAAATGCAGATTGTCCTGTTGGTTCACCATAATCTAAAGTACAAGTGCAAACAATGTCAGTATACTTGTTACCTGCTGTGTGTCTTACTTCCATTTTGTTTCTAGTTGTGTCTTTATTTGTAGATGAATTATCATCAATTACTTTATAATATGTTTGATTGTATAATGTTGCATTTGATCCTGTTGAATTTGGCGTTAGGTAAGTTATAATTCCTGTTGGATCAACAGATGTTCCACCATTACCAAATGCCATTTCATGTACAAAACCTGTTGTTTTGTTTGCTAATGAATTCGCTAGTGCCTGAGACATATTTTCATAGTGAATTGCGTTTCTTTTATCTACTATTACTTCACCTGTTTCTGGATCCCAGATTTTAATATGCCCTTCCATCATAACTCCGCTGTGATCTTGTGGCTTTTTAGTCTCTTCTTTATGCTCGTTTTGTTTATTGTCTTCTGTCATCTAGTGTATTTATTCAGGTGCATTTGTTGGTTCGCCTGCTATGAATTTAGCCTGAGCAGTAGTAGAAGCCTGCAATCCTAATCCGTTTGACGGATTACCATCTTTTGCTGTATACCACACCTGTCCTTTCTTATGTAATACTTTAACCTGTGTTCCTGACGCTGGAGGAGTAGTTAAAGTAACTGTTGAAGTTAAAGTATATTCGTTAATATCGTCTCCAGTATATCCGCAAACAAATAATTTGGTTCCATCACTGTTAAAACAGAAACCTCTTGGTTTAGTTTCTTCGCTTGAAACATCAAACACAGCATCACTATTTACAAAAGATGCTGTTGACACATCAAATCCTGTTGTTAATCTATATTCTTGTATTTCTGGAGCACCAGTTCCTCTCAAAACATACATTTTAGTTCCGTCAGTATTAAATTGTACTGCTGATGGTTTTGCGTTTTGAGCCGCTACACTGTAATTTTGAGAATAAGATGCTGTTGAAATATCAAAACCTGTTGTTAATACATATTCATTAATATCGTCACCTGACCATCCACAAATAAACATTTTAGTTCCGTCATTATTAAATGCCAAACCATAAGGTAGACTTTCTTGAGCACTTATATCAAAACTTTGCGTAAAAGATGCCGTTGAAACATCAAATCCTGTACTCAATGCATATTCATTAACAAGATCATTACCTTGACCTAACACAAACAATTTAGTTCCGTCTGTATTGAATTCTATACTATTTGCTGAATTATCTCCTTGTGAACCAGATGCACCTAAAGTGCCAACACCAACATCTATACCATCAACGAATGATGCTGTTGAAACATCAAATGCTGTTGTTAATGTATATTCATAAACGTCAGAGGTATCGGCTCTACCCAACATAAACATTTTAGTTCCATCTGCATTAAACTTCACATCTCTTACATCGCCATCTTGAGAACTTACATCAAAACTGTCTACAAAAGTTGCTGTTGAAATAATTTGATCGTTGTTGATAGAATAGTTAATAGTAGAACCGTCCTCGCTAGTAAGCAACAATCGTTGGCCACCAATGAATATGTCTAACTCACTTGCTGAGGACGGTGCTTGTGATAGAGCATATACAGCCGTACTTCCATCACTTGTAAAAGTGTTGGTGTATACTGTATCTGCGTAAGGGATAGTTTGAGTTCCGCTGGCATCTACCACTTCTGTGCCACCGCTATGCTCCTTAATTCCTGTACCTAAAGTACCACGTCTTAATTGTCCTAACGTGTTACCTGATAATGTAAAGTATTCTATTCTTTCTTTGTCTATAAAAATTACACCTGGCATATTATTTGCCGCATTAGGTGTACTTAAAACAGTTGCATCTACAACTTCAATTTCTGAGGTACCTGCAACCAAAGTATTTTTGATTGTTGTTGTTGCAGTTTTTGAAATACGTTTGTAAAAAGTTCTGTTTAACATATCTTTGAATATTCTAAATCCTGTGGCATTCACAGCACTGTCTATAGCAAAATACATTACATCTAATCTATCTGCTTGTACTATTGTTTTTCCAATTACAGTAATTGTATTTCCACTAATTGTAAAATCTGTTCCTTCTAATAATTGATCTCCGTTTAACCAAACATAAGTGTAAGCACCACTCAAAGCATCAAATCTTAATTTGAAGACATTTTCAGTTCTTCCTTCTAAAACTTCTCTACGAATTTTTGATCCAAATGCATTGTTAAATGTTGTTACTGACATAACATCACTTTGCTCTAATGCGTATCCTAAAGTACTTGAGTCTGCATCAATCTGTGCTTTATCTAAAATAATATCAGTTCCTTCATTGTAATATTGATTATCAACTAAAGTTGAAATACAAATTACATCTGTTGCTGTTGGAACTGAATCTGTTTTAAATTCAACATTTTGATTTGTTACGTCAACTGTGTAGTGTGTGTTTAAATCTTTTTTCGTTCCGTTGACATAAACTTCAACTTGTGAAGCGGCTGTAACTGTTTTTGCAGGATCAACTGTTGAGTCATCGTTCATTCCTGATGTTACTCCATATGTATATGTACTGCCATCTCCTGTGTAGTAAGTATTGTCTGGTCCTCTTAAAACTTTTCCATTAACTTCAATTATTGTTAATCCTGAGAATGGACCAATTGCTCCTGGTGGATAAGTTAGAGTATATCTGTTTGTTGAACCATCATAAGTTACTGCTTGATTTCTAATACTTGCGTAACTTCTTGTTGATGTTGCTGATTTATTAAATCCTGCAATTTGTATATACGAGTCTGCCGCTGGTGCTGAATCAAACGTTACTTGTAATCTTTGTTGAATACTAGCAGTTGAAAAAGAAGTAGTAGGCACACCGTCTATTGTAATATAAATTTCAGATGCTGTTGAATCTAATTGGAAATCGTCACTAGTACCTGTAGTAAATGTAACTGTGCTACCATCACCAGTATACTGGTCTAATACTCTGTAATTTTCTCCAGATATTGCAAAAACTTTTGTAGACACTATGCTGAACAATGCTGGTGCAGTATTAAAAGTAATTGTTTTATTAGTAATATCAACTGTGTAATCTGTTGTAATTTTTTTCATTTTTCCATCAATGGAAACTGTTACTGAAGCAATAGTTCCTGGATAGTCACCTATGCTAAATGTTTGTGTAGATCCGTCAACTCTATGATTTTTTTCAGTTATAAATGGAACTCCTGATTCTGGAGATGTATAAACTTTAATATCTAATGTGTCAAATATCTGTCCTGGTATTGCTTCTTCTGGTGCATAACTTGTATCTGGACTTACAAATTCATCACCTTCTAATAAAATATCACTTTCTGATACACCTAAAGCAGAACCAAACATACCGCCTTTAATAATTGAATCTATTGTTCTGTCATCAGTTGGTGTTAATACACCATCGTCATCAAATGGAATAAATTCTACAAGAGCACCTTCATCTGGTGTTGTTGTTAAAGTAAATGCTGTTGTTGACCCATCACCATTAATAATATCATCTAGTTTTAATCTTGTACTGTCATCTGCAGAAACATAAACTTGATAAACTTTTCCTGTTGCTGGTGCTGTGTCAAAAGTATAAGTGCTAGTTGAACCGTCTGCTGTAAATGATACAACATTTGAAGCACCATAATTATCCCAAGGAAAATCATACCATCCTGATTTATCCCATCCTTGTCCTTGTGAGAACAACAATCCTGTAACCATTGTTCCACCATAATCAACACCTTGCATTAATTGATTTAACTCATTGCCTGGCATTCCTGTACCTGGTGTATAGAAACCTTTTAATCTGTCTGACGCTGTTAAACCTGTTTCGTCTCCATAAACTTTATAAAGATTATTAAGACCTTCTTTAAATTTAGTAGTTGATGTATATGCTTTTGTTGTTTTGTATAGTTCGTTATTGTGTCTAATTAACTGTCCATACACATAAGCAGTAGATGCCGCCCAATCTACAACATCATGCGTAGATTTAATTCTATCAAACTTCATTGTAACATCAAGATCTCTAACAAGGTCGTTGTTTAAGTTTGCATATGCTTTTGCTACCGTAGTTGGATTTGTACCTGATGCTGTTCCGCCTGTGAAAACCACTGTTGGAGTTGCTGTGTAATTTCTTCCTTTGGTTACTAGTGTAACTTTTGTAACTTCACCATTCCTAACAGTTGCCGTGGCTGTTGCCGCATCTGTATTTGGTGTTGTATACATTTTATAAGCACCAGATTGTGTAGTTTGTGCAGTGTTTGAAGTACCGTTAGGCATATAAAAATCTCCTGCATACTCATCAAATGTGTATTTTGTTGAAGCACCTGAACCGCCATTGTTTTGTGTGTCCCATACATTTGCTTGAGACTCACTTGTAAACAATGGATAATAATATCCATAACTTCCAGAAGTTGTTCCTGATGCACTTGTTCCTTGTATTTGGAACGGTCCTGTGCTATTAACAGTTCCACCTAATATTGTTACTGTTGGTGCTTCTGTATATCCTGAACCTCCTGCTAATAATGTAATAGATGAAACATATTTTTTATGATAGTCATTCCACATCTGCCAAGGATATTCTGTAAGTTTATCAGAATCTTTTGTTACATTTAGATTTCTAATTTTACCATCAGTAGCATCATAGAAAGGTGGACTATCAAAATCTGTATTCATTCCATCTTGTGTATCTGTACTTTGATATCCTAATTTGTACTCTCTTAATTTTGAATGGAACGGTTTAACTTCATTAATATAACTTTCTATCCATGCGTCTGTACCAGTTGTATAAGTTTTTCTCTGATCTAGTTGTCTAACAGAGTTTGTAACATTTATAAATGAAGTTTTAAACATCCAATCAACATATGTTTGTTCTTCTAAAACTTTTCTTAAACCTGTAAAAAATAAAGTATTATATTCTAATGCTAAATCGTTTATGAATAAATCATCTCTTAAAGCAGTTAAAATATGTCTTGTTTCTTGTGATGGTTCTTGATCAAAGAAGTTATCATCAAAATTATCTGCACCTGCGTATCCTGTTGCGTCTTGAGAATAATCATAAAGTTTAGTTGATAATTTTATAGTTCCGTTTTCTGTTCCAACATTTTCCCAGTCTTCGTCACCTGATACTGTTCTCATAAACAATTTCCATCCACCTGTGTCTGCAGATGTAACTTTAACGTGTTTTCCGTTCTCTAAATCTAATAATTGATCTAATTCATATTCATACGTAACCTGCTTATCAATTTTTGTATTTTCACTATGTATGTGTCCTGAATCACCACTTATATCATACCAATCTGTGTAACTCCAGTAATTAGAAGTATTAAAAGTTTGAATTTTTGTTCTTGACCAAACGGATCCGTCCCACGTGTATATTGCCCAATAATTATTAGCATTTTCGTCTGCTTTTACAAGATATTTTACTGTGCCTGACAAGTCTTGTGTATTAATATAAGTTAAGTCTGCATATGTATCTACAGATGCGTCCCATTCTAAACTTTCCGCTGTTGGTTCAGGATCATTAGAATCTAAATTATCTAAACTAAATGTTCCAACTAATTGATTTTTCTTTAATATAGAATTTGCATAATCTATAATTTCTTTAAGTGCGGCATATCTATCTACATACCACGTTTGTCTTGGACGTATGTTGTTTCCATACCTTTCGTTTACTGGTAGATCTAAATCTGGTACAGTATCGCCTGTAGAGTTTTTTCCTATTAATGAATCCCACCAACGTGTTTCTATTTGTGTTCCAGGACGATAAGATTTATCTCCTTCACGTACTAATTTCCAAATTGAATGTGCATCACCTTCAAATGTGTTTGTTCTAATATCAACATTTAAAACAATATCACTATTAACTAATTGTATTGTGTTGTAAACTAATAACTTGTTTGTATCAGTAATTGCATAATGTTTAATACCAGAATTTCTAGGATTTGTAATTAAATTAGAAACAAAATTAGTTGTATTTTTTCTTTCAACTGTACTGTTTACTGGAAGTGACGTTGAATTTTTTACCCAATAATAATAATAATTTACATTTGTATCAAGTGCTGAATTATATCTTTGTTTTACTGTGTATTCTGAATCATCTGCCATAAATGGTGTACCTGTGATGCCCAATGTTTCACTTGCCGCCGCTGAAGCAATAGCATATTCACTTGGCAATAACGTTGATTCTATCCATTCATATATGTCAATTGATGATCCTGGAAATAAATTTCCCCAATTATTAGTTTTGTATTCTTGAGAATCTTGTTCGTACCACAACCATTTTACAGTTGATAAATTCCACCAAACCTCACCAACGTGTTCTTCTCCCCACGGAGTTTGCGTATTTGCTTTTGGTCCAAAATTATATTGTGCTGGATCCCACGTTGTTTTAATATTAATTTCTCTATCTGCTAATCCTAAAATTTTTCCTTTTACTGGATCATGTAAATTGTAATGGTCTCTAATTTGTTTAGATGCTTTATTAAATTCAAAAACATTTCCTAATTTTGTAACATCCATTAATGCAGTTTCATACGCAAGTTGTTTCCAAGCATACTCTCCAGCAACATTACAATCAAAACAAGTTACAGTTCCGTCGTTGCTTAACATTGAACTTCCGTCACTTGCTATGTTACCTTCGTCATCTGGTGCTCCAACAAATATTGTATTATCTATTGCACAAACACCTTTTCCAAAATTATCATCTGCTGATACACTTGTTGTCACTAATAAATCATCAATAACAAATTTAGTATTATATTTTGTGGCAGTAAAAGCACCGCCTGAATTAGGATTTTGGTCTGATATTGTTGTGTCTTGTAGGTCAAATGTTGTTTCTCCTGAATCAAATACCATTTCTCTGTGATTTGAATATGTTTCTGCACCAATTACAAGTCTTGTACCTGCATCATTTATATCCAACGTTGAACCAAATTTCATGTTAACTTGAGTTTTTGGTGCTGTTATTGTTTGCTGTAAAGTATAACTTAATGTTGAATCAGCATTTGCGTCCCATTTATAATAATAAACTGCTCCTGCGTCTGCTTGACTGCTATCATCATACCCTGGAGCACCAATAACCAATGTTGTACCATCTTTACTCATTGTCATTGAGTCACCAAATTTTGTATTCAATGTTGATCCGTCACTTGTTGCACCAGTTAATGTTTGCACATGAGTAAATGCGTGTTGTACACTATCATCATTTGATGTTGATGCTCTTACAAATATTTCTACTTTACCTGCTGTGCCTGTTGAAACTGAAGATACAGCAAGTATATCACCATTATCATTTACTTGTAATCTATGACCAAAACGTTTGTTAATGTCTCCGTCTGGAGAATCTATTTCTAAACACTGTGTCCATCTGTCATATGTTGAGCCATCTGCTCCAACTCCCCACTCATACATATAAACTCTACCTGTATCAGTGTCTGGTGCATCTGATGGAACAAAACCTGGTGCTGATACAAACATATATTTTGTTGGTGTTGATCTAACTGAATTTGCTCCTGGTTCTACAATTTTGTGTGCCCAACCAAAATTTTGTGATGCCGCATCTACTGGAGGTAATATTGTACTCAATGTTCCGTATTTGAATGTGTCTGGATCCCATACAAATATTTTAACTAAACCAGCATCTGAAAATCTTGTACTTCCATCAGAGCCATAAGAATTGGCATAAGGTGCACCTGCTACAACAAAATTTTCATCTGAACTCATTGATAAAGAATAACCTAATTTACCCGTATTATCGTCTCCAGCAGTTGTTGTCATTGCTGATTGTGTGCCAAATGTTGTGCCTGCTGTTGTGCTTGAACGGAATAAAAAGTTTATTGTACCTTGTCCATCTGTTGGTGCGGCAACTACCACAGTTCTTCCATCGTTTCTTGCAACAATTTGATAACCAAAGTCTTGGTCTTCTGTTGTATTGTCTGGAGATAATGTTCTTATTTGTGTGTATGGATCTTGTTTTTCATATACTCTCCATAATCCGTCACTGTCGGCGTCTGCAAAAACTTTATCACCTTCTTTGTTAATTGAATCATTTTTATCTTTATAGTCATCAAAAGATATAAGATCGTTTGCATTATCCATTGAACTTAATCTTACTGAAGTAAATTTGTAAACATTTCCATAAGACTCTGCTGTAGATCCGTCTTCTAATACTGGTAAAGATGCAATTACTCCATCAAAGTCTACGATAACCTTTTCATAACTTGGAACTGATTTAACTACAAAAACTTTGTTTAAATCTGTGGATTCAGAATTTGCAATTAAAATATAATCTGCTGTTGTTGTTGTCGTGCCTGCTGAGAAACTATGAGCACTTGTAAATGTAATTTCTAATTCAGTATTACTGTTAATATGTTCAAGTTCAGCAATTTTTACACCTGCATTTGTAATTCTAAACACGTCCCAATCTTTGTTACCTTTGTTTGCTACCCAAACTAATTCGTTTTGTTTAAGTTTAGTAGTGTCAATATTAAGTAAATCTGATTCATTGAATGCTGTATGTTGCACTTGATTCAACTGTGGATATCCTGCTGTTTTATAAACTTGTACTTGGTCTCTGTCTACACCGGCTTTTGTGTAATCATATCTTGAAAATGTTGTTGTTGATGAATAGTCAACTGGTTTAAAATAAAGATTAGTTTCTGCTACACCTAAACTTCTAGCATACGATTTAGTATCGTTTGTTGTTTCAAGCAATTCAATACTTTGTGGATTAGCAACTACTTCATTATCTTTTAGAGTTATTTGTATACTTTCTTTGGCGTCAGTGTTACCTATTCTATTTGTTCTAATCATCCACTCTGGATATAAACTTAATGCAATATCTTGCTCTTCATATTTTGCTTTTAATATTCTTGTTATTGCATTCTCAGTTCCTTTTTCTCTTACATACCCTTGATAAAATTTATATTGTGAAATATCATTAACAAATAAATTTTCTAAATAATCTCTGCTTTGGTATCCAATTAATCTTTGTGCGAGTGTTTGTTGCGATTCATCAAAATTATTAGTTTCTAAATTATAAAAATCTTGGAATGAAGAAATTTTATAATCAAAATTTGGTACAAGTTGAGGAGCAGGTTTTTCATCTTTTAAAATCCAACTAGATGTTACAAATTCTGTAGTTGAAGTATGATTTATTTTGGCAACATAAAACTTACCTTGATATTCAACCGTATCTCCAATTTTATAATCTGTATTTTTTAACCAATAAGTTACCTGTGCGGCATCAAAAATAAAACCAGGTGCATAATAATCTCCATTCCACCCTCCAGTTTTCCAACCAACTAATTTTAATCTTTGTTGTCTAAATCCTGTATCTGGGTCATAAAGTTTATCTGAAAACACTGTAGAATTATCAAATATTAATACGTGTTCTTTTTGAACTGTGTTCAATGCAACATTATACAATCCTACATCTGCTGGTTTTATTACTAATTCAATAGTTGTACCAACACGTTTTGTTGAAATATCGTTTATATCTATTTTTCTTCCACCAGCGTCTAATATAGAATAGTCGCCTGCAAGATTTCTTAATTTACCTACAACTGAATTATTTGTTTCTAATTCAAAACCGTCTGCCGCTGGAGACACTGTTACTGCCGATCCTGCTGACCAATTTTGAGTCGTCCAAAATAAAAATTCTCTTACTGAATTACTCCAGTTCAGTGTTTCTTTTAATTCAGTTGACCATCTGTTAAATTTAAATCCTTGACCTTCTAACCAATGTCCATAACCAAATAAAAAGTCTACAACATCTTGCACTGTATCAAACACATAACCATATGGAATCGTTTGAACTGTTTGTTGATAATTTTGGTATTGTAATGCTTCAGCACCCTCTACACTAACTTTTGTACCTGAAACTGATTTAATAGGATATTGAAAGTTAAAATACGGTTTTACAGTTGAATAACCTAAAACTTTATATCCACCTAATAATGTTGATCCGTCTAAATCTGTATCAGTATTCTTCTCAATTAGTACTCCAGAGTAATAAAATGAATTTACTGGATTAGATGTTCTAAATAATATTTTATAGTTTTCGTCAGGTATAAATTTGGATCCAGAAGATGATCCTGGTGAAATTGAATCTGTTAAAATTTTTAAATTGTTTTTATCTGTAAATCCACCTAACTTATAAGCCAACTGAGTTGTTATATTTTTCATTTTATCGTAATAAAATGTCTTTGTATCTAATCCTTTTGAAATCAAGTAATTAACAACGCATGGTTGATAACCTGTTGTTGTGTATCTTGTTGTAACTCCTGTTGCATTATTAGTTTCTGTTTCTAAATGATATTTTGCTGTTGATAATTGTGTTCTAATATCTGTTTCTGTACTAACAACGTTTCCTGTTATGTTAGTTTTTAATCTAGATGGATCAAAAAATACAGTAAAAAATTTAGCAGGTCTTGTAAGTGCTAAAAATTTTATAACTGAAAATGGATAAGCACTTGATCTTCTCCATGCAGTTTCTGATGGTCCTTGGTCTCCAAACTTCCAACTATTTCTTCTACCCGGTACAACTAATTCATGTATTAATCCTGCCGCAATAGGATCTAATAATTCACCTGATTCGTTAACAGGTAGATAACTTTTAATTCCTAATTTTCCATATCTTCCAGTTTGAGATTCTACTGCGTCCCATAATACTGTGTTACCTGATGTATAAGGTGCCGCCCCGTAAGTTGCGTCCCACGTGCTAGGTTTTTCAGAATGACCTAATATCTCCCATGGTCTAGTGTGTGGACTATCTGTGTCATAGTAATATTTGTATATGCCTCTCCAGTGTCCAGGCATTTTTTCATCTTTTAATCTGCCAGTACTTTTTGCATAGTTGTAAGTGAAAGGAGAGCCTTCACTAAATGTTGTATTGTTAATGTATTGTACATTGTTTCTTCCTGCCCAAACATAAAAATCAGATCCCATTATATCATCACATTCAGTTAATGTATATTCGGTTGATGTAAATGCAGACGGTACTACTTCGTTTACATCTAATAATGTTTGATCATAGGTTACTTTTATATTGTTGTAAATTCTTTTTTCAAGTTCTAGTATTAAATCGTCTCTTTCATCACCATATGCTTTAATGATTGAACCGTCGTGTCTTCTAATAACATCAGTATCTGTAATATAAGTTGTATCAGTAAATGTCTCTGGTTTGTATGATGGATATATTCCAAGTTTAGTTGGTGTTGCTGGAATATAACTTCCAGCAGTGTCTGAATAATCTTTAATCTTAATTGTATCACCCTCTGCAAGTGTGGCTGAGATATTAACTGTATCGTCAGTTGTACTAAAGGTATAGTCTGTACCTAAGATTAACTGCACATCATTTAGATACACATACACCGCTCTACTACTCGTAGTTGTTATACTGTGTTGCGAATCAAGTGCGTATTCTGTTTGTGAAGATCCTTGCACTGTGTAAGTTCTTGTAGACACATTTTCACCATAGCCTACCATGTCGTCATAGTAAAATGCAAATGAACTATTTTTACCTTGACTAATTGCCGCAATAATTTCATCTACTCTGTCTGCCGCTACACCTTCGTATGCTGTACCAACTGCATACGTTAAGAATGAACTGTACCATTTTTCATATTCTAAATTACAATAATCAATTGCTGATACAACATTTGCTTCTTGGTCAATCAATCCAAATACTGCTGGCAATAACGATCCTAAATGTTGTTTTATTGTTCCGCCATTTAATTTTGCATCAGGTTGTTTATCTCTTAAATTTGATGTACCAGGTATGGCTCCTGTAACGTCTTCATTTTTTTCAAATATATCTTTAACATGAAGTAATATTTGACCCCATGTAAAAGTACCTAGTTGTTTATTTTTGCTGTTTATTGATAAATTATCTGGCGTTTCGTAAATTCCTTTGTCAGAAACTTTACTTGCAGAACTATATCCAGAAATTTTAACTTGATCATCTACTGATAATTCTTCTACAAATTTTACATACTTGTTTGTACTACCATCAACTAACGTATAGTCTGTTGTAATAGTTTTTCTTATACCATTTACTGATACAGAAATTTCTAAATCTGTTAAATCTACAGAATCTTTATAAAAATCTATTTGAAAATATTGTTTTTCTGTGTCATCAACTATAAAAGTTCTAAGAACTCTTTGTTTGCTTTCGTTTGTTCTTTCAATCCAAGCACTTTTATTGTTGTGTGTTGTAATACCTGTTGTATAGTGTAAATGTCCTTCTGCTAATTTTTTTGTTACAGTTGTTGTGTCGGATTTATATGTAAATGATCCTGAAGTATGATCTGATTCAAATACAATATCTCCAACGTTATTAATTGTATCATATTTTACTTTAATTCCTAATACTGTGTCTGTTGTTGCTGAGTCTGATGTTGCAAATTCAAAAACTTTTGCTCCTTCAAAAGTTGAGTTTGGATACGTTGTTGCATTATCAAAAGCAACTTCATCGTTGTCATACATCGCAAACAACGGTTGCTCATTAACTTTTGTTTTTTGTTGTGCTTCTTTCCATGTTTCTTCTGCTTCAACATAGTGAAAAGTTTTTCCTTGGTTCTTTGTTCCAAATTCTACAAATACTGATTCACCGTCTGCAGGTGCACCGTCGTCCGCTTCTGTAAATTGAAGTACTGCTGTTGAATCGTTAGCCGCTGTACTAATTGTTGAATCATCTGACGCATGAACAAAATTTACTGTGTAAATTTTATTTTTTACTATCGAATCTGTGTCTGCGGCAAATATAATTCTCATTCCTTGTGACAAAGTAATTCCGTCAACAATGTAACCTGGTGTGTTAACCACATCACTAAATGCATCTGTTGTTACTGTATCATAAACTGTGATAGATTTTTTTGCAACAGTTCCGTGATTATAAAGTTCTAGTCCTGAATCAAATTCTATAATTGGTCTTTTTGCTCTATCTGTTTCGTCTAATACAGGAGTATGTCCGTTGATGTCTGCAGTTTTTTCAATAACTGATTTATGAAACCATCTATTGTATCTAGACCAAGCATTTTGATCTCTTGAGTTTCTTTTAATAGTAATATAGTCTTGATCATCTGGTCTAAAAAATGCTTTTGCGTAGGGTCTTGAATCGTATACAACAGTATCATATAAAATAGTTGTTTCGGTTGAATATGATCCTGGAGTAATTAAATCTTCAACATCAGTTAAAGTTATTGCGTCTCCAACTCCTTCTACATAATACTCTTTGTTTTGATATGCTGTTGTTACTTTACTACTAGTAAACTTAACTTTCATACCATTAGATAGATCTAATGTTCTTAATGAATAATTTTTAACTCCAATTATATCATTTTCAGGATTAATTTTTCTTGTAGAATCAACAGTTAAAATTTGTAATATACCATTCATTGCATCATGATTTCCGCACTGATAATATAAAGTGTCTGGAGCACCAGTTGGTACTGTGAAAGTTACTGTACCGTTGTCTGTTCCATTATTTGTTACACCTGTTGAATATACTGTAGAAGTTGAGCCATCGGCGGCCACTGCATCCATAAAAGGTTCTGTCATTATCCAAAACGGATGCCCTTTTGCATTTACATTAAACTTGTATGTGTTACCTCTGTAAAGAGTTACAATTGGATTTCTTTCATTTTCTCTGTGAGGGAAATTCCATGCTCTTGCGGAACTGCCATCAAGTGGATGTGCTTCAACTTTGTATTCTGCTACTGCTCCTGTTCCAACTGAATCTATTTCAATTGCATTTGGACCTGTTGGCATCCAATAATATTCTCTGTAATTGATTAACTTATCGTAGTCAATTGCTGGATTCCAACTGTAAATTTTTTCTTTGTTTAATCTATCGTGGTTATCAACTTTTCCACCAAAGTATTTTATTTGATTAATGTAGTCATCATATGTTCCAGAAAATTTTACTTGGTCTTCTGGATTTACTGAAGTTGTGTCTTGAGTTGTGTAAGTTACTGCAGGCTCTAGTTGATAAGCCATTCTGTCTCTGTTAGTAGCACTTAGATATCTATCTGTAGATTTTCTTGTGTAAGCATCTTGTCTACCAACAAATCCATCGACCCTTTCTAAGGAGCCTTTTTGCACTAAAGGATCTAACGTACTACCTAAAAATCTTTGGTTTACATCAGTTCTATAAAACGCAGGTAAGTGTTGAACAGTTCTTCGTAATTCGTTGTCACCTTGTTTAACAACTTCTTGATTTGTTAGTGGATTGATTGCGTTGTCTGCCATTAGTATCCTGCCCCACTACTGCCGGTACCTGAACCGGAACCCGATGTAGTAGAGCCTGACACTGCTGAACCTGTTGTTGTGTTCGTTGTAGTAGTTGATGTTGAAGTTACAACTGTTCCTGATGCTTCTAATTGGTTGGCACCTAGTGCAGTTATAATTGATACATCACTAACGGTGGCCCCACTAATGAAAATTTCGTCTGCCGCTGATGCTAATTGAAACAAAGACCCAAAACTTTGTCCTGATTGGTTTGGTACAATAACAACTGTTAATAAATCTGGTGCTAGTTGTTGGTGTATATAAGCGGCTAATTCTGTAAAATAAAAACTATCTCCAAAATCCCAATTATCTAATGCAAAAAATTCATTTACTGCGGCAATTACTCTTGTTTTAATAATTGCATCTGTGATATTAGTATTTGGATTTTTAACAACTTTAAATGTACATTGTAATTCTTCGTCGGCATTCGTTCCAAACAAAATTTTATATTTTACTGGATGATATACCACATGATCACTTAACGATTTTAATGGATTAAGTGTACCAGAATAACTTATTCTTAATTGGTCTGATGTTGCTGGTGTTGGTTCGGTACCACCATCTTTTAACCAAATTCTATATAGGTTATCATAAGATCTTTCTAATAGATAAAGATCAACAATATTTGAAACTGCAGGATCAATTCTAGTTTCTTGTCCTGCATGATGTTTATATTGGAATGAAAGTGAACTTCTTCCTCTTCTTGCATAATAGTCAGTTGTTGTTGTTAAAACACCAGTAGATGAACTGTATTTTTTAACAACATCTTCATCTTCGTCGTAAAAATAAAATAACTGTCCATCTGAATATCCACCTGTAGTTAAATTAATGTCTGTTTCGTTTAACGACACTACAAAGTTTGTTGCCGCATATGGTTTGTATCTTGCTATGTTATTGTATGAAATATATTTTTCAAAGAAAACAAATTTTGTAGTAGGAGTTGTATCTGGCTCTATTACAATGTCAAAAATATCAGGATTATCAACAACTCCGTCGTCATCACTATCAAAGAACCCAATTTTTACTTTTCTATTGTCTTGATATCCGTCTGCTTCTGTTACTGTGTCTACAATTTGCCAATTAATTGGATAACCAATTGAGTTTCCTGTAGAAACAATAGAATTTGTTTTTAAAACTTTTACTGTGTCTTTAACACTTTGACCTGTTTTATAATCATAAATTTTTTCTTGTGAATCATAATGAAATTTATTTTGTCCTTCTGATTCAAAAATATAATCTAATGATCTATAAGTTACTGTGTATGTACTACCATCATTGGTAAATTTAAACCACCAACTTGCATCTAAGTTTGTACCTGCTGATGATCCTGTGTTACTTAAACTAAAAACCGAACTTGTACTTAAATTTGTTGCTGTAATAACTTTCCATTCCTCAGAATCTACATCATATCTTATTCCAAATTCTTCATATGCTTCAACTCTATCAATTAAATCTGTTTTTAAAGTAGATGAAAATGTTGTTGTTAGGTTAGGTATTATTGCTGATACAGATGCACCATCTGGAATAATATTAGACAATGTTACTGGTCCTAAACCAGATTCTAAATTTCCTGTACCACCATTAGCACCATCACCAGTAACTGCTCCAATTTTTGACCATGCTCTGTCTTCTGCGTCGTCTGTACCTGCTGTTACTAAACTATCATTTAAAAATTCTCTAGTGTCTGGTGAAGTAAATTTAATTAAAGCACCTGGTTTTGCATACTTAAGGTTAGATGTTGCAAAATCTCCAATTACAAGTGCACCGCCTGATGTAAAGAAACCAGTGTTGGTGTTTGTAGTTGTTGTTGAAGAATTCCAAGTTGCTGACAAAGAACTTACATCCTTTGTACTATATTTTAGATAATAAAATTGTCTTGCATATGCTTTTTTTAATCTTGCTTCTACAGAACTATTAAGAGTAGATTCAATTATGTTTCTATTTGTAAATGTAAAACTAAATGTGTTTGTTTTTTCTTCTCTGTATAGTATTCCGTCTTCAGCAAATATATTAACATTTGAATATGCTCCTGTAGGATCTAAAATTTCTTTTGCTCTAGATATCCCAGAAGCCGCTCTGTTTACTGATCTTACTTTTATAATTTCTTGTGAAGCACCTAAAGGTACCACTTGATAATCTTCAGCAGTAACCATTCTATTTTGTGAATAGTAAACTTGTGGTGCTTTTTCTCTTATTGAATCATTAGATTCAGTTGCCGCAGAATTGTAAATTGATGATTTTAATGATAAACTCATTGTAAGAGTTTGTTGACTACCATTAGCATCTGTATATGGAACTGAAAGTTGTACATTTCTCATATCTGCTGGTTGAATAGAATATTTGGCATTGTCACTTACTCTATAATACAATCTAAACGTTCCTAATGGCATATTAGCAAAGTTACCGTCACCAAAAACTAAATCAATTGCATCATCAACTTTCGTAATTACATTGTAGATATTTCTTTCTGATTTTGCTAAAGAATTATAAATGGCATTGTTTCCTGCTAATGAAGGAACCTTTTTCCATTCTTCAAATGGTTGACCAAATTGATCTAGTTTATACAACCAAATATCAGTATCATTAACATTTGCAGTACTAAAACTTTTAACATAATTTGTAATTGATGAATCAACAGTAAAGTCTACATTTTCCATTGCACCTTGTTTGAATAAAAAGAAAAATCCTGTATTGTTAGATGAATCTCCAGATCCGTCTGATCTATAACAATAAGTTAATCCTGTTCCATTAATTGGTTTTGATTCATATATGCTTTCAGAATCAGTTATACTCGAAGGTATAATTTCAAAACGTCTACTAATACCACCAACACTTTTTGTAAAATTATATATTGGAAGATCTAATTGATTAGAACTTAATGTATAAATTTCTGTTGGAATGCCTCCTATAGATCCTGACTCTCTTGGGTTACCAAATAATTGTCCTGATTGGTTTGCGGCATTTAGTATCGCAATAAATTGTTCCCTGTAACTTGAATTAACTGAATCATTCCAAATAACTGTTGAGTTTGCTATGTTAGTTCCTGTTGAATCATACACGTCTTGCGTTGTTGATACAGAATTAATTTTTAAAAGACCTGTTGCTGGTTTATTTCTACTTGCGTTATAATTTATTAGACGTGCTAATCTTAAAACTGAATTTCTTCTTTCTGCTGTTTCTAAAAAGTTTTCTCTAGCATTCAAATCTATTCTGAACGAAAGTGCTTGTGAAATATAAGCAATTAAATCAATAAGTGCAATATACTCTGAACTTTCTACAAAATCATTGAAATCATCTGGGTAATTTTCTCTGATGTACGCCACCATTGTTCTACGTAACGTTTCAAAGTCGTAAGATTTAAAATCTGCTTGTTGGAAAGCCTGATAGATCTTTCTCCAATCCTCTGCAACTAATAATCTATTCTGTCGTTCTGTGGTAGCCATATCGTTTGTATGGATATTTATGTGCTAAATTAAGTGCGTATATTAAGATAGGCGTATTAGAGAATTTTCATCAAACTTAAACGCCAATTTCTCTGTAATATCTAACGGTATATATTTCAATGTTGCCTGTATGGCTATACCGTGATCTGCTTCTACTACTGTGATTTCCTCTGTTCCAATACGTGGATCAGCATTTAAATTTGCTGTAATATCTTCCGTTATGGCATCTTTTAATGCTTCTGTAAACGGTTCAAACAACAAATCATATATTATTGTACCAAATTCAGGATTCTCCACCCTTTCGCCCTTACGTACCGACAAACGGTTTATGAGATCCTGTTTGGCACACTCAAAATCATAAACCTTAAAGTTTTGATTATCTGCTCGTGATGAAAATCCTTTGAATGTAACTGTTGAGTTACCTGCTGTTGTACCTGTTCCTGAACCTGATCCGTATGCCATTTTAAATATTTATATCCTTAATTTTACCAAAATTTAAACTTGCCTATTGCACTTGAAATACTTTTGAAAACACCGGCCGCACTCTGTCTGAATGCAGTTGCTACCTGCGTAATTCTTCCTACCGCTGTACCTCGTAATGATGGTGGTAGGTTATTAGCAGATGATCTACCTAATATTGTACCTGCAAGATTTGATGCAACACTTGTAATCTTGCCTGCTACAACTTTAGTCGTTAAAATTTGTTTGATATCTCCTGATTTTAAATTTTCAACAACACTGTTTACTTTGTAAATGTTATTGTAACTTTTAGTAAATGTATCTGAAAATTCTTTTAATTTAACAGCATTAAATTTCGTTAAACTTTTCATTTCATTAGGATTGGTTATATCTATACCTTTTGATTCTAACAAACCCTTGTCTGTAAGATATTTTTTTTGATCTGTAAAAAATTGTAGTTGTTTAATGTAATCCACATCACTTTCTCTATTTTGTTGTGCCATAAATTCTAACGTACCTGGCGTTTGTGATAATTCTTTCCATTTTACAGGATCGTTCCATTGTGATACTGTTTCATATATACCAGACGGTGCTCTTGCAAATGGTTCATGTGTTACAAGATTTGGCACAGTTGTTTTTGTTTTTTTTGTGTTTGCTTCTAGTACTCCGCCCACGCCAACTGTGAGGTTTACATCATTTTCTGATTCGTCTGTTATTATTCCTGACGCTTCTGGTGTTAACCATGTTGGTCCCCAACTAGAACTGGCAGGGACTGAATTGAAATGTATCTGTCCACTCGCCGCTAAATCTATTCTACCGCCGGCACCGTGCATCTGTCCACCACCTGCGTAGGACGAAATGCTACCACTGGCGTATGATGTTATTGCACCTCCTTGAGAAGAATTAGCAATACCTGTTTGTCCAATGTTCATTAAATATCCAGCATTATTAACCATGTCAACTTCTGCTGTAAATTTTATACTATGCTTGGCATGGAAGTTAATATCTCCACCTGAGTGTAAATCAAAATTTCCATCTGACCTAAAATTAAATCCGTCTTGAGCATATACATAAATTTTTCCATCACTACTCATTTCAAACCAACTGTTTCCTGAACCATTTGCAATATACACAACACCCGATGTATCATGCATTAATATTTGGTGTCCTGATGCTGTTCTTAATCTTGTTAATTGGTTGTTACCGTTAACATCTCCATCGTCCATAACAAAAGTATGTCCAGTATCTCTAACTACGTGGTCAGTTTGATTGGTGTCTTTTGCACCGACTTTCTCTTTAGTAGTACCTGTATTTTTTCTACCAGGAGTACTGATACCAAAAACCTGACTTGGTGTTTCTCTTCTTGCTGAAGAAGATGTTGTGCCTCTTACAGTGTCACCAATCAATCCTTGTGCTTTTAAAGTTTCAGCAAAAGGGTGTATAGGTTTTGGAAAGTTATCATGGTTAATATTGTCATACCCCGGCGATGCTCTATTAACTTCGCCTGCAGGAACATTGGTTGTTCCATAAGTTGACATTTTGTCAACACTGGCATTTTTCATTTCGTTTGGATTGTTAACATCTAATCCTGTGGTTTTATCAATTGTTTTTTCGCTTGATGCAATACCAGGCACCATATGATTTGTGTAAGGATCTTGTATACATCCTATCCAATATCCTTGTGATAATTTTCCTTCAGCAAAAATAACTAAAACTCTTGATTCTAAATCTGGTGGTATTGCCCAAAAACCATACGAGTGTTGCGACCCTTCGTGGGTTCTACTATGTGGTTTATTGTATATAGATGCTTTGGCTCCATAAAAAGGAGAAAGATAATCAACTGTGTATAATTGATTAAAGTTTGGTGATTGTGTTTTACTAATTTCAGGAATTGAAACTTTTAACCGTCCCATTCTAGCAGGATCAATGTTACCTTTTACTATGCCTATGTATGGTCCTGGGTTTCCTTTAGACCATGATTGATCCGCACCCGGTGGTACTGATGTTGATGCATCACCTTTAAGATGATCATGTAACTTAGACATTGAAGAAATCCTTTATTCTTTTTGATGTTCTAGCAACTGTTTTATATAATGAAGAACTTTTTACTTTAGCAAAAAGAGAATTTAGTTTATCTTGTACACTAAAAATTTGTCCACCCATTGCAAGAAAGTTTTCAGGAATTTCACTATGATGTACTATATGTGTTGTGCCATCTTTTTTGTTAAGATATCTGTATTCTCTCATTGGTGTTGATATTTTAACACCTTGGTTATTAAATCTAACTAATTTTAAAATATTTTTGTACATTCCGTTATCAAAACTATGTTCTATTTGGTATACTCTATATAGTCCAGAAAAAGTTGCTGACTGATCAGACTGGAGTTCGTATATTCCTGTTTTATCATCAAGGTCTGTAGGCATTCTAAAATTTATTAATACTATTGGATCTGCAAGTTCTGGATTGTAACATTTTAATTCGTTGTTCCATACAGCATTAAGTCCTGCTCTCCAATATGAAATATCTTTGTCCTCACTGACTCCAGGAGCAAACATTTCTGGATTTGCAGGTATAAATTGTGATTGTCCTAGCCATGCTGGATCACCTAAAATTTCTAAATTTATGGTGACCATATCTGCTTCTGGGTTTGCCAAATAATCTAAAAAATTATCTAATTCTGTAGTTTTATCATTTGATAAATTGTCTGCTGATTTTCCTTCACCAGGCTCTGACTTTAAAAGAAGAGATTGATCTAAACCGTGGTCCTGAGACTCAGTAATACCGGCAGTTTTAACATCAATTAATTGCACTTGATCTCTATTTCGTTTTGAATCACCACCTTCTGATAATCTGCTTTGAAAATATGCAACTTTATAATTTATATTAAGATCTAAAACATCAACGTTTTCGCCTGTAAAAATATAATTGTAAGTTTTGTGTACAAAACTTTTAAAGTTATCGCCAGTACTAACACCAGGTACAGCAAGGCTATAAGCATGAATCATCAACGGTTCAACAACAAACTTTATTATTTTGGCATTGGTTGCCCTTTTTGGATCAAATTTGTTTGTAGGTATAACTGTGCTTCTAATTTGATATTTTTTATAATACCATCCTTGTTCTTTTGCGGCATCATATACTGCTTGATTAGTTGATCTTGATGCCAATACTGTTGTTACTTTTTGTTTCCAGTTCTCGTAGTCGTTATGTCTTTGTTTTGGGTGTCCTTTCATGATCTGATCTAGTATTGCTGTGACGTGATCATTTTTTGAAAATTTTAAAAATTCTAAAGGATCGCCTGTTTCGGTTTCTATAACACCTTGTGTTGGATGCATTTCTCTTTTAACATAAGAATCTAATTCAATTTCTGTTGTGTCTGGTTCAAAAAAGTTATCTATGCTTATCTGATACTCGTCTGGAATTGAAATTGTTCCGTCTTTTTCATTATCTTCGCCTTGTTTGTTTAAAATATTCTGTAACTCTACTACCAATGTATTCAATTTTTTGTCTTTTGTTGATAATGTTCCAGCAGTTCTTGGGTAAGCAAATCTGTTTACGTATGCAAATTCAGACCAAGGAATTGCTCTTACTGAATAAACAGAACCTCCTTGACTAATGTCTATTTTCATATCGGTTAATTTAACTGGAATAACACGTTTTGTAGAATATTGCGGTTGCACTACTTTGCCTAATTCATCCCACCCTGTAAATTCTACTGTAAGCAAATAAGGAGCATCTAAGTGATCTAAATAATCATTATTAGCCGCGGCCGCTCTGATTCTATCTATTAAAGAAATGCCAAACGGTTCCATTATTTCCATATTAATATCTGTAATATTTGTTAATCGTCTTTTACTGTTATGACCATTAACACTGTTCATTGTTACATTTCTAAAATACAAATCTCTATTTTTTTGAAATTCTTTTCTGGCTTTATTAAGTGTTTTAGACAATCCTTCGTTTTTGTCCACAAACTTTTTATTATCTCCTGATAATGTTTCTCCGCCTCGACCTTGACGAGCATCTAATGGACCATACCCTCTTTGGTTTGCTTGTGATCCTATACCGCTACTTTGTATAATAATATCATGAGGTTTAGAATTTAACAAGGTTGTTGTGTCTAGTAAGTCTGCTTGTGATAAAGCAGAAAGAGTAAAAAGTGGATTGTAACTTGCATACTGATGCAATATATTAGGTTCAGAAATATTTGTTACATATTGAGTTGTTCGTTTTTCTTCAGATTCACCTATTCCTGATTTTAAAAAACCGCTACTAGTAGAGGTTTTCATTGAACTAAAGTAATGGTTTTTTCCATGGAACTTTGTGTGATTTGAAGTTACTTTATTAATATTTTTATTGCCCCCGAATATGTGATGAGAATTAGTGCTACCAGTAGAACTGCTACCAGTATTGTCAATAGCGGAATTTTCTTTAGAAGATCTTTTTTTTGTTTTTATGGCACCTGCCATGATTATACTCCTAAATCTTTAAGCAATAATTCTTTCTTTGGTAACTGAATGGTTACTCCTATTTTGAAATCGTAAATTGGATCTTCTATTTTATCTGGATTACGTTGAGCAAAAACCCACCATAATCTTGGAGTACCATACAAGTCATATGCTAAAAGGTCTGGTCTGTATGCGTAAGTTCTTTCAATTGTGTATGATTGATCATCATCTTCAACAGTAATTGTTCTTGGAGTTAATATCTCCAGATTGTCTGCAGACATTGGTGTTTCAAAATAGGGTGATGTTCGAGAATAGCCTGCCATTAAATAAATCCTATTTCGTTTGCACCTTTTCCGTTTAATTCACCACGTACAAATTTAGACATACTAAAGTTTTTAACTGACTCTCTAGAGTAGATAGGTGATACAAGAACTGATATGGTTGATAATGTTGGTGCCCATGTTGAGTCTTGTTGTTGATAATCAATGTTAGAGTCTGATCTATAAACATCAGATTGTTGTGTTGAAATATAATCTATTCCTGATCTTAGTTCAACGTTAAAAGTGTTAATAATTACTGGAACTTTATTGAACATATGGTCACCGTATCCATACAAATGAAATATTGGCGGTGGGTTTCCTTTTAAACCATACCCTTCATCTTCACCAAAAAACATTTTTGAGGCTGTTCTTAAAAAATTTACTGTTGCAACCCAATGTTTTGCGTCATCCTGATTCTGTACAGGAAATTCTCCAAATATATTCATTTGATCAACTTGTGAATTTCCATATTGATAGTGAGGATAGTTACTGTGTGTTTGCTCCATTGCATTATAGTTTGCTGAATACTGTATAACAATTGATGGTGTCAACGGCCAAAAAATTCCCATTTCTTCTCTTAATGGTTGCAGTAATTGATTGTTTTCAAAGAAAAATGCTTCTAATGGTGAACCTGTTGGTACTTTTAATTTCACACGCCAATCTTTTTTAGAATCTCTACCACTCCATTTTGCCCGTGCATTAACTATTCTAGAATCTCTTCTAATACCAGAACTAAACAAACGTCCTATCGTACGATTATAAATGCCTGTTCCAACATTTTTAACCACGTCTCCTATTCCAACGTTTGGTCTTGTATTTTGGTTACCGAATGCCATTTTTTTTGGTTGCTTTCCTTTGTTAAATTTCGTATACTTTAAACATATTTATAGGCACAATTATAGGCGTATTTAATTAACCGTACGGCACAATTCAACAGACCTGTTTGTGGTCATTTTAGCAAAATAAAAGAGATAATTATGAAGAGAGTGAAATACCTAAACAACCGAGATCTGTTGGCACAAATACACGCCAGCAAAAATACATATTGTTCATACGTGGCTCCAGAGGATTCACAGTATGATATCATAGTACCTAACCTTAAAAAAATTAACCCTACAACAATAGCAAAAGCCAGAAAAGCCAAAGCAAAAAGATTAACACAACTGGCATGGGAAGAAGCAAAAGCATCAGGTGATAAAAAAATTAAACTAACAAACTGTACTGTTTCTCCAAGAAAAATTGATAAAACTGATTTGGTATTTAGAGTAAACACTTATGATCATGTTCCTTTGGACTCTACTAGAAAGAAAAATCCTAAGCAAACATCGGATCATCATGCCAAAGTAAACTTTCCGCCTTTTCAACATTATAGATTAGATAAAAAAGGCAAACTACAATGTGTAGGAAAATCACACTGGATTGGTGGAATGTCAAATGGACATTTCTCTTGTGATCATGGAAAAATTACAAACAGTCTTGCAATGATGTTTATGAAATTGTGTGAACGTTATGGTACAAGAGCAAACTGGAGAGGTTACACATATAATGATGAAATGCAATCACAAGCACTAATGCAGTTATCACAAATTGGTTTACAGTTTGATGAAAGCAAATCAGAAAATCCTTTTGCATATTATACTGCGGCAATTACAAATTCATTTACAAGAATATTAAACATTGAAAAGAAAAATCAATCCATTAGAGATGACTTATTAGAATTAAATCATATGATGCCATCGTTTACTAGACAAGGAGAAAATGAAAGAAACACAGTTGCATATAAAAAACGAATGGCAAATGTACACGGTGATGTAAAAATTGTTAACAAAACTGGTATTGCAAAACTAAACAAAAAACTTAAAAAAACTGGATCTTTGTCTAAAGATGATTTTGAAGATGTCAATTATAAAAAATATGATATGACAGGACACAAAGCACCAGTTAAAAAAAGATGGTAATATATGTTTTTTAAAAAAGTCGCTTGTTTTACAGACATACACTTTGGATTAAAAGGAAATTCTAGAGTACACAATGATGATTGTGAATCTTTTATTCATTGGTTTATTGAACAAGCCAAAGCACACGGTTGCGAAACTTGTATATTCTTAGGTGATTGGCACCACCAAAGATCAGCAACCAACGTTTCTACAATGAACTACACTGTATCTAATATGGAAAGACTAGGTGCGGCGTTTGAAAAAGTTTATGTAATAATGGGTAATCACGATTTATTTTACAGAGAAAAAAGAGAAATTAATTCAATGGAATATATTAGAAATATTCCAGGCATACATCTTGTTAATGAATGGATTGTTGAAGATGACGTTGCAATTATTCCGTGGGTGGTTGGAGATGAATGGAAAACAATACAAAAAATGAAACAAAAATATGTGTTTGGACACTTTGAACTTCCGTATTTTAAAATGAACGCAATGGTAGATATGCCAGATGTTGGAACTATTAAAACAGAACACTTTGCAAATTGTGGAGAAGTTTTCTCAGGACACTTCCATAAAAGACAACAAAACGCAAATGTAACTTATATGGGTAATGCATTTCCGCACAACTACGCAGACGCTTGGGATGATGAACGTGGTATGATGATAATAGAATACGGCAACAAACCAAAATATATTAATTGGCCGGATATGCCAAGATATAGAACAATAAAAATATCTGAATTGTTGGCAGATCCTGAAAAACATTTAAAACCAAAAATGTATGTAAGAGTATCATTGGATATAAAAATATCTTATGAAGAAGCAAACTTTATACGAGAAACATTTATTGACAAATATCAATTAAGAGAATTACAACTAATACCAGAACAACTTGATCAAGCACAACAGCCTACAGTTGAAGTGCAAAAATTTGATAGTGTTGATCAAATTGTTATTAAACAATTACAAGGTGTAGATTCTGAAACATATGACAAAAACATATTAACAGCAATTTACAACGATTTAGATGTTAACAATTAAAGAACTTACAGTTAAAAACTTTATGAGTGTGGGTAATGCTACACAAAGTATAAACTTTGCCAATAAAAATTTAGTTTTAGTTATTGGTGAAAACTTAGACTTGGGTGGTGATGATGCTGGTGCTAGAAACGGTACAGGTAAAACAACTATTATCAATGCATTGTCTTATGTGTTCTACGGTGAAGCACTAACAAACATTAGAAGAGATAATCTTGTAAACAAAACTAACGAAAGAGGAATGTTAGTTAGTGTTAAGTTTGTTAAAAATAATGTAGAATATACTATTGAAAGAGGTAGAAAACCTGGCATCTTTAAATTCTATGCAAACAATATTGAACAAAATACAGACAGCAACGAAGCACAAGGTGAAAACAGAGAAACACAACAAGAAATTAATAAACTGGTTGGTATGACTCTTGCTATGTTTAAAAACATAATTGCATTGAACACTTATACACTACCATTTTTAGCAACCAAACAAGCAGAACAAAGAGAAATTATTGAGCAGTTGCTTGGTATAACATTATTATCTCAAAAAGCAGACTTGCTTAAAGAAAAAATGAAGGCAACTAAAACAGAAGTTCTGGAAGAAAAATACAAAATAGATTCAAAAATGTCATCAAATGAAAAAATACAAGAATCTATTGAAAGTTTAAAAATAAGATCAAGTGCATGGCAAACACAAAAAGAAGAAGATATTGCAAAATTTAACGAAGCAATAGCAGAATTGGAAAAAGTAGACATTAAAGCAGAACTTGATGCACACAAAAAATTACAAAAACACAATGAAAATTACATTAAACAATTAAGTTTAAACAAAGAAAAAGCATATCACGAAGATAGTTTAACTAAAGCAGAAACAAACATAACAAAAACAGAAACTGATTTAGAATTTGCCAAAGATGCAAAATGTCCAACTTGTGAACAATCACTTCATGACGAAAAACATAAACATTTAACTGAACAATTAACAGAAACACTTACTGAAAGTAAAACATACAGCGAGAAATTAAAAAGTGATCTTGCAAAAATACAACAAGACATTGATACAATAGGTGATCTAGGACAAACACCTGACACTTATTATGACAGTATTGATGAAGCATACAATCATAAAGGTTCATTAAAAGATTTACAACGTCAATTAGAACAAACTGAAAAGAAAAATGACCCGTATGCTGAACAAATAGAAGAATTAACTAAAAAGGCAATACAAAAAATTGATTATACTAAAGTTAACGAAATGGAAGACTTGCACAGACACCAAGAATTCTTATATAAATTGTTAACTGCAAAAGATTCGTTTATAAGAACAAGAATAATTGAACAAAACTTAACATATCTAAATCAACGTTTAGCATTTTTCTTAGGCAAAGTAAAATTGCCACACACAGTTGTTTTCCAACCAGACTTGACTGTGCGTATTGAAGAACTTGGTAGAGAACTAGACTTTGATAATTTAAGCAGAGGTGAAAGAAACAGATTGATATTAAGTTTAAGTTGGGCATTCAGAGATGTATGGGAATCACTTTATCAACAGATCAACTTGTTGTTTATTGATGAACTTGTAGATGCTGGTATGGATATATCGGGTGTTGAAAGTTCAATGGCGGTGCTAAAAGACATGAGCAGAACACAACAAAAAAATATATTTTTAATATCTCACAAAGACGAATTGGTAAGCAGAGTAAATTCAGTACTAAAAGTTGTAAAAGAAAATGGATTTACAAACTATGCTAATGATGTTGAAATTATTGTTTAGAAATAATTTTTCCTATTCCCCATAAATTATTATTATTATCTTTTAATACATGACAACTATTTGTCTGTTGTAAAGAATTTTGTTTAGCAATTTTTTCATTTGCTTCACTATATTTGTTCCAAGCATAATCTTTTTCAACATTATTCATAATAAAAGAACCACACGTGATTGCTGTGTGATGCATTTGATCCCATTGGTTCATAAGAGTAATACTATCAATTGATTTTTGTCTACTCCATCTTAATCCTATTCTATTCCATTGTAAGTCAAGTCCTTTTCCAATACTCATACCAAAACTTTGTATGTTTGGATGATCAAAATCAAATTCAATATTTCTAGCAGATTGGAACCAAGCACCGTCTATATGAATATTAATATTTCTTTCTTCACAGATCTTTAAAATTTTATCCCATTCTGGATGTATATCGCAATATTGCCATATGGGTAAACTTATTATCAAAGGTACATTCTCTTTTAATTGATCTATTTGTGTTGGACGTTTTCCGTTAAGTGTATAATAAAGATATTCGTTTGGAAGGTGCTGTATTTTCCACCCATATCGCAGACAAGTTGCCTCTATAAAATGCGTACAACCTAACATTACATCCATATGAGTAAATTTGTCCCATCCAGACAAGTTGTTTAATTTTGTACTTTGAAACCATTCGTTTGCTTGTAAAATAAAGTCTTTTGATTGCACTTGTTTTTGATTAGTTGCAAAAAAATCATTTTTTATTTTCAAAAGATATTTGTCTTCAATTGGATATAATGTTTTGCTAACTGAATCTGACATATAAACTTGTTCTCCCGTCTTTTATAATTTCCTCGACTCCATGATAACTATGTTCATTATTAAGCAAAGCATATCCAAAATTTGCTTTGAACGGAAACGTATATAATTCTTTTCTTGTCTTGTCATATAATGTTGTGCCTTTGTTATCGTTGCTAAGATACACTTGTAAATGTAACTTAATTCTAGAGTCATCAACGTGTGGTGTTAATTTGTAACCCTTACCATCAATCCAAACATCAACTGATTCAAATTTTAAATTTGTATTAAACTTTTTTTCTAATGCTTTGGTAATTTGCGTATTCATAAAAAGTATTTTAATTTTTTTTAAATCAATATCATTATCAGACAATTTTACACGATTCAAATGTGTTTGATTTTCTAATTTTTCAAAATTTTCTTTCTTGCTAACGTCTAAATTAAAGTTATTACCAAAAAAATTATCATATTCTTGGTAAACTAATCCTTCTAAATTTACCAAAGGCGAATTTTCTATTGACAAAACCACTTCTTGTGTGCTTAAATTAAACATATGTTAATTAATTATATCGTACGAACATAGGAAGGACAAAAAGATATGTCACAAACACATGAACAGATCATGACAGAGATTCAAAACTACTCTGAAGAGAACGGCAAGTTCACAGAGAAGGGTGTTAAGGCATCTGCAACAAGAGCCAGAAAAGCATTAGCGAATCTTTCTAAATTGATCAAAGCAAGAAGAAAAGAAATTCAAGAGGCGAAAAACGCGGCTAAGGCGGCGTAAAGAATTTTACTTGAATTAATTCAAATAAACCCTCGGCTTTTACTAGTCGGGGGTTTTTCTATTTTAAAATACCCTTTGTAGATTTTTCTCTGAGAATTCCAGAACCGTGTATTCGCACACGAATATGACCATTATAATAATCATCAGTTTCTAAAACTTTACGTGCAAACTGTTCTCTGGCTTCAATGTATGATAGTTCTGCTTTTGATTTGCAGTAGAAAAGTATTTCTCTTTTAAAATTATCTTTACCAAATTTTTCAATGTCCTCATTTAAAGCATCACTCGAACCATAGTAATGTTGCCAATCACTGGACACAGTGTACCTACGTTTGTTAACTCTGCCCTTTAAAGGTCTACGTGACTTTCTAAATCTTGCTAATTTTTTGCCAATATACATCCTACCATTGGTTGTATTTGTTATTTGATAAACAAATCCTACACAATCATTTGGTAATTCTACAATGTCTTTTCCTTGGTACTGCCAATTCATAATCATATTTAAAGCCAAAAAGATTGACCTTAAAAGAAAACTCATATAAACATATGCGATAGGCACATCACAATTTCAATCAGGCAAACATAGCATCTCGACCAGTGAGCAGGGAAATGCGGCTAACAAGCGACAGGTGAATCCCTTGATGCAAACAGCAAAAATGAAGAGGCTCTGAGAAAAAGCAACCTCAAGTCTATTATGAATTATCATACAAAGGCATAGTAGGCTCGCGTTGGAAGTATGAGTTAACGGGTACAGCACAACCGCCCGGCCAATTTGGTAACGATGTATGGTGACTGCGAACTCGCCACATGGGTTAAAGTCAGTACGGCTAGAAATAGCCGTATTGTGACTGCTCATCTGCCACATAGGACGCAAATTGCGTTCAAGTTTTTTTATACTGCGTTAAGTTAAAAAAAGAAACGAGCGTAAGCGAGTTTCAGATGGTTGTAAACCATCTTTGTTAGTTGGTTTTGATTGGTCCTAACTGTGCAAGTAGTTTGCCGATAGTTTCAGGTGATAATGGTTGAGTGTTCTTACTCTTCGTCTTCTGAGATTTCTTTTTGATCTTCTTCTTTTTCTGTCGAGTCTTCATATATGCCCTTAATTTTTTTTAACGCATCTTGTAACAACTTGTCTTTGGTTTCGAGTTTGGCTTTTAGTGTGGCAATTTCTTTGTCTCTTTCCGCAACTCTATGACCCACATTCTGTACATCGCCCGTGGCGTGTTCTAATTTGATCATAACTTGTTTAAGTCTCGCCTCTTTGGTTTTGACTTTCGCTAGTGCCTCGTCTCTGTCTACAGTCAGGTCAGCGATTTGGGTTTTGAGTTCTTTGACTAGATCTCGTTCAGACATAATGTTCTGTAATTATCCGGATTTTTAGTTGCCATTAAAGTATTATATAATGATTTAGAAGAAAGGTTGACCTGTTTTTTTGGTAGTAGCCATGTTTTCCTTTACCAATCCAGCCACTATTTCACGTTCTTCAGGCGATAAATTCAATGCTTCTTGCCATGTAACACCGCCTCTCATAAACCAACACACTTTTAGAATTTCTAATTTAATATTTTTTGCTTGACTATCGAAATCCTTTAGGTAGGTCACTATGTCAGAATCCGACTTTGTCAGTAATGTTATCCGAAAAAATTTGAGTTGTCAAATGTCATTGGTACTTCATAAGTTGCCGGGACACCTGCCTTTATTTGCTCATCTGTTGCTTTAAGTTTCTGTGGTGGAGTTTGTGCTTGTACTCTCAACTCCGAAAGTTTTGCTTCAATTTCTTTTATTGTTTTTGAATCTGCTTTGTTACAAAATTCAATAATTTGTTCTCTGTTAGTAACTGTGATTCCATCAGGCGTTGTAACTTCGCCAATTGAGTCCAACAACAAACTAAAATTAACTGTGTTCAGTGTTTCAAAACTTTTTGCAAAGGCTGTTTGTTTTTGTTCTTCTGTTAATGTGCTGGAATTAATTGTACCGTATATTTTTTGCTGTTCAAATCTTGCTATTTGAATTTTTGTTAGAGAATCGTATGTCAACGGATTAATTTTTATTTTAAATCCTTTGGATGTTGTTGCGTAATCTTGTATTTTGACTTTTCCTAGTTGTTCTAGAATAGCAGACAAGTTGACTGTGTGTTCTTGTTGAGTACCTGTTACTGGAACGCCGAATTTAATATTCATTGTTTCACCATATGTGGCAATTCTTATTGCTAACAAAATTGTGTCAGTGTCATAGTTCACCATTTTCCACGGATCCAGCAAGTTTGGCACACATGATTTAATCACGTCCACTGTGGCTTGACCGTTTATCATAGCATCAGGAGTTTTAAATGTCAGTTCGTCCTTTGCAGTCATTGGCAATATTGGTATTTCGCCTGTTTCTGACGGTGTAAAAACGTTTTTATCGTAGTACCTGCCCTCAGAAGGCAGTTTGATATAGATTGCTGGTTGTCTATAATACTTTTGTAACGGGTTGATATTTTCAGTCATTTTTTATTCTATAAATATACATTAATTGCGTATATATGTCAATATTTATATGCGTATATTAATAGGTGAAATAAACCCGTATGGCAGAAGATACAACAGAAGAACTGGAGAAATTGCGTAAGGAAGTTGCGGCATTGTCTAAGACAATGAGCAGTTCCAGTAAGACTCTTTTAAAAGAATCAAGATCTAAAAAGATTTTTGTTAACCTTCAAAAAGTACTGAATAGAACTTACACTGATTACGAGAAAAAAGTAAAAGCAGGTGAGGGTACTCTACACGAATTTAGTGATGCACTAGAAGCCGGTAAAAAAGATGTAAAAAACTTTGGAATGGCATTAAAGGCAACACCATTAGGAATAGTGTCAGGTGCCTTAGGCTTTTTAAAAGATGCAGTGGTAGCCGTTGGTACGGCAATGATCAAAACAGCAATATCTTTATCAGATGTTACAAAAGACATTAGTAACCTTGAATCTTTACTTGAAGGGATGGAAGATATACCAGTTGCTGGAAAACTAATAAATGAGTTGGGAAGAGAAGTTGATGCAAACACCGAAGTGTTTATGCAACTAGCAAAATCAGGAGCATCGTTTGGTTCGTCAATTGTGATGTTAAGAAAGGCATCATATGACGCCGGAATGCCGTTGGCAAAATTTACCGATCTAATAGGTTCTAATACTGGTATGTTAGCAAAACTGTTTGGCTCGGTGGACCAGGGTGTGCCTCAAATTGCAGGTCTTACAAGAAGTCTCAGAGATATAACACAAAACGAATTTGCAAAATTTGGTTTGACACTTGAGGATACCTCTGGTTATCTAACAACCTTTTTAGAATTAGAAAGAGCAAGAGGTAACACAACAAGATTTACACAGGCTCAATTGTTGGATGGCACAAGAGAATACACAAAAAATTTAGTAACACTGAGTAAACTTACAGGGCAAAGTGTTGAAGAATTAAACAACCAAAACATGGCCATGGCGGCAGATGGCGTATTCCAGTCACAGTTATCCAAGATGGCGGCCGGTGATGCTAAAACATTATCACTAGGGATTAGTCAGTTACCCGGACCATTACAACAACTGGCCAAAGAAGTGATAGGACTGGGTGCACCTATAAGTGACACCAGCAGAGAACTTACAGCGATGTCAGGCGGTGCGTTCAATGAGGCTATCAAACAGTTCCAGAATACCGGAGACCTAGTTGCATTCCAGAACAGCATCAAAACCATATCAGGTAATGTGATGCAGAACGCCGAGGCGTTTGGTGATGCCGCACTTGCCGGTGGCGGATTTACCGAGGCGTTGAACGCAGTTGTGGCGGCAATTGGAGCGGCAGTTGATCCGGAAGACTTAGACAAAGAAATGACTGCACGAGGCGACAACATTGAGACCTTAGTGTCATTAAGAGATACAACAGATTTATTAAAAACTGAGTTTGAAGATTTAAGATTTAAAATTTTAAAACCTTTTATATACGAAGATGGGCCTAAGTTGCTAGACGTAGTGGGCGGATTAGAAACAGGTATGAGGAAACTTCAAGAAGAAACCTTACCAAAATTAAATGCATGGATAGACGGGGTTTCTAAATCTGGCTTTTTCAAAAAAGACAACACAGAAACAGGAACTTCAACTTCCAGTAACTTCAATTCTTACAAGGAACAAGCCAAAAGTTATGGTTATCATGAAATACCACCAGTAGGTACACCTGAGCATGACGATTGGATAAATGCTCAAATTAAACGTTATAAAAATTTTCAATTTAAAGATGGAACAGACGGATTCCAAAATTTTGGCACAGGAACTCCGGCAATGTTACACGGAGAAGAAGCAGTTGTACCAAAAGACAGTTTGTTTGGTACTGCTTTAACTATTTTAACACAGTTAAAAAACAAAGCAACAGCAACAACCACTGGTACAGGAGCCACTGCTGTTGCAGAAGATCAAACTGTGCATACAAGCAGTCTAGCAGAGTTAGTCAAGTTAAACGAATCTAACCAAAAGGTGGCAAATCACTTAAATAAATTAATAACGATAGGGGCAATGACGGAGAAAAATACCAAAGACACAAAAAATAATCTTGCAAATGTAGGTAGTTCTCTAGTATAATAAAGTATGGCTTGGAAAAAATATTTTAAAGACGCTAATCTTTCTCCAATTTCAGGAGAAAAAGTACCTAATTTTGCGAAGAGAAATTACTCATCTTATTTGCCTGATGTTTACACAGGACATCCAAATAGAATACAGAGATATTTTCAATATGACCAAATGGATTCTGATTCAGAAATCAATGCGGCATTAGATATACTTGCAGAATTTTCAACACAACAAAACAAAGAAAACGAAACTCCATTTGATATTGTGTTCAAAGACGAAACTACAGAACACGAAGTTAAACTTTTAAAGAAAGCACTTCAACAATGGACAAAAGCAAACAAACTTACTAAAAGAATTTTTAGAATATTTAGAAATGCATTGAAATATGGAGACTGTTTCTTTGTAAGAGATCCAGAAACGTACAAATGGTTGTACATTGACAACGCAAAAGTTGACAGAATAGTTGTTAACGAATCAGAAGGTAAAAAACCTGAACAATATGTTGTAAGAGATATCAATCCAAACCTACAAAGATTAAGTGCAACACAAATTACACCCAATCAAACATATGGTGGTGGTGGAACAACAGGTGGTGGTACTGCGGCATACGGTCAAAGTTATGCAAACGCAGGTGCAACTGCCAATATGTCAGGATTTGCTGGAACATCGGGTGGTAGATTCTACAGAACAATGAATGCGTACAACATAAATGCAGAACACGTTGTACATATGTCAATGTCAGATGGTTTAGATAACTTATTTCCGTTTGGACAGTCAGTATTAGAACAAGTTTTCAAAGTTTACAAACAAAAAGAATTATTAGAAGACGCAATTATCATTTACAGGGTACAAAGAGCACCTGAAAGAAGAGTATTTTACATCGACGTAGGTAATATGCCAACACACTTGGCTATGCAATTCGTTGAGAGAGTCAAGAACGAAATTAATCAAAGAAGAATTCCAAGCACATCAGGTGGTGTCAACTATATTGATGCAACTTATAATCCAATGAGTATTAATGAAGATTACTTCTTTCCGCAAACAGCAGAAGGAAGAGGATCTAAAGTTGATACACTACCGGGTGGTACTAACTTGGGTGAAATAGATGACCTTAAATTCTTTACAAACAAACTGTTCAGAGGTTTAAGAATACCAAGTTCTTATTTGCCAACTGGACCAGATGATTCACAACAACAGTACAATGACGGTAGAGTAGGTACTGCATACATTCAAGAATTAAGATTTAACAAATATTGTGCAAGATTACAATCAATGTTGAATCCAACATTCGATGAAGAGTTTAAAATGTGGATAAAAAGCAAAGGTTACAACATAGACAATGGTATGTTTGAACTAAAACTTAATCCACCACAAAACTTTGCACAGTATAGACAGACAGAAATGGATCAAACTAGAATTCAATCATTTGTACAGGTAGCAGACTTGCCTTATATTTCTAAAAGATTTGCGTTAAAAAGATATCTTGGACTTACTGAAGAAGAAATGGCTCAAAATGCTGATCAGTGGGCAGAAGAAAACAATGTACCTCAAAGAAAACAAAGCAAAAATGCTCAACTTAGATCAGGTGGAGTATCCAAAGCAGGTATTACTTCGGATTTAGACCAATTTGAAGAGCCAACAGCAGAACCAGAAGCACCAGAACCGGGACAACCAGGAGCAGGAGCACCAGGCACAACACCAGGTGGTGGAGGAGTTATACCAGGTGGCACAGGTGGAGGAACACCTACATAAGGTTAAATACGAATATGAAACTAATGGAATTCTTTACATATGGACCAGAAGGTGCAAAAGAGGATAATACGTATGATCCAGAACAAGATATTTCAATTTTAGACAAAGACGATACTAGAAAAACTCGACTTACACTCAAAGATATCAACTCTATGAGATTATCATCTGAAGAACACGATGAGCAACAAAAGGAAGAAGCAGTATTTGTCCAGAAAATGTATGGACAGCCAGCCGAAACAGATAATTTAGAGTTATAATGGCAAAACCAGATAGGACTGATCACGGGATTGCGTTCGTTCTCGGAAATGGAGAGTCTCGATCAGGCATTGAAATTGAAGATCTTAAACAGCATGGCAAAGTATTTGCCTGTAATGGTGTTTATAGAAAGGATAAACCCGACTTTTTAATAGCAGTAGACCCTAAAATGGTGTTAGAAATTGCTGAAAGTAACTATCCTATAGAGAATCAAGTGTGGTCAAACTTCAATGCTCAGTACAATAAAACTCAAAAAGTGCTGGATCATGTCAAATGGTTCCAACCTAGTTTGGGATGGAGCAGTGGTCCAACTGCTTTAAGAATGGCTTGTGATCGCAAACACAAAGAGATATACATACTGGGTTTTGACTATCAAGGACTTCCAAAAGACTCAAACAACAATAGATACAAGTTTAATAATATGTTCAAAGACACTCGTAACTACAAAAAGAGCAAAGATGAAGCAACTTTTTATGGTAATTGGATGAACCAAACTAAAAAATGTTTGGCAGATTTTGGTGACGTACAATTCTATCGTGTAATCCCCAAAGGATGGTTCAATCCTAAAGATCTTAACTGGCGAGAAAATCTAAAACACCTTACTATCGAAGAATTTCTAGCAAAATTCAACCTACAAAAAAAATCTTCATAAAAGACGCCTTTTTACACCAATTACACCGCCGTTTTTATCGATTTGTAGTAAATAATACTGCTTATAAGTACAAATCGCATAAAAGGAGCACGTGTAATGACAAATAAATTTGAATCGTTATTAGAATTACTAATCAACGAAGAAACTGACAAAGCAGAAGCACTTTTCCATGAAATCGTAGTAGAAAAATCAAGAGATATCTACGAAGGTTTAGCGGAAGAGAAAGCAGAAGACAAAGAAGACAAAGTAGAAGAAACTAAAGAAGAAACTAAAGAAGACAGCAAAGAAGAAGTTAAAGAAACTGAAGCGTCGGCAGAGTCTACAGAAGAAAAAGTAGAAGAAGTTGCTAAAGAAGAAACTAAAGACGAAGCAGTTAAAGAAACTGAATCTACTGAAGAAGAAAAAACAGACGAGTCTGAAAAAACAGAAGAAGAGTCAATTGAAGAAGTTGGTGGCGACGCTACTGATGAATTAATCAAAGACATTTCTGCTGACGAAGAAGGCGAAGGCGATAAAGCGGCTGACGATATGGCGGCTGATATGGATGCTGACGGCGAAGAAAACGGTGAAGACAAAGATGTTGAAGACAGAGTTGTTGATTTAGAAGATGCTTTAGACGAATTAAAAGCAGAATTTGACGCAATGATGGCTGACAAAGGTGATGAAGAAGGCAAAGAAGAAGAATCTTTAGAACCAGTTGTTCCAGCACAGGAAACTCAACCTGAAATGTCTATTGAATCAAAAGCAGAAACTAAAGAAACTGTTAAAGAATACGTAGACAAAAAATCAGCAGATAATAAAGACCATGCAGATAACAAATCATCTCCAGTTAAAACAGGTGGTGCTAAACAGGGCGGAACTCCAGTAAAAACTGGTTCAGGCGCTGAAGACAAAGGAAGAGCGGCACCAAAAGCAGAAGCAATGGGGAAATTTGCTAATAGTCCAGGCCAAGAAAAACACTTACCAGCAGGTGAGGCGAAGGCTGACACTAAAGATGGTACTGATGCATCTGCAAAATCTCCAATTTCTGGCAAGTAATTGTCAATAATTGGAAACAAGGAGAGTTTAGATGTCACTTTATCTTAGAGAGCACCTAACATACGATCAGGCGAGAGTACAGATCTTACACGAAGGCCAAGATAACAAAGATTTGTACATGAAAGGTATCTGTATTCAAGGTGGAATTAAAAATGCTAACCAAAGAGTTTACCCAGTAAACGAAATTGGCAAAGCAGTTAAAACACTTAATGACCAGATCAGTTCAGGCTACTCTGTATTAGGTGAAGTAGATCATCCAGACGATTTAAAAATTAATTTGGACCGTGTATCTCACATGATTACTGAAATGTGGATGGACGGACCAAATGGATATGGTAAAATGAAAATTTTACCAACACCGATGGGTCAACTTGTCAAAACTATGTTGGAATCAGGTGTGAAACTAGGCGTTTCAAGTAGAGGTAGTGGAAACATTAACGAATACGGAAGCGGCGAAGTTTCAGACTTTGAGATCATCACAGTTGATGTTGTGGCCCAACCTTCGGCACCAGGTGCTTATCCTACGCCAATATATGAACATCTTATGAATACAAAAGGTGGACATATGGCAAAGGGTCTGGCCGCTGAAGTTAGAAATGACGCAAAAGCACAAAGGTATCTAAAAGATGCACTAACCAACATAATAAAGGACCTAAAATAACATGATAGACGCAATATCAAAACTTGTTGAATCTGGAGCAATCTCAGAAGATGTTCAAAAAAGCATTCAAGAGGCTTGGGATTCAAAAATCAAGGAAAATAAAGAAACTGTAGGTGCGGAACTGAGAGAAGAGTTTGCTAAAAGATACGAACACGACAAAGCAAACATGATCGAAGCAATAGACAAAATGATGACTGAGAAATTATCTGAGGAAATCACAAAGTTTGTTGAAGACAGAAAAGCACTAGCACAAGAAAAAATTGCTTACAAAGAAAACGTAGGCGCTCATTCTGCTAAACTTCAAGAGTTTATAATGAAGAAATTATCAGAAGAGTTAAAAGAACTACATGGCGACCGTAAAGGTGTTCATGAAAACTTTAAGAAAATGGAAGAGTTTGTAGTAAACGCTCTTGCAAAAGAAATTAAAGAATTCCATGAAGACAAAAAAGGCGTTGTGGAGACGAAAGTTAAACTAGTAGCCGAAGCCAAAAAACAAATGGCTAAGATGAAAGAGGCTTTCGTAACAAAATCTGCTAAAGTTGTAGAGAATGCTGTTAACAAAAAACTTGCTGAAGAGTTAAAATCTCTGAAGGAAGACATTACAGCGGCAAGAGAAGTCAACTTTGGTAAGAAAATATTCGAGGCGTTTGCTTCTGAGTACCAGAATTCTTACTTAAATGAGAAATCTGAGACTGCGAAGTTAATGAAAGTGGTTGATGAAACTACTTTGAAGTTAAAAGACGCTGAGAAGGCTGTCGAAGAGAAAAAAGCGGTGATTGAATCCAAAGAGGCGGAAGCCAAAAGACAATCGGATTTGATGGAACGCAAGGAAAAGATGGCTGAGATGCTCAAACCATTGGGCAAAACAAAGGGTGAAGTTATGGCTCAACTATTAGAGTCAGTGCAAACTGACAAGTTACAGGCTTCATTCGACAAGTATCTACCTCACGTTATGGCTGAGAAACCAGTTGCATCAACTAAACAAGTTATTAGTGAAGCAAAAGGTGACAGAGCCGTAAGAGAAGATGCTGAATTAACAAATATCCGTAAGTTGGCGGGTATATAACAATAAACTAAGGGGAAAAGATCAAATGTCAGAACTATTTGAATCTAAATGGAGCGAAACTAAACAGGCTCTAACTGAAGGTTTAGACGGCAACAAGAAAAAGACGATGGATGTTATCTTAGAAAACACTAAGAAATATTTGTCAGAACAAGCAACTGCAGGTGCTACATCGGCAGGTAACGTTGCTACTCTAAACAGAGTGATTCTTCCAGTAATACGTAGGGTTATGCCTACTGTTATAGCGAACGAGATCGTTGGTGTACAACCAATGACTGGTCCGGTTGGACAGATCCACACACTAAGAATAAGATATGCAGACACAGTAAGTTCGAACACAACTGCTGGTGAAGAAGCATTATCTCCGTTCAAAATAGCGAAAGCATACGCTGGTAACCAGAACAACACAACTCCTAAAGCGGCTTCTACAGCATCTTTAGAAGGTACACCTGGTAAGAGATTATCAATTCAAATCTTGAAACAACCAGTTGAGGCGAAATCAAGAAAACTATCTGCAAGATGGACTTTTGAAGCGGCTCAAGATGCTCAAGCACAACAAGGTATAGACGTAGAAGCAGAAATCATGGCGGCTTTGGCTCAAGAGATTACTGCTGAGATTGACCAAGAAATCATTGGTTCATTAAGAACTTTGGCTGGCTCTGCCGCTGAAACTTTTGACCAAGCGGCTGTATCTGGTACTGCAACTTTCGTTGGTGACGAACACGCGGCTTTGGCTGTGTTAATCAACAGAGTAGCAAACCAAATCGCTACAAGAACTAGAAGAGGCGCTGGAAACTACGCGGTAGTATCTCCAACTGCTTTAACTATTCTTCAATCAGCAACAACTTCAGCATTTGCAAGATCAACTGAAGGTACATTTGAAGCACCTACTAACACAAAATTTGTTGGTACGTTAAATGCTTCAATGAGAGTATACGTAGACGCATACGCGGCTGACGGTACTTCAATCCTAGTTGGTTACAAAGGTTCAAGTGAGGCAGACGCTCCGGCGTTCTACTGTCCTTACATACCTTTAATGTCAAGTGGCGTTGTTCTTGATCCTGCAACTTTCGAACCAGTTGTTGGTTTCCTAACAAGATACGGTTATGTTGAATTAACAAACACTGCATCTTCACTAGGTAACGCGGCAGACTACGTTGGATTAGTAGCAGTAACTTCAGGAAACTTAAAATTCAAGTAAGCCAAGGCTTACCAATTTTCGAAAAAAGGCGGCTTTATGTCGCCTTTTTTTGTGGCGGTACTTCCGCAACTTAAATATTTCATATGTTTAATTTTGATGTTGAAATTTATGATGGTATGCAACTGTCACACGGTAACTTTGCTGATTACATTAAAAATAAAATGGTACTTGTTTGCCCTAACGTTAGAATGTTAGCAAAACCTACATTAAAATATTTCCAATATGTTGAATCATTATTAAATTTACAACAATTAGATGAAATTATAATATTAGATAGTAGAGGTGATAAATTTTTTCATCCAACTGTGCATTCTTTCTTCCCAAAAATTACAACAATGTCTACTACTTCTAAAAAATACATAGAAGCACTGCAAAAACAGAAAAACAAATCACAAAGCCTTGATTATTTGCTAAAAAATTGGACATTCCAACAACTATTAAACAACAGTGAGATAGGATTTTGGGAACAACCACAAGATAATCATTGGACACATCTTACAAAAAATAAAAGGGCGATGCAAGAACTACTGCCTAAGGACAATACATATGATTGGAAAATAGTGGCAAATTTGTTTAGATCCAAAAGTGATTTTTGGAACGTTGCTAGTTACAACTTTTTGTTCTCTGAAAAAGACGAAATAAGAGATAAAATGTTAACTGAAATAGGGCATAAACTATGGTATTTTAACCTGTATAACAACAAAGAATTAGAAGATACCATAATTGGTAATAATACAGAAAAAATAGCATAAATAAAGCATTATAGGAGAACAGCAATGGCAAGACAAAAAATTAAATGGTTATTGTTTCATGAACCAGCAGAACTTTTCATTAGAACTGCTGAAGATTTTCAGAAACATCTAGATACACTTACAAATAACAAGTATGAGATAGAGATTCTTACACTTACAGACTACCAAAACAAGTATCTTGACGGTTTAATTTGTGATCCTTTCTTAGAATTGAAAGAAGGTAGAGTACAATGTAGCCAACTGTTTTCTGATATACTAGGCGATTATGACGCTACAGATTTTTATGCTTTATCAATGCCTTATCTATTCAAAGATCACGATCATGCATCAAGAGTTTTTGAAGGAGAAATTGGCAAATCACTTTTTGCACATCTATATGAAAAGACACAGGTACGTGGATTATCATTTACATATTCAGGCGGATACAGATGCACAGCATCAAACACTCCTATAAGATCAATAGAAGATTTTGCTGGCAAAACATATTCTAGATGGAGAAATCCTGTACACGCTGACATGATTGACATGGTAGGTGCAAAAAAAGTAGATCGTTTAACTGATTCAAAAACAGACTGGGACAAAGTTAATGTTACACAAACAACTTACCCTAGATATCATGCTGATGCACACAGATCACAAAAATATGTTGCAGATACTAAACATTCGATGTATGTAACTTCAATTTTATTGAATGACAGTTTCTGGAGTTCGTTGAGTGCAGAAGATCAAACACATTTTACACAGGCTGGGTTTTTAGCGGCAAGAAAAGAAAGAGCACAATCAGTTGCTGACGCAGAAGAAATCAAGACTAGTGAATCTAAACAAGAAAAATTAGGTATTGAAGAAGTTATTACATGGCCAGAAGAAGAAATTAGCAAGTTAAAAACTTTATGGTCACCATTGTATGACAAATACAAAGACTTCTTTGGTAACGACATTTTAGATAAAATCAAAAAAATATAAGTCACACATTACTGATTTAAATATCAGTGTGCAATATTGTTTTCATCATATACCTAAAACAGCAGGAAGTAGTCTACAATTACGACTGGCTCATAGAGAATACATAGGACAATTACCAAAAGGTTCAACTTTAGTTGTGTATCCTTTGTATGGAGATAGAAGATACTACAGAGTAAGTGAAGATCCTGCATTCAATCCCAAAGAACCAATCAAACAAGCATTTCTTAGAACATATGAAAAACAATCTACTGGTGATGCATCAATAGTTTGTGGACATTATACAAACAGTGAACAGCCTGGCAAACATTACACTTGGATAAGACATCCTTTACACAGAGATATATCACATTTCAACTATGATAGTAATTACGGACACGAGTTAGATAAAGATTTTGCAACTCATCTTTCATTAATGTCTGGCAATTTTATAACATTATGGATTTATGGAAAATATCTTGGACAAACTCATGCATTACCTATAGAAACAAAATATCAAAGAGCCAGAACTGCACTAAAAGAAAATTTTATAAAAGTTTTTGATTCAGATAAATTTGAAGAATCGTGGGACGAAATTGCAAAAGAGTTAAATGTAACTCCTGAACCAAGATTACATTCAAACAGAGCAGGAGAAAGTTATAATCGTATTGTAAAATTTTCTAATTTGTCAAAAGACTTCCTTTATTGGCACCGAGGTTATAACCGCTATGATTATCTTCTTTACGAAGAATTCTGTACGTAGATAAAAAAATATTTTCACCTTCACTCGACTCACAGACCAAATGTGACATTATTATTACGAAAATCCGACTTCTAAATAATTCGAGTTTCATTAGAAACTTACATTTAGCAAGGGAGGTCCAACATGGATTATCTTAAAAGTGTAAAGGATTGGGCAAAAGGAATTGCTGACGTAGGAGTATCTTTAATTGCGTTAGGAATTGTTTTAGAAATCCTTTTCAACGGTCAAGGTATTCCGTTCTGGCCAAACGTTTCTGTAATTGGAAACGTCCAGGGCGTACTGCAAGGTTTTTCAGATCAAGGTCTGATTGGCTTGGTAGCAGTTTGGATTTTATATCATATCTATAATCGAAAATAATATAAAAATCTAGTAATACGTTAACCTCAAAGAGTGGTGTGAAACATAACTTCGGATTGTAAGCACCACTCTTTTTTTATGAGTGTTTTATCTTTACCAAAATTCGATAAATACAAGCAGTCAATTGAGCCAACAACACAAAGTAGTTGGACTTATGCGGATTAAACCGCGTAGCAAGTAGAACTTGCATTTGGCTCCATGTAAGGAGAAAAAAAATGGGAAGACCTATCAAAAAGACTCTTATGTCAGCAGTAACAGACAGCGGTGGAGACGGTACAGCAGGTAGACTTGCGGTAACGGCTTATTACCCTTCAGGTGGTTCATTACAGCAAAATGATAATTCATTTATCGTTTCGCAAAGAGGATCTAAAAGATTTAAGATCCAACAAATGAATGACTCGTCTACAGCAGTATACACACTTATGGCAGTAGCACCAGGCTCATTATCAGCAGGTGAAATGTGCGTTAGATGTGTATTGAGTGACTCAACTGATTCATATGTTGAGAGATTTCACAACAGAACTGTACGTCACGGCAATGGTTCAACAACTGGACAAGTAACGTTCACGTTAGGAACTGAAGCAACTGACGAAGGCGTAGGTGCATCAGGAACTGGTACACTAGACGTAATCTAGTCAAACGACACGTGCTTATAAAGGGGGGAGTTTTTACACTCCCCCTTTTCTTTATAAATAGTAGCAAATGGCTAAAACTCTACGTACATCAGGTGATTACACTATAAAAGCAGGTGATGGGTATAACTCAGGATCTGGTACAAATTCTATCACACTTGATAGTTTAAACGTAACTGTCAACGGTAATTTAACAGTTGGTGGTACTTCGTCAACAATTAGCACAACAAACACAGTAATTGAAGATAATATTATAGAATTACAAACAGGAATTTCAGCCAGTACAAACGATTCAGGAATCATAATTGAAAGAGGATCTACTGGAGATAATGCGGCAATAGTATGGGACGAATCTGCTGACACATTCAAATTAGGAACAACAACTGCCACTGGCGCAGACAAATCAGGTGGCATAACTGTAACTGCTGGAGCATTAGAAGTTGCGGCATTAACAGCAACAACAGGAACATTTACTGGTGCTGTTACATTATCTGGAGGAATTACTACAGGTGCAATAACAACAAACGAAATTGCAAGTAATGGCTCGAACGCAGATATAAACATTACACCACAAGGTACAGGAAAAGTTGTAATAAACAACTTGTCTATTGATGGCGAACTAGGAAATATTACTACTGATAGTTCTAACATGGACATATCTCTTACACCTCATGGAACAGGTGGCATTCGTATTCCTGATGACATTCAATTACATTTTGGAAACGAAGGAGGATCATTTGGTGATCTTCAAATATGGCATGATGCTGGCGCACATAGTTACATTAGAGATCAAGGAAGTGGTGATATAAGAATACGTTCTTCAGGAGTAGATATTCGTGCTGATGATGATAGTAGAAGTATAGCAAGATTTGATGATGATGGCATGACTGTTGAACGTTTAATTATTCAAGATAATATAATTTCGTCGGCTTCAAATGCAGATATTGAAATTAGTCCTAGTGGAACTGGAAAAGTTGTAATAAACAATTTGTCTATTGATGGTGAACTAGGAAATATTACTTCTGACAGTTCTAACATGGACATAACTGTTACACCTCACGGAACAGGCGACTTTAGAGTTGATGGACATATAGGTTTAAAAGTACAAGCAGGAGATGCCGCGGCAGATGGTGACCATGCTCACATTTACGCCAAAGATGATACTTCAAGTGCTGAAGTGTATGTTCGAGATGAAGCAGGAAACGTTACAAAACTTTCACCACACAATCAAAAAGGAAATTGGGAATACTTTTCTAGAAACGTAATAACAGGTAAAGTTGTAAGAGTCGATATGGAAGAAATGATTAGAGACATTGAAAAACTTACAGGTAAAGTATATATTAAAGGAGAATAATAATGCCTAAGACATATTCATTATTAAAAGTCGAAGACGGCGAAAGCACATATAAACCTCAACTAGACGACGACGTTGATGTACATAAAAAACAAGTGTTAGAAAAACTTGTTGTAAAAAATACATCCACAAGTGAAAATAATATATTGATGATCACTAAAGCAGATACTTCTGCCGCTGGTCCTCATATGACATTTGATAGAGATTCTGCCAGTCCAGCAAAAGGTGATCAAATAGGAAAAATACAATGGAAAGGCAGAAACTCCGACGGTGATCAAATCCGATATGCAAGTATTCATTCAATAATTAAAGACGCAACAAAAAACGGTGACGATTCTAACTTAACATTTACAATAAGAGTTGGTGGACAACATAAATCAATGTTAGTTGTACAAAACGATGGGGTACTTGTTCACGTAGATAAACCGTTAATGTTACAGGCGGCAGGTTATAAAAAAATTAGATTGTTTGGTAGAAAGGCTACTGGAAGAAGAGATATTGATTTTCCAGATCAAGCCGGAACTGTAATGGTTAATGAATCAGGAAAAGTTATGGCAACTGACTTGCCAACAAGCGATCCTAACAACGAAGGCCAACTTTGGAACGATAGCGGTACTGTAAAAATTAGTGCTGGATAATAAATTATGAGATATAAAGAAATTGATATCAATATAAAAGCAATACCAGATGCTGAAGACGAAGCAATTTTAAATCAATTAATTGGTTCAAAAAAAGCATCTGTTTCAACTGACACAGATGAAAAACCTGCAGATGATAATGGAGATAATCCAGGTAAAGTTGCATCAGATGATCCAAACACTGTGCCATCAGTTTATCCACAACAACAAGAATTAGAACTTAAAAAACAAGAAGCAGGAAAAGACTTAGGACAATTTAATAATATTAATCAAGACGCAGACGAATCTGCACCTGACCAAGATGTTAGAAAAGACGAACCACTTGTAAAAGAGCCAGAAAAAACAGATGGTGCGGGAGGAAATCCAGGTGTCCCTGCAGGTATGAAGAACAAAGAACCAAAAAACGAAAGTGAATTTGTACAAAGACTAAAGACATTATCTGGCCAAAATTAAGGAGCGTAAATGGCATTCAGAAAACTAGTAGGTTCCTACAAAGACTACAACATAGCAACACACATTATTGAAAAAGGATATCTAGCAGTAGACGTTGACACTGGAAGTTTAAGAATTGGTGACGGCGAAACTGCAGGAGGTACTGAAATTGCTAACACTAGTGGCGGTGGTGGATCATCTACAAGTTTAGGAGATTTATCAGCAACTGGATCAACATTAACAGCACCTTCAAATGCAAATTTAACATTAACAACATCAGGATCGGGTAGTGTTGTTGTTGATGATACATTTCAAATTGGTTCTGGTACTGGCGTAACAACAATATTAGACGAAGATGACATGAGTTCTGACAGTGCCACAGCACTAGCAACTCAACAATCAATCAAAGCATATGTTGATAATAACAGTGGCGGTGGTGGCAGTACAGGAGATGTTTCGTTTGTTGGAGCAACTATTTCAGCACCTTCAAATGCACCTTTAACATTAGTTTCATCTGGTGCGGCAGTTCAAATTGAAGGATTAAGTATTGCAGGAAACGTTATTAGTACAACAGATTCAAGTGCAGGAATTGAAATTACAGGAAATTTAATACCAAGTGCTGATGGAATATATCAATTAGGATCATCATCTAGAAGATGGCAAACAGCATATCTATCTGCAGAAACACTAGATATTGGTGGAGCAACTATTTCATCAGACGGAACTGGTACTATTGAAATTGCGGCAACAGGTGCTACACTACCAACTGGATCTAAAGTAAAGTCAGGTGATACAACCCAAGGGATACAGTTACAAGGAAAAACTTCTGCAACTGCTAACAGACCTATACAATTAGTAAATGTGTATACTAGTGATGGCAGTACTTCGTTCACTGATGCTCAACTTTTGGCTACAGATGGCGATTTAGAACTAGAATTTAATGGCACAGTTGAAGAAGTGCCAGTGTTTACAGAAGCAGGACAAACATTTACCTTAAACGACGGCAGTGCATTATCTACACAATATACGTCTAGAGTGACGCTGTTTCAATTCTAATTTAACCATAAATATTACTATAAAGCAAAGGGGAATGCATCCAACGAGTACAATAAGGTTGGGCACAGAACTAATTTATGGCGGATAAAACACCGGTACGGGTAGTCTATAACAATTCTAATGTGGCCACTGGATTGGCAGAATTCCAGTCGGGCGAAACAGTTCCAGTAGCAAGTGGTGGTACAGGTCTTTCATCAATTGGTTCAGCAGGTCAGGTATTAAAAGTAAATGCGGCGGCATCTGGATTAGAGTTTGGTGCTGAAGGTGATATCTCTATTACAAATTTAGTAGCACCCACAAACGCAGATTTAACATTCACAACATCAGGTACAGGTAACATAGTACTAGATGAAATCACAGTACGTGGTACAACATTTAGTTCAAGTGACTCATCATCAATTAACATAAACGAAGGTTTAATTGTAGATGGTACTTTAAACGTATCAGGTGCTGTAAGTTTAGCAGGATTAACGTATCCATCGTCAGATGGAAGTACAGGACAATTCCTTAAAACAGATGGTTCTGGAACGTTATCATTTGCAAACTTATCTCTAGGAGATTTAACAATAGTAGGATCAACTATTACAACACCAAGTAATGCTGATTTTGTATTAGATCCAAGTGGATCAGGAAAAGTTAATATTAATGGTGCTTATACTCTACCATCATCTGATGGAAGTGCAGGACAAGTATTACAAACTGACGGATCAGGTGCAGTAACATTTGGTACAGTATCAGTTGGTGATTTTACATTTACAGGTTCAACTATAATTTCACCATCAAATGCAGATATAACTTTAGATCCAAGTGGATCTGGTGATATTGCTCTTAACGCCAACACAACTATTACAGGAAATTTAACTGTTACTGGTACACAAACAACACTAGAAACAACAACGTTAGTTGTTGAAGATCCATTACTAGAATTAGCAAAAAATAATTCAGGTGGTGTTGCTAACTCAATGGACCAAGGATTATTTTTTAATAGAGGATCATTAAGTAACGTTTCGTTTTTATGGGATGAATCAGCAGATCAATTCGTTTTTGCAGTAACATCTGGAGAAGATGGAACAACATCAGGTAACGTAACTCTTGATTCATATGCAAATATACAAGCAGGAGTAGTTACAACTACTGGCAATGTAGTACTAGGAGAAGATGCTACAATAATTTTTGAAGGTGCAACTGATAGTGCTAACGAAACAACCCTTACAGTTGTAGATCCAACAGCAGATAGAACAATCAGTTTACCAAATAAATCAGGAACATTAGCAACTACAGATGATACTAGTTTTCCAGAATCAACAACACCAACACACCCAGCGGCATCAGGAGATGCTGATTTGGGAGATCTAACAACATCGATCACTGACGCTTTTAGTGTTCCAACAGCAGATTTGTATGATCAAATGGAGCCAAGAGGCTCAACAACATCAGTAGATCTAGGAAGTGTAGCATCATAATATGAATAACGCAATAAATATAGGAAATAGGAACAAATAATGCCAACAACACTACAACTTAGAAGAGGAAACACTACACAAAACAACTCCTTTACAGGAGCGGCAGGTGAAATTTCTTTTGATACAACTACTAATACTCTAAGAATACATGACGGATCAACAGCAGGTGGTTATCAAATTGTTAGTGCAACAGCATCACAGACTTTAACAAATAAAACTTTAACAAGTCCAACAATTAATGGCGGTACTTTTAGTGGTACTTTTACTGGAACAATTTCTCCAGGTGCAATTACTACAAACTCAATTACATCTAATGGATCAAATGCAGATATAAGCATTCAACCAAGTGGTACAGGTGATATAGTTTTAAGTGCATTAAGAGTAAATGGTACAACACTAGACTCATCAGATTCATCTACAATTAACATAAATGAAAATACTATTGTTGACGGAACATTAACAGTTTCAGGTGCATTAGCATCATCAACAAGTTTAGCACTGGCAAGCGGTGCAACTGTTACAGCAATACTTGATGAAGATGCTATGGGTACTGACAGTGCCACAGCACTAGCAACTCAACAATCAATCAAAGCATATGCAGATACAAAAGCGGCACTAACAGGTTCAACAGATAATACAATAGCAACTGTGACAGGTGCTCATGCACTTCAAGGTGAAGCAAACCTAACATTTGACGGAAGTACTCTTGGAATTTCTGGTGCGGCAACTATTTCAACAACGTTAGCAGTAACCGGAGCGGCAACATTTACTGGTGGAGTTACAACAGGTGCTTTAACAACAAACGCAATTACTTCAAATGGTTCAAACGCAGATTTAAGTTTACAACCAAGTGGTACAGGTGACGTACTAATCAGTGCGTTAAGAGTAAACGGAACTACACTTGATTCATCTGATTCATCTACAATTAATATTAATGAAGCATTAATAGTTGATGGTACAGCAACAGTATCAGGTGCATTAGCATCATCAACATCATTAGCATTGGCAAGTGGTGCAACAGTAACAGGTATAGCAGACGAAGATGATTTAACTTCTAACAGTGACACACTACTAGCAACACAGCAATCAATCAAAGCATATGTTGATGCACAGGTTACAGCATCAGACTTAGACTTTCAAGGTGATTCAGGTGGTGCTCTTTCAATTGATCTAGATTCAGAAACAATGACGTTTACTGGTGGAACAGGTATTGACACATCAGGATCAGGCAACGCAGTAACGTTTGCAATTGATTCAACAGTTGCAACATTAACAGGTTCACAAACTTTAACAAATAAAACTATAACAAGTCCAACAATTTCAACACCAACAGTAACAGGAACACTAACAGCAACTTCAGTTACAACAAATGACATTGTATCTAATGGTTCAAATGCTGATATTACTTTAGACCCAACAGGTACTGGAGATATTAATTTGACTGCAGGTGCAGATGTAAACTTACCAGCAGACATAGGATTAACATTTGGTAATGATGGTGAAAAGATTGAAGGTGACGGAACAGATTTAACAATTTCAACTTCTAACAATGTAACAATAGATGCCGCGGCAGATATAATTTTAGACGCCGGTGGTGCTGATATTACTTTCAAAGATGACGGAACTACTTTTGGTGGCATAACAAATAGTGGTGGTGAAGTTGTTATTAAATCAAGTTCATCTAGTACAACAGCATTAACATTTAGTGGTGCAAACGTTACAGGTGCTGGTACAATTACAGCAACAAGTTTTATAATGTCTGGATCAAATGCAATTACTGTCAGCGACAATCAGATTACAACTGGAGGATCCAACGCAGATATTAATCTTGTTCCACATGGAACAGGTCAAGTTAAATTTAATGATGCTTATACATTTCCAACATCAGATGGTACTAATGGTACAGCACTTGTAACAGATGGATCGGGAGCATTATCATTTAGTACTGTAGGAGATGCATCTGCTAGTGACGACGGTGCCGGTGTTGCTATTGCGGATAAAAGAATTACATCAACAGCAAGAACAATTGATTCATGGCATTCAACATTCCAAGACAGTGTTTTATATTATGTTGTATCAAATGATCACAATGAGGACTGTGTAAACATACAAAAAGTTTCAGTATGTCATGATGATACCACAGCATACATTAGTTCAGCAGGTGCTCAATCAAAAGCATCAACAACAATGACGGCATTTACAGCGGCACTAGATAACGATATGGTTAGATTAAAAGCGGCAAGTTCAAATGCTGTTGGCGGTACATTATCTTTTTACAAATTTGGATTGGGAGACAACACATCAACTGGAACATCAGGAAATGTAATCATATCTCAAAACACAGATGTTGATTCAGCATCAGAATCACTTGTAAGTTTTGCTCATGGCACTTACAGAGGTGCAAAACTTTTCATTTCAATCAATAACAATGCTAAAACAGAAGTAGGAAACGTTGAAGCACTTGTTGTTCATGACGGAAGTGATGCATTTATATCACAATTTGGTGGAATACAAACTGGAGATAATCCTTTGTTAACACTAACAGCGGCAATTGATGGCAGTAACGTTGTTGTTTCAGCGGCAGGTGGCGAAGCAAACTTAAGAGTAACTGTTCATGCAATTATGTTAAAAGACACAATGACTTCAGACGACGGAACTTATGCAAATACAGAAGCAATAGCACCTGTAACAATTTCATCTACTGCAACAGAAGTTGACACATTAGTTGAAGCATCAAACAACGGTGCTGTATATTATCTTGTTAGTAAAAATGCTTCTGAAGGCGCTTATGCAGTTAATGAAGTTTTTATGGCAATGGGATCAGGTGAAATAACAGTAGCAAGTGGTCCATTTGTGAGTACTAAAGGTACTAACCAACTAGCATTTACATCGGACTACAAAGACGATGTTGAAAACACAGGACAGTTATTATGTGCATCCACATCAGGTGGATCAACAACTGTTAGTGCATACAGAATAAACTGTTTAGCGAAATAAATACAAGCACGTAACTAATACGTAAATTAACAATCATGCGGGAGATATGGAACCATGACAACACGTAACTTTAGAGTTAATAATGGATTAGAAGTAGGTGATATTACAATATCAGCGAATGCTAACACCATTACAGGCGGAGCGACAGCGGCACCAAATGCTGACGGTCAGTTCGCTAACAAAAAGTATGTTGACGACCAAATTAGTGCCATTTCAACTACTGCGATTACAGTAAACAACACCAACGCAACTGTATCAGACTCAGGTTCAAACGGAACTTTGACTGTAACTTGTGACGGTAACACTGAATTAACAATCACTGACACAGCGGCAACGTTTTCAGGGAATGTGATAATCACAGGAGACTTAGAAGTAAATGGAACTAACACAATCGTTAACACTTCAACACTAGAAGTTGAAGATAACATTATAGCAGTAAACAGAAACATTTCTGCGGCATCTGGTATGCCAGTATTAAGTGGTCTGAAAGTAAACAGAGGTGAAACATCATCAGCAACAGAAGAAGATCTTTTCTGGGTTTGGGATGAATCATTTGCAGATGACGGAACAACTACTTACGGTAACGCAGGTGGAGCCTTCTCGGCATTAAGAGCATCTTCAGGTGCTGACAATGCCAGTGAAATAACAATATCAGAAGCAAATCTTGTTGATATTAGATGTAACGTTATTCACGCAACAGCGACAGCGGCTAACTATTCTGACGTTGGCGAGCGTTTCGAAGCAGACGCTCCTATGGCAGAAGGTGCAGTTGTAACACTAGGCGGTGAAGCAGAGATCACAGAAACAACATCAGAATTACAGGACACTGTATTTGGTGTAGTTTCTACAATGCCAGCACTTAGAATGAACAACGGTGCAGGTAACGATGATTCACATCCATTTATTGCAATGACAGGTAGAGTACCAGTAAGAGTTCAAGGTACAGTAGAAAAAGGACAAAGACTTGTTTCTAGTTCAGTTAAAGGAACTGCAAGAGCAGTTGCAACTGGCGAATCAATCAATCCTTTCCATGTAATTGGTAGAGCATTAGAAAGCAAAACTGATTCAGAAATTGGCCTGGTAAATTGTGTAGTGAGAACTAACAACTAATAAATATTAATACTTTTTAATAGAATTAAAAGGCGGCTTTCGGGTCGCCTTTTTTTTTAGACAATTAAATCTAAAATAGTTTGAAGTTTACCTTTAATTGCTTTGTTATTCAAAGTATTTTTTAGACCTGCGTGTAAATTTTTAGGCCAACATTCAAAAGCAGTCCAACAATATCCAGAATGTTCTTCATTTAATTTAGGAATAAATTCATTTTCAACTGCAATAAGATACGTATGAAAGAAAAATTTTTGATCATTTGAAGTGAATAATTCTAAAGGAATTACTTTTTTAAATACTGGCGTACTACCAATTTCTTCTTCAATTTCTCTTTTTAATCCTTCAAATGCTGATTCAGTAGTACGTGCTTGTCCACCAACTAATCCCCAACTACCTTGTGTTTTTTCGTCAGTTCTTTGCAAAAACAAAAAACGTTTTGTACTTGTAGCATAGAATAATGCACCTGAACAAATTATATTTTCTTTCATAACTTATTATAACAATTTATTGTTATTTTATCAAGGAGTAGTTTCGTCTTGACCAGAATCAACGTTTCCAACATAACCACCGTCAATTACAATACTCCAATTACCAGCAGTATAAAGTCCTTCATATGATTTAACCCATTCTGTTCCATTAAATCTATATTGTATTCCTGTATTAGAATTTGTAACGTAATGCTGTGTAGAATCAGGATCTGATGCATCAAAAACTTTTATCCATTTACTTTGTGGAGTGCTATATTCAATTATATCACCAACTGATGCAATCAATGTTCCCCAAGTAGAACTTTGCACTGTTGCTGTGGAGTCGCCTATTTCGTCAATAATTAGATATCTGTCTCCATTTGCTGGCGAGTCTGGAGCAAACGTTAATGGATTAATTATTTTTTTAACTGATGTTAATGTATTTGCTGGAATAGTGTCTTGGTCAATGTTGTATAATAAAATAGTATCTTCTAAAGAACTAGTGGCAATAGTTCCAACAATTTCGTTTCCAGTTGGTTGTTTTAATCTAATTTGTGATGTATCATTTCTAACCTTGCCATACTGATCTAAAAGAAGTTTCCAATTAATTGCTGGCCCAAATGTTTCAAATGGATCTGCTAATCCTGGATCTCTAGCACCTGTATAATATCCAGATCCTCCTGAACCTATTCCAGGATCTGTACTTGACACAGTTGTACCTGTTGAACCTAACAGTCTTAATTGATTTCCTGTAACTAATAATGCATAATTGTTTGGTGTTACATAACTTCTTGTTAACATAGTACCGTCTATTAGTCCTTTAGTAATTCCACCGTCATCATCATAAATGCTCATTATAATTTTTTGTATAACACCTAATTTTTTTACTTTAACTGGAGGTGATAACCATATTGGCATAGAGAAAGTTAATGATGCTATGTCAATTTCTGTGTCTGCACCAACTGGTATCGTTCTAGAACTAAATGTTATGCCTGTTAATTCAACATAACTTAAACTTGTCCAGTCAATATAGTTGTCTGATTTTTGAATTTCAAAATCAGGATTAAACAAATACAAAATTTGTTCTAATACTTGTAGTTTTTGATCTGTATTTGATGTCCAAATGTCTGCTGTAACTTCTAATCTAAATGGAGAAGGCATAACTTTTTCAACAGTATATCCTGCACCTAGTTGATTACTGTAAGTACCATCATCTAATTTGTCTCTTTGTCTTAAATGTTGTTTCTCAATATGATAAGGATTCTGCATTCTTTCTCTATCATAATTTAATTCTCTAACATAACAAGCAATTTTTGGCACATAATTTAATGCATTTTCACTATTATTTCTAATGATATTTGCTACTTGTCTCGTTGGGTCTCCGTATACAACTGGAACTGCCCTTAAAACAATTTCGTCAGTTTTATTTCTTCCTGTTTCTACAGAAAAATTACTCAAAACTCTAATAAATTGAGTTAAAAATTTTCTAACCTGTCCTTCGTAAAAATGTAACATTAATCGTCAGCCTTTGGTTTTAATGCATCAGTTAGTGCTTGTCTTTGATTAACTGTTAAACCGTTTATTGTAGTTGTACCAGAAGCATTAACAAATTTAGTTTTCCAATTTTCTCTAGCATCTGTGTTTGTTGTAGTTAGTCTTACAGAATCTTCTACTTTAATCCATCTGATTCCGTCATAACGGAATAATCTATTTGGCAAATAATCTGTTCTTAAAAAGTAATCACCCTTATCAATGTTTGACGTTGGAAACGAAATTCCAAAACCAGCAGGATGACCGTTTGGTGCAACTCCATCTCCATCTAAATAGAAACCATAATGACTTGCCGCCGGTGTATCTATTGTTGCATTTATTGGTTTATCTGAACTTACTCTATCTGTTGAATTTACATTATCAGTTCTAATATTGCCTCTTTCATCGATTGGTGCAACATAGTATTGTTTGTAATTAAATCCTGATTTAGGTGCGTCTGATTCTGCATTTGCAACAATTTGATCATTAATTGTTTTTTCTCTATTATATGTACTCATGTAATTGGCAACAGATCCTTCTGTTGTTGCGTCACCAATTACGTCTCTAAATTCTTGAGAGTCAACTAGTGTTTTTAATTTTAATCTTAATAAATGTGGCCACCATGTTTGTGAAAATCCTTCTGCCGCTCTGTTTACATCTTCTATAACATAATATCTTTTAAGTGCAATTGGTATACTTTCATCTAAAGAATAGTCTTCTTTCATGTGTGGGAACTCTATAACGTCTCCTGACATAGGTTTTCTACCTAATCTTTCAACAACATCGTTCATATGCACAGTTAAAAATATTGTATCATTCTGTAAAAACATACCAAATTGTGATAGATTAAAATCTATATCTTGTACGTTGTATATGCCTCTTATAATATAGACATCATCAGAGTATTTTCTATCTCTGTTTTCTAAAAATAGTAAATCTTGTATGGTTCTTTCGTTAAGACTATCACCTGAATACTGTGGTTGTGTTGCTGTTGCTGGGCCATCTTTGTTTGTATTTCCTTGATCGTAAGGTCCTAAATATTTGTGGAAGTGTAAGTCAGTTCCACCCACAGTAAACATCTCTTTGATGTTGCGATCAAAGAACTTATAGTCGTTGCCTTTTTCTGGCTTAAAAATGGATAATCTTGGCATATCACACATATTTATTGATAGTTTGATTACTATAAATATGTGTATGTCAGAACTTCAAACAGGTCAACAAGAGATATTTGATTATATAAAGAACAATCTAGGTGAGGGTATGATAGATGTGGAATTAGACCCTAAACACTATCAAACGGCACTAGAAAGAGCAATTAATAGATACAGACAACGTAGTTCAAATGCGGTGGAAGAATCATATGCTTTTCTTGAATTAAAAGAAAATCAAAACACATATATTTTACCAGATGAAGTTATAAACGTAAGAAGATTACATAGAAGAACCGTAGGTTCCAGAACTGAAGGTGGCGAAGGTGGTACATTATTTGAACCATTCAATTTAGCATACACAAATACATACTTGTTAAGGGCAGGTGCAACAGGCGGACTTGCAACATATTTTGCCTTTGCAAGTTATCAAGAATTGGTAGGTAAATTGTTTGGTTCATTTATTCAGTTTCATTTTGATGTTGCTACTAAGAAGTTAACAATTACACAAAGACCAAGAGCAGATTCTGAAACTATATTAATGCATACTGATAATTTTAGACCTGATATAACATTATTCAAAGACATTTATGCAAAACCGTGGATTAGAGATTATGCACTTGCAGTATCAAAAACTATGCTAGGAGAAGCAAGAGGCAAATTTAATACTATTGCTGGTCCACAAGGAGGCACAACTTTAAACGGTGCTGAACTTAAACAGCAAGGACTTGCAGAAATTGAAAGATTAGACCAAGAAATTGGTAACTTTGCTGAAGGTGGCACACCACACAGTTTTGTGATTGGATAGTGATTGAACAAATAAACAATTTTGTTTCACAACAAACATTAGATAAAATATGGAATGCTTTTGATAGTAATCCTGTATGGATTTGGCGAACTTATAATGCAGATCAAAAACCTTTTTGGATTTACGATATATTTGATAAACTAGATTTTGTAGATAACAAGTTTATTTGTAAATGGAAAAACAATCCAGATCCTATTTTTTTAGAAATATTAGAAAAAATTAAACAACAAGCAGGTGAAAATTTTGTGCCATGGCGTTTTATTATTAACAAACAAACACAAGGATTAAACAGCGGAATTCACTCTGATTTTCCAAAAGAAAAACAACAATCTAAAACTTTTATTTTATATGTAAACAAAAATTGGGAAAAAGAATGGGGTGGTGAAACAGTATTTTACAATGATAATAGAGAGGAAACTGAAAGATGTATTCCAGAAGCAGGAAAATTAATATCATATAATTCACAAATATTCCACCAAGGTTTAGCACCCTTAAATAATGCTACAAGAATAACTTTGGCCGTTCACGGCAAATATAATTCGTAATCAAACCACTTTAAATACGAGCAAATGGAAGAGTCAAGATATAAAAAATACGAAGATTGTAATTTAGATGAGTTAGAACAAATTGTAACTGATTTGGAAAATATGTCTATTAGTGCGTTAAAAAACAAAAAATTAGACATACGTAAAAAGATACTAGGTGCGGTAAAAGAAGCCAAAATAGTCATTGAAAAACGTTTAAAAAAATAGTATAATCAATAAATGCTTATAGGAATAGTAGGACTAATAGGTTCTGGTAAAGACACAGTTGCAAAAAGACTTGTTGAAAAACATGGTTTCATAAAAGATTCATTTGCTAAAAGTTTAAAAGATGCAGTAAGTTCCATGTTTAATTGGGACAGAAAAATGCTTGAAGGCGATACTAAAGAAAGCAGAGAATGGCGAGAAAAACCAGACGAATTTTGGAGCAAACAAATGGGCAAAGAAGTAACTCCGCGTTGGGTATTACAATATTTTGGTACTGAAGTTATGCGTCAAAATATGTATGATGCAATATGGGTTGATTCTGTTATTAATAGATACAAAGGTAAACCAACTGTAATATCAGATACAAGATTTCAAAACGAAATTAAAACAATAAAAGCACACGGTGGAAAAATTATATGTATTCATAAAGGACATTTACCCACAAGAGATTGGATGTGGGCACACAATTTTCATAAATCTGAATGGGATTGGATAGGTACTGATTATGACGTTGTTATTGAAAATACAGGTACTCTAGATGAATTATATGAAAAAGTAGATGACTTAATTGTCAGCAACAAGATCGCCCACACGCCAGCCAAGTCTACGCACACTGCTTAATCGTTGACAATTAGCACACACAGTTTTTAAATTATTAGAAATTGTATTCCTTAAATTTCCGTCTACAAACAGCACATCTAATTGTAATTTGTCTTGTGCTTTAAACCCACACAACTCACATTTTTGTTTCTTTTTATAGCCTGATCTTTGTAATGCAGTTACTCCTCCCACTTTCTTTTTTGCTTTTTTACGATTGCAAGTATCACACAATCTACGCCAATACACTTTTCCTGCTTTTTGGTAAGCATATGCTCTTGGCTTAGATCTACACTCTACACACAAAGGTCTTAGGTTATTATTCATATATGCTATTTACGTCGCCTATATAGGTACCAAAAATTGGTAAGTTTTATCGTAAAATCCATATGATTGAATAAATACTTCAGTATACGTACAAACTTGCAAGGAGAAACGTAAATGGCTTTAACATCACCAGGAGTAGAGGTAAGTGTAATAAACGAAAGTTTTTATGTACCATCAGATGCGGGTACAACACCTCTTTTTATAGTAGCATCTGGACAAGACAAATTACCGGGATCTGGTAGCGGTACAGCGGCAGGAACAACAACTGCAAATGCTGATACTGTTTACTTGATTTCATCACAAAGAGAATTAACAGAAACATTTGGAGATCCAAAGTTTTACACAGACGCTTCAGGAAGTTCACTTCACGGATATGAATTAAATGAGTGGGGACTACAAGCGGCTTACAGTTTCTTAGGCATAGCCAACAGAGCATATGTTTTAAGAGCAAATGTAAACTTATCAGATTTAGTAGGAAGTGCATCAGCACCAACTGCCGATCCAACAGATGGTACATATTGGTTTGACCTTGCATCAAGTTCATATGGATTATTTGAGTGGTCGCAAACAGATCAAAAATTTACTGCAAAAACACCAAAATTAATTACGTCCGTTACTGACCTGGTAGGTGACGCAACAACAGGTGCACCAAAAACTTCTTATGGTTCACAAGGTGATTATGCAATTAACACGACACACGTAACTAACAAAATATATTACAAGAATGATAGTAATGCTTGGGTACACGTAGGATCACAAGCATGGCACGAATCACATCCTGTATTTTCAGTTGCATCAGGAACAACAGTAACAAACAGTGCAACTTTCAACCTTAATGGACAACTAATCACAACAGGTGGTACTGCATTATCAAATGTTAGCACAGCAATTAATACTGCTAATGTACCTGGAGTGACTGCTTCTATTGATTCAGTATCAGGAAACTTAGAAATATTCCACAACGGTGGAGCATTTGGTGATTCAACAGCAGGTGACGGAACAATTAGAGTTGAAGAAGGTTCAGGATTATTAGCAGAACTAGGAATTACAGCAAATACTTACAAGACTATGAAATTCTTGCAAGACAAACACACTAACAGACCTACTTGGAAAACAGCAGATGAAAATAGACCAACTGGTTCAGTTTGGTTTAAAACAACTTCAGCAAACAGTGGAGCAAACATTGTTGCGAAACTTTACAGTTCATCTGATTCAAGTTTCTCAAGTGTTGCGGCACCATTATATACAACAAACAATCAAGCAATTTATAACTTAGATCCAACTAACGGTGGAACATCAATTGCGTCTGGAACATTATACACACAATATAACGTAACTGAACAGTCAATAGGTGCTGGTCAACAAGACACAACACCAAATGTTGGTGATTTCCAAATTATGAGATATGAAGGCGGAACAACAGTTATTTCATCTAAAACTACGTTTCCAAGTTTTACAGCAAGTGAAACATTTACAGTTAGAGAATCACTTAAAAATCAAGATGCACTAGACACTGCAAAAACAGTTACTATGGTATCAGGAGATGGTTCAACACTAGGTGATGCAGATGACTTTATAACTGCATTCTCGGCGGCTAACTTCACAAACTTGGTTGCTGAAAAAATTAGTTCAGGTGATTACAAAGGTGCAATTAAAATTACACACAAATTAGGTGGTGATTTTAGAATGAACGACACCAGCGGAACGCCATTAGCAGATGCAGGATTTAGTACAAGTACAGCACACGCATACGGAACTTACACTGCAAATTCAACAACATTAATTGACAACTTATATATTACTCCATCAGGTGAGTCAGAAGACTCAACTGTAGGTAACGAAGTAATGGCAAGTAACTGGAAAAGATTATCTTACACAGCAAGTACAAGTGCACCAACTAATCAACCAGCAGATGGTAAATTATGGTACGACACTTCAATTGATGAAGCAGATATTTTAGAACACAACGGAACAACTTGGCAAGGTTATAAAAATGTTAACTCAACAACTGATCCAAATGGTCCACAGTTTAGTGCAACAGCACCGTCTACACAATCAGATGGTACTCCACTTGTAAACAAAGACTTATGGATTGATACAAGTGATTTAGAAAACTATCCTAAAATATACAAATACAACACATCAGCAACTTTAAGTTCTACTAATACTTCAAATCAAGTAGCAGTAACAACTTCAGGTGCGGCTTGGGAATTAATTGACAAAGCAGACCAAACAACTGAAGATGGTATTGTATTTGGAGACGCTAGATGGCATACAAACACTGAGTCAAAACCTGGAACTGAACCAACAGATGCAGGTGATCCAAGTTCAATTAAAGACTTGTTAAGCGATAACTTCTTAGACCCAGATGCACCAGATCCAGATGCTTACCCACAAGGTATTTTATTATGGAACACTAGACGTTCTGGTTACAATGTAAAAGAATACAAAAACGATTATATAACAACTACAAAATATCCAAGTTCAGGATCAGCAGGATTAGGTAACATTAGATTCAGCAACGAAACAGTTGCAGGTTACTATCCAGACAGATGGGTTACTAAATCAGGTAACGCATCAGATGGTTCTATGTGTGCAGGTAGAAAAGCACAAAGAAAAGTTGTTATGACACAATTAAAATCTGAGATTGATACTAACCAAGCGATTAGAGAAGATCAAAGAGGATTTAACGTAATTGCTTGTCCAGGCTACACAGAAGCAATAGCAAATATGATTAGCCTAAACACAGACAGAAACAACACAGCATTTGTTGTTGGTGATACTCCAATGAGATTGGCAGGCACAGCAACAGATATTACAAACTGGGCAAATAATACAGCAGGTGCTACTGACAACAGTGAAGCAGGACTTGTAAGTTCAAGTGATTATTTGGGTGTGTTTTATCCATCAGGACAAACAACAGATAACAGTGGTAACACTATTGTAGTTCCACCATCACACATGATGATGAGAACACTTGCAAATAACGACAACGTAGCATTTCCTTGGTTTGCACCAGCAGGCACAAGAAGAGGTTTAGTTGACAACGCAACAGCAGTTGGTTATATTAATGCAAGTGACGGTGAGTTTAAAACAATATCTGTAACGGAGTCAGTGAGAGATTCAATGCACACAGTTAAAGTTAATCCAATTACTTTCTTCTCAGGAGCAGGAATTGTTAACTTTGGTAACTTAACATCAACATCAGCAAGTTCAAGTTTAGATAGAATTAACGTTTCAAGACTAGCAGTGTATCTAAGAACACAATTAGACGCAGTTGCTAAACCGTTTATATTTGAACCAAATGATGAATTAACAAGAAACGAAATTAAACAAGCAATTGAATCGTTCTTGTTAGAACTAGTTGGACAAAGAGCACTGTACGACTTCTTAGTAGTATGTGATGACACAAACAACACACCTACTAGAATAGACAGAAACGAATTGTATGTAGATATAGCAATTGAGCCAGTTAAATCAGTTGAATTTATATACATACCGTTAAGAATTAAAAACACAGGAGAAATAGCAAAATTAGGGAACTAATTTTGGATAAATAGGAGAAACAGATGGCAATATCAACTTTATCAAAATTTACAGTACCTTTAGCAAACGATCAAAGTAGTGCATCACAAGGCTTATTAATGCCTAAACTACAATATCGTTTTAGAGCAATCCTGGAAAATTTTGGAGTATCAACACCAAGATCAGAATTAACAAAACAAGTAATGGATATTACGAGACCTAACTTGACTTTTGACCAAGTAACACTAGATGTATACAACTCAAGAGTATATGTTGCAGGTAAACATACTTGGGAGCCAATTACTATCACTTTAAGAGATGATGTAAACAACTCAGTTACTAAACTAGTTGGAGAACAAATACAGAAACAATTTGATTTCTTTGAACAATCATCAGCGGCTTCTGGTATTGATTACAAATTCACAGGTAGAATTGAAATGCTTGACGGTGGTAACGGAGCAAGTGCACCAAGTGTATTAGAAACATTTGAATTATATGGTGCATACATTGACAACGTTAACTACAATACACTAGCATACAACACGTCAGATCCTGCTACAATAACATTATCAATAAGATACGATAATGCAATACAAACACCACAAGGTACAGGTATTGGTACAGCAGTAGCAAGAACAATTGGTACATTATCAACTGGCGGTGGACAGTAATAAGAATTAAATTTAGCATTTATAATACAGGAAAAGCGTCTTTATAGGCGCTTTTTTTGTGACTATAAATAACAGTATGCCAAAGATTAACGATTTCTTACAAGGGTTTCAAGACGGTCTTCCAGGAATGAAGGACTTCAGACACGCATCAAGATTATATCTAGACGACAACTATAAATTGATGCCAAAACAGAAGTTTCTGTTTTATGTAAGGTTCTTTACAGACGAATCACTGTTCATGGGAAGTGCAAATTATAACGAAAGAATTGAACTTAATATGTTGGTTAAATCTTGTGACTTACCAAGATACGGTATGAACATGGAAGAAAAAATTCAATACAATAAAAAAATGTATGCGGCAACACGTATACAATATGATCCAATTAACATTGTTTTTCATGACGATCATGCTGATACTGTAAATGCTTTTTGGAAAAAATATTACGAATATTATATTGCTGATTCAGTATCAATGACTAACGATACAACTATATCAGATACTAAAGATGATTATTACAATTCAAACAGACGTACAAACAAATATGGTATGGACACACCTGTACAAAGAAAGAAACCATACTTGCAACGAATAGAAATATTCGTTTTACATAAACAAAGATTCACATCAATGACACTTGTTAACCCAATGATTGGTTCATTTAACCACGACAACTTGGATCAAGCAGATGGAACTGGTATAATGCAAAATACTATGCAAATTGTTTATGAATCAGTTTTATACAAATCAGGAATAATAAACAAAAACAATGTTCCAGGTTTTGCATCTATACATTATGATCATGAACCTTCTCCTTTAACTGTATTAGGTGGTGGTACAAATTCTATATTTGGTCCAGGAGGTGTTGTAGACGGTGTTGGATCTGTGATAAGAAATGTACAGTCAGGTAATATACTTGGTGCAATTTTATCTGCAACAAACACATATAACAATGCTAAAAAAATTAAGAAAAAAGATGTTAAAGAAGAATTAAAAGGAATTGCTAAAGAGGGTGTTTTAGATATTGGCAAACAAGCAGGAACAATTACAAACCCAATTGGAGCATTCTCAGTTGGTGCGGCTGTGGCAACAGGAGTTGCAATCGCTAATGCTAGAGGTAAAGCAGATTCTAAATCATTAAAAGATACAACTGTACTAACAAATCCAATATTAGATACTACAAACTTTTTAACAGCAGATGAGGCATATAAATTAGTAACAACAAATGATAGTGTTAAAGATGAGATTGCCGCTGGAATATATTATAAAGATATAGGTTCAAGAAAAAATTTAACAGTTGCTGAAAGTGATGTGGAATATGCAGGTTCAATTGACTCTGTAAAAAATGTTTATAAATCTAAAGCAGTCACAAATATACGTAAATTAGTAACTGAAGGCTACATAAAAATTGAAAGAGCAAATCAAAATGTTAGTATTACAACAGAGAAGGCGAACTTATAATGGCTGAAAATTTTTACACAAACTTACCACCAAAACAAAAAGATCAATTGGATAAAACTATTCAAAAATTAACTACAAGCAATTACGAAGAACAGTATCAATTCAACGTTGGTGAATATGATTCAACTATCGCATTTTTTGTAAAAAGAGGATTTTCAAGAACTGCGGCTGAATCTACTGCTTATGTTATATTAGCACAGGCAAAAATTGATTCTGTTTCGCCTGCTGAAATTATCGACAAATTAACTTATGCCACACCGGCACAACTATCTGAACTAATAACAATAATTTTAAATGCAAACAGATACAAGTCCAGTAGATTAGGTGTAAGACAAACCCTTACTACATCAGGAACTGTGTCTAGAAATATAATAGACTAATGATCCCAAGATTCGCAAAAGGAAAATTTACACCTAAAAATCAAGAAAAATATATTGGTTTAAAAACGCCAACATATCGTTCAAGTTGGGAACAAGCATTTATGAGATTGTGCGACGAACATCCATACGTGGCAAAATGGGCAAGTGAATCAATTAAAATTCCTTACAGACATCCTTTTACAGGAAAGTATACTGTGTATGTTCCAGATTTTTTTGTTGTTTATACTGATAAAAATGGAAGCAAACACGCAGAACTTATTGAAGTAAAACCTAAATCTCAAACAAATATTTTTGATGCTGGTAAAAGTCAAGGTAAGAAAAAACAAGCAGTAATTAATATGGCAAAGTGGGAGGCCGCGAATGCTTATGCTAAACAAAATAGAATAAGATTTAGAGTTTTATCAGAAGATCAGTTGTTTCATAACGGCAATCGTAAGTAAATAAAAACATGACAAAGAAGTTAGAAGAAATTTTAAATTTACCAAATGTTAAAGAAGCATTTAAACAAGTAGATTCCAAAGAAAAAGTTAAAGAAACTAAAAATTCTAATGGCGTTTCTAGTAAAAATTTAGATCCTGAAACACAAAAAAACTTACAAAAAACATATGCTGAATTTGATAAGGTTGCGGCCGCATTACCCCAAGTAAAAGGACTAGGCGAACTGTCAGATTTAGAACTAGATAAGTTGGCTGTAGAAGCAGAAGAGAGTTATAAGAACTTAATGGACTTAGGAATGAATGTAGATTCACGTTATTCAGGACGTATTTTTGAGGTAGCAAGTACTATGTTGCGTAATGCCATTGATGCTAAAGGTTCTAAAATAGATAAGAAGTTAAAAATGGTTGAACTACAACTTAAAAAAATGAAAATAGACCAAACAGACGGTAAAGACGGTGGGCCTGTTGAAGAAAGCGACGGGTTTGTAATATCTGACCGTAATGAATTAATGAAGAAACTCCTTAAAAAAGACTAAATATTGCATATGAGCACGTTTACACACTATCTAACAGAATCAACAAAGTCATATGACTACAAAATCAAGATTGCAGGGCAACCTAAAGACATAGATGCAACAAGATTAGAAACTGCACTAGCAAAATTTGAGGTTGTTAAAATGTCAGCAGGAAAGAAAACTCCAATACAGAGTTTACCTTTAGATTTTCCAGCATTGTCAAATGAGGCTGTAACAATTTACGATGTAACTACAAACTATCCAGCATCAGTAAGAGAAATGAAAGAGTATATAGCAGACTATATGAGAATTTCTCCAGCACACATAGTTGTAAGAAAACCAAACGAGCCAACAGAAGAATATCAAGAAACAATAGCAAACGCAGGCAAATCAGAATACAAAAACAAACTACAAGATATTGAAATGGCCGATGCACCTAAAGTAGATGCAAAAGAATTTCACTCAACTGAAGCAAACATGAGTTTGTTAAAAGAATTATTAAAAGACAGAGAAGAAAACAAAGACCATCCAAAAGAAAAAGAGAATGCTACAACTAAAGAAGATGAAAAGGATGGAAGTTCTCCAATCAATACTGGTAAGGCACCTGTAAAAGGAAATCCAGATCCAGCATCACATTATAAATTTAGACAACCAACAGCAAAAAGAGATCTTAAAAAAGGAAAATAGTCATGGAAATGCTTGACGTATTAAAAAAATTACAAGAAATCGCACAAACTAGACCAGAGTTAGTTAAAGACGCTGTGGCAAATGTTGAAAGAACTAATCCAGCAGAAATACAAAACACTGAAGTAAAAACTGCTGAGGGCGGAATGAGTGACATACACATTGGTGCTCAAGAGGCAGTAGGTGAATATCTTAATGATGATGGCAATTTAAAAATGAGAAAAGCAGAAGTACTTGGTGCTATGGATAAAGAAAAAGCAAACGCACCTTTTCCTAGATCATACGAAATTGAAACAGCAATGAAAATGGTACAAGACGACTTTAACGATAACGGTTCTAGAAAACACGAGATAGACGAACCTTACGAAGACACAGCAGAAGAAGGTAACGAATTTGCACACGCAGTTCAAAAAGCAAAAGCGGCAGGTTTGAAAAAAGGCGACAAGTTTAAAGTTGGAGACGAAGAGCATACATTAAGAGATAGCGACTTTGAAGAGGTAAATACAAATACAATGACAACAGAAGACAAAAAACCAGTAAACGAAGCAATACAAATATCAACTGATTCTCCAGAAGAAGCAGGTATGATGATGCAAATTTTAAAATTAGCAGGTGTAAAACCAGTTGATGATGCAATGATTAACGCTCAACCAGAAGCAGGCGAAGAAATGGATCCAGGAGAATTGAATAAACAAATGGATACACCAGGAACTGACGGTGACGAAATGGCAAAATTCAGAAACATGATTACTGCACCGGATGAAGAAAAAGCAGAAGAAACTTTTGACAACGAACCAAATGAAAAAGTTGCTGATGTTGACACATTGGTAAATGTACATTCTGGTGGTTTAAACAAACAAAAACAACAAGTTAAAAAAGAATACCCAGGCGATAATCCATTAGCGGTTGAAGACAAAGTAACTGAAGAAGATTTAGCAAATTCATTAAGAGCACAATACGAAGGCTTTAAAAAAGCATATCAAGAAGCGGCAAAAGTTGCTGAAGCAAAAGCAAAACCAGACTATATTGATATCGACAAAGACGGCGATAAAAAAGAACCAATGAAAAAAGCCGTTAAAGATAAAGAAGCAAAATAAGTTACTTTTCCTAACACACTTTTAGCATTAAATACTACACTATGGCGTATGTAAGTTTAGATTCGCAACAAATTAAAAAAGCGAATAAGAAGCACAAATATTCTAAAGATCAAGTGGAACAACTTGAGAAATGTATGGATATTCAAAATGGTCCATTGTATTTTATGGAAACATTTATGAAAATACAACATCCTACTAAAGGTGAGATGCCTTTTAAACCATTTCCATATCAAAAAAGATTAATTGAAGCATACAACTCACACAGGTTTTCAATATCAATGTTGCCAAGACAAACAGGAAAAACAACCTGTGCATCAGGATACCTAATATGGTATGCTATGTTTCATCCAGATTCACACATACTAATTGCGGCACACAAATACGCAGGTGCATCAGACATTATGTCAAGGGTGCGTTATGCTTATGAAATGTTACCTGGTTGGATCAAAGCAGGTGTAACACAATACAATAGAAACTCAATAGAATTTGATAATGGTTCAAAAATTATGGCAACTACCACAACTGAAAACACAGGACGGGGTATGTCCTTAACAATGATATATTGTGATGAGTTTGCTTTCGTACAGCCACCTGATAAAGCAAAAGAATTTTGGACATCACTATCTCCTACACTATCAACTGGAGGTAAATGTTTAATTACTTCAACTCCAAACAGTGATGAAGACCAATTTGCTATGATTTGGAAAGAAGCAAATAAAAGATTTGACGAATATGGCAATGACAAAATTGTAGGTACAAATGGTTTTTATGCCATGAAGGCACATTGGTCAGAACACCCAGATAGAAATGAAGAATGGGCAGAAACTGAAAGAGCAAGAATTGGTGAAGAAAGATTTAGAAGGGAACACGAGTGTGAATTCTTAATTTTTGATGAAACATTAATTTCAAGTTTAACACTAGCAGACATGGAAGGCGTTGCTCCTGTAGAAACAACAGGACAAGTACGTTGGTTTAAACGTCCAACTCCAGGACATACATACATGGTTTCTTTAGATCCTTCAATGGGTACAGGTGGAGACTTTAGTGCAATACAAGTTTTTGAATTGCCTACATTTGAACAAATAGGTGAATGGCAACACAACATGACTCCAATGAATCAACAGGTTAGAATATTACAGGGTATTAATAAACATATACACGATTCAATTGTTGAAAAAGATGCTTCAGCAACACCGCAAATATTTTATTCAATGGAGAACAACACAATAGGTGAAGCGGCATTAATGAGAGTAATGGATATTGGTGAAGAAAACATTATGGGTATGTTTTTATCAGAACCTATAAGAAAAGGACACAGACGTAAATTTAGAAGAGGGTTTAATACAACTGCTAAATTTAAAATTGATGCTTGTACAAAATTTAAAGAACTAGTTGAAAGTGGTAAAATGAAAATAAACTCGCAACTATTAATATCAGAGTTAAAAGACTTTGTAGCAACAGGATTAAGTTTTAAAGCAAAACCAGGACAGCACGACGACCTAGTAAGTGCTTGTTTATTAATGACACGTATGATGAAGGTATTAGCAGATTTTGACCCCAAAATATTTGAACGTTGGACTGATAGATCATCTGAAATGACAACTCCAATGCCCATCTTTGGAAACTTTTATGGATAATAAATACACTATATGAACCCAAAAACATCTGCAGACTTGTTTAATAAAATACGTTCGCAATTCGCTAATATTAGAATAGGAGACGAAAGTGGTGTTCCTACAGGCGATCCTGCAAGTGCTTTATTTTTTGAATTTGAATTTAAAGAAGATGCTGACACATACGGAGCAGTAAGCATTAGCCTTGCTGATGGTGAAACAATGAAAGTGTTTTACAACCGTAATTTAGTGGACAAAATAGACGAAGATAGCAAGGATGAATGGTATGCATTTTTAAAAGAATTAAAAGACTTTGCTGTAGAACATCAATTAAGATTTGATGTGCGTGATATAACGAAATCGAACCTAACGAAGCAGGATTATCAAAATCTTGCAGATACGAACAAAACGGTAAATACTGATGAGATGTCGGAAGAATTAAACAGAATTACTAAACTAGCAGGTGTTGAAGTTAAAGAAGGACTTACAGGCACAGCAAAAAGATCATACGAAAACCTAGATAAAACAAGATTAATAATTAGACACTCAGGCAAAGTTGATGAAATGATACCTGGTGCTAGATCAAGACAAATACAATCATTATACATTGAAAACGAAGATGGTGAAAGATTCAAATATCCATTAACACACCTAGCAGGTGCAAGAGCAATGACAAGACACGTTGCTAATGGCGGAAGACCACATGATGAATTTGGAGAACACATTGTAAAAACATCAGAAGATATTGCAAAATTAAGTTCATTTTCAAGATATGTTTCAAACAAAGATCAATTAAATGATAATGCAGGTGATATTATTGAACAAACAAAATTAAGTTTAGAAAATTTAAGAGAGTATATGAGAAATTTATCAAAACAATCTCACTACGAAGCGGCATCTAAAGATTTTAAAACAGCAGAAGACCAAATATTAGATGATGAAACTGTAAACAAATTAAGAGAAAAATTTACACTGAAAAATTTAGACAACAGAGTAGAAGATGCACTTCCTATTATCGATAGAATAATGGCTGAATTTGAAAAAACAAAAACTGCAGAACCAGTAGTAACAGAATTAGATCCAGGTGACGAACCAATTGATGCACCTGTTGAGCCGGCAGTTGATCACGCAATGGTTGTTAAAAAGTTTTTAGCAGATCCTGACAGCAAAATTTTACTTAATAAAAATATGCCAGATGAGAAAAGAATGATGCCTAAAAATGCTGGCCCAGAAGATACAAAAATTATGACAACACTTTCAGATATTGCTTCTAGAATGTTAACACAAACTCCAGATGAAGACAGAGTGGCAAACTTTGCTTCTAGAGTTGCAGATCAAATGAGTCAAACTGGACAACCTTTTGATCCTAAAGATCCAGATGCAGGAAAAAATAGAGATATTGCAAAAGCATTAGTGGCAAAATATCAAAGAACATCTCAAGAAATTGACCCAGCAGAATTTAAGGCTAAAAAAGATATTAAAGGAAGAGCAAAAGAAACTGAAACATTTGAGTCATGGGTAGACGAAGTTACTAACGAATACGACACAAAGCCAAGAGACGAAGAAGATAGAAGAGCAAAATTAAAAGCATTACAAGATATACAAATGACTCCAGGAGCAATGAAAGATCCTGCTATGAGAAAAGAAGTTTTAAAACGTAGAATGGAATTACAAAAAGATAAAGAACCAGCATTTGCAGGCGAAGAAGTAACTTTTGAAGACATTAAACCTTATGTTTCAATGTACAAAGATGATCAAACTGGCAAAACTGTTTATGATGTATTAGACAAAGATGGTGCATCAGCATTTAAAACAGGTGATTCAAAAGTAGCAATGGCTTATCTTTCAAAAAACTTTAACAAATTAAAAATGGATAAAGATGAAAGAATTGATCAAGGCATAGCGGCTCAAAAGAAAGATGCTGAAACAAATCCAAATTGGGGTAAAGATAAAGGTCCAGTTGACCCAGAATGGGAAGCAGAAAAAGACCACAGAGAAATATCTCGTATAATGAAATACGAAGGTAAAGAAGGTTTAAACGAATCAAGAGCAAAAATAGTATCGGCTATCAAAGCCAAAGTAGACAGCGACAACGCACAAAACATCGCAGGCGTTGAAGAAGAAATTGCTAGAATTACACAATTAGCAAATTACCAATAATAGTAGTAGACATTTCATAAATATAGTAGTATATTATACGTAATGTGTGATATACATTTAGGCACATTAAAACAAACATAGGCAAAATAGGAGGCTTACATTATGGCTACATTGGCTGAAATAAGAGCGAAGTTAAAATCCCAAGAACCTAATCGCTCAGGTTCACAAACAGGCGGAGACAACGCCATCTACCCACACTGGAACATATCAGAAGGCTCAGAAGCAGTTGTTAGATTCTTACCAGATAAGGATCAAGGCAATACATTTTTCTGGACTGAAAGAAATATGATCAAACTACCTTTCGCAGGTGTTAAAGGTCAAACTGATTCAAGACCAGTTACAGTACAAGTTCCTTGTATGGAAATGTATGGAAAAACTTGTCCAGTTCTAACAGAAGTTAGACCATGGTTTAAAGACAAAAGCATGGAAGATATGGGAAGAAAATATTGGAAAAAGAAAAGTTATATTTTCCAAGGTTTTGTTGTCAACAATCCGTTATCTGAAGACACAACACCAGAGAATCCAGTTAGAAGATTTATTATTGGACCTCAAATCTTTAACATTATCAGAAGTGCGTTACTTGATCCAGAGATGGAAGAGTTACCAACTGACTTTGTAAAAGGTGTTGATTTTAGAATTAACAAGACAACTAAAGGCGGTTATGCTGATTATTCTACATCAAAATGGTCTAGAAGAGAACGTGCTCTAGACGAAGCAGAAAGATCTGCAATTGATAAGTTTGGTTTACATAACTTAGGTGACTTTAGACCAAAAGAACCAACTGAAGCAGAAGTTAAAATAATCAAAGAATTATTTGAAAAATCTGTAGACGGTGAGGCTTATGATCTTGAAAAATATGGACAATACTTTAGACCTACAGGAAGTTTTGCAAGTCAAGTATCTGTACCAAAAGCAGATAGACCTGCTCCAGTGGAAAAGACTGCTGATCCGGTAAATGCTGAAGTTAAAACTGAAGCACAACCAGTACCAGCGGCTCAACCAGCACAACAACCAGCAGGTGATAGTGCCAAGAGAGCAGAAGATATCTTAAAACTTATAAGATCAAGACAAGCGAAGTAATCTGACATTTTACCAAGGCCTTAATTGTTGACAGTTGAGGCCTTGTGTATTATAATAAGGATAATATGAAAAACGAAATTAAAAAAGCAATCGATTGGATATTGTACAAACAAATACCTGCTTGGGTAATAATTGTAATAATCATCCTTTGGATTTTAATATAAAACATTATGACAAAACCATTTGACGCAACAAAATTTAGAAAGAGTATTACGAAATCAATTTCAGGATTAGGTATTGGATTTAGCGATCCTACAGACTGGATTTCAACAGGAAATTACGCATTAAACTATTTGATGACTAGTAATTTTAAAAAAGGAATACCGTTAGGCAAAGTAACTGTACTTGCAGGAGAATCAGGAGCAGGTAAATCTTACATAGCATCAGGTAACATTATTAAAAATGCACAGGATCAAGGTATATTTGTTATACTAATTGATACAGAGAACGCATTAGACGAACAATGGCTACAAGCATTAAAAGTAGACACATCAGAAGATAAACTTATGAAATTAAGTATGTCTATGGTTGATGACGTAGCAAAAACTGTTTCAGAGTTTATGAAAGGTTACAAAGAGCAACACGCAGACAACAAAGAAGGTGCACCTAAAGTACTATTTGTTATAGACAGTTTGGGTATGTTACTAACACCAACAGATGTTAATCAGTTTGAAGCAGGTGAGATGAAGGGTGATTTAGGTAGAAAACCTAAAGCATTAACGGCACTTGTAAGAAACTGTGTTAATATGTTTGGAAGTTGGAACGTAGGACTTATAGCAACCAATCACACATACGCATCACAAGATATGTTTGATCCAGATGATAAGATATCAGGAGGACAAGGATTTATATATGCATCAAGTATTGTAGTTGCAATGAAAAAATTAAAACTAAAAGAAGATGAAAAAGGCAACAAAATATCTGACGTAAGAGGTATAAGAGCGGCTTGTAAAGTTATGAAAACGAGATATGCTAAACCGTTTGAGGGTGTACAAGTTAAAATTCCATACGATACTGGTATGGATCCTTATAGTGGACTAGTTGATTTATTTGAGAAAAAAGGAATACTAGTACAAACAGGAAATAGATTAAAATACGTCGATCCTACAGGAAAAGAACACATTGAATTCAGAAAAGCCTGGGTTGGAGCCAAATTGGATATGCTAATGGATGATTTTGATAAATTATCTAGTGCATCATCACAAGATGATCCACCCGAGGCAGAATAATGGTAGAAATGACACACGATGATATCGAACGTATATGGGACTCAGTTGTACACTTCATTCCTGAAAAACAAAAATTAGACGCCGCAGTTGACTTTGTAAAAACTCTTGAAAGTATGGGAGTTGAAGAAGCAGAGATAAAAGCAATAGGAGAATACGATCCAAAATTAGAAGAAGCGGTTAATACAGTTTTTGAGGAATACGAAGAGGAAGACGAAACTTATAACGATCGGTATGAAGATGATTAATTGGTATAGTGAAGTAGCAAGAAACTTAGATAAAATTCCTGATTGTATCAATTATTTTGATACTGAATTACAAAACGCAAAAAAAGAAGTTAGAATATACGGTAATCTAGAAAAAGCATCAGCGGCATTACCCGGTATAGTTGAGCATAGATTTAATCAATTACAACAAATAGAAGCAATACTTGAGTACCTTAATATTGAATTACGTAGAACAAGATCAAAATCATTTAAAAAATTCTTAGAAAATTATAATAGAGCATTGTCCAGCAGAGATGCAGAAAAGTATGTTGATGGCGAACAAGACGTTGTTGATATGGATAAAATTATTAATGAATTTGCATTATTAAGAAATCAATGGTTAGGCATCACAAAAGGATTAGATCAGAAACAATGGCAAATCACAAACATTGTTAAACTGAGAGTAGCAGGAATGGAAGATGCCGATATCAAATAGAATAATACTTACAGACGTAGACGGAGTACTGTTAGAATGGGAGAACCATTTTACTGAATGGATGTTACAACGTTCTTACTTTGAAACTCCAGTTGGAGAAGGATATGTTGGTAAAAAAATTTATCCATATACGTTGTTAGATGACAAAGAAAATACTTACGAAATGGCAGAAAGATTTGGTCTAACTAAAACAGAAGTAAGAAAAGAAATTAGAGAATTTAATAAAAGTGCTTGGATGGCAACACAACCACCTATGCCTGGCTCACAAACTTGGGTAAAATTATTACACGCAGAAGGTTGGACATTTATTCCTATAACATCACAAACATCTGATATTCCAGCACAAGAAATACGTAAAAGAAGACTAGAAGAATTGTTTGGTGATGTTTTTTACAACTATCATATACTTGATACAGGATCAGATAAAGATAATGCACTTGCAGAATTTCACGGTACAGGATTATATTGGGTTGAAGATAAACCAAAAAATGCTCAGGTAGGATTAAATTATGGATTAAAAGTATTATTATACGACCATCCTTATAACCAAGATTTTAATCACCCTCAAATTACCAGAGTAAATAATTGGGAACAAATACACAAAATATTAGTAAAATGAAAATATACGTAGGTCACGATAGTAGAGAAGATATAGCATATCAGGTTTGCGAACACAGTATAAAAAGAAGAGATCCATCTGCAGAAGTTATTGCTTTAAAACAAAGACAAATGAGAGAGCAAGGGATTTATACAAGAGCAGTAGATAAACTTGCAACAACTGAATTTACATTTACAAGGTTTTTTGTACCATACCTAAACGATTACAAAGGCTGGGCAGTATTTTGTGACTGTGATTTTTTGTGGAAAATACCTTCACATGAACTTGTAAAATATTGTGATAATTCCAAAGCAGTGGTTTGTGTACAACATGATTACAAACCTAAAGAAGGAACTAAAATGGATGGGCAAGTACAAACTGTATACCCAAGAAAAAATTGGAGCAGTATGGTCCTTTGGAATTGTGAACATCCAAAAAATAAAATATTAACACCTGAATTATTAAACACAGAGTCTCCAAAATTTTTACACAGATTTAGTTGGCTAGAGGATAATGAGATTGGATCTTTACCATTAGAGTACAATTGGTTGGTTGGTTGGTACAAAGAACCTAAAGACGGTACTCCTAAAGTATTGCATTACACATCTGGTGGTCCGTGGTTTGATGGATACCGTGATTGTGAATACGGCGATGATTGGAAGAAAGAACTTATAAATCTCTTTTCATCATAATGAATTGGGACAAATTAAGAAAAGCACACCTACGTAAAGAACCTGTTGAATTTATATATGCATCGGGCATAGTAAAACTCGATGAGTACGATAGACTTTACGAAAATCAAAATAATTTAGAACATCAAGTTTGGAAAGATTTTTATAAAAAATATAAAGTAGATTATAAATTTTATAAAGATTTAACAGAGTTTGATAAAGACAAAGAAATAATTTGTTTATGGTTTTTTAGAGAAAGAGCAGATAGATATGCAGGCGCCGATATAGATATTGATGGCAAACTTATTACATATACTAGTAATACATTTTTAATTACAAAATCTAAAAAAATAAAAATACTTACAAAGAATAAACATTGGCCTCATAGACCATTTTTACAATTGGATATAAATGAAAAAACTTTTGACAAAATGGTAGAAAAGTTAAGATAAGTATTGTATATGGCAAATCATAAAGACAGAATGTTGCAAAAAATAGAGCAATTAGGATTAATTGTTATCCATACTGAGATTGCACCATACGGTCCAGGAACTCGTAGATACATGGTGGGAAAACATATAGAAGAACCTAAAAGATCTCATCAAATGGGCAGTGGTAAATGGCAAATGACGCAGGGCAAACAGGAATGGCTTACTCCAGAACCATTGACAGGCATAGAACTTGAAGAGTGGTTATCGGAGTATGAACGAAGGTAAAAAATTTTTAGAAAACTGTTTAACATCCGAAGTTGTACACGATCCGTGGCCACACCAGGTACTTAACAACACATTAAGCACAGATACATTTACAAAGTTACGAGATCAGTGTATTGAAAAATTAAATTTTAAAACAACTGAATTACATCATATATTTCCAGACGATTTCAAAAAATGGGGAATAGATTTTTACGACGAAACAGTTGATATATGCACAACTCTTTTAAAAAATATAAAAGAAGTTTGTGGAGTTTATCCAAAACATAGAACTTATCCATATCTAGGAGTGAATGCACATATATCTGTAACTCCTCCTTTACCTTATAAATTTCATATACATCAAGAAGGTTTAGAAAAAATTTGGAGTTCTGTAACTTATATTACACCAGAAAAAAACGTTGGTACTAAAATGTACAATGCACAATTTAAAAGTGCTTTTGTTAAAGAGGCTCCGTGGGTGCCTAATAACACATTTATATTTTGTGGACAAGAAGGATACACATGGCATTCATATGAAAGTGACCAAGAAACGAATAGAATAACATTAAATCTTTTTATTCAAAAGACACGTAAAAATAAATGTTTTATTGAGTTTACTGATCTTTAATAAGATCTTGTAGTGCTTTTATATCTGTTCTTAAATGTCTTTGAACTTTATCCCAAACAAAATTATCTCTATTATTAATGTTTAAGTTATGACGCACTTGTTTTCCAGTTTCGTCAAACATCTTTTTTGCTTTAAAAACCACTGTAGGCAAATAAAGACATCTGTTAAGTTTACGAGCAACTTTCTGAGTATATGAATCAACGTGCCAATGCCAAAAAAATGGTGGTGCCAAATATCCTAAAGTATTAATCCAATTTTTATGCACAGCAAAGTGAGCCGCTGGTAGGACTTCGTCTGACCATAATGTAGGTTTATCTAATTTAAATTTTTTTGTGCCCTTCCATCTTCCATCGCTTGGCACTACCATTAAAATTTTATCATCATACTTATTAAATTGATCTACAATTAATTGATCCCAGTGTTCTGTTTGCACTTGTACATCATCGCCCATTAACATTACAATATCATGTTTGGCTTTGTCTGCTAATAGGTTCCAACTAAAACAAGTCGACTGGTTTGGTCCTACAACATAATATTTTTTAGGTAATAATTCTTTATACCTTGGCAAGTGTTCGTCGTCATCATTAAGATAAAATAAAATTTGAATATCGTTTTTTGCGGTACTTTCTGCAGTATCAACTAAACGTCTTGCAAGTTCAGGACGGCCACGAGATGGACAACTGAAAGAAATCATATCAATTTGTTTTTCCAAGTTTCTGGTGTATGTTCGTTTATTATTTCTAATGGCAAATGATACTGAAACTTTTTTGTACCTCTTGTTCTTATGTAATCAGCAGTCTTTTTTACTGCTTGTCGCATATTAGTTGAGGTGTTATATCCTAACAACTCCCTTGCTTTATCTGACGAACAAGTTGCTAGTTTAACTTCTTTGGGTCTATCTTTATGATGTATTGGATCTAAGTTAACTCCTGTTTCGTTTGCACAGGCTTCAGCAAGTTCGTTAATAGTAACAGGTTCTTCGTCTGGTCCAATGTTTACAACTTCACCAACAACATTATCCTGAAAGGCAAGTGCGTTTAAACAATACAAGCAATCATCTATATAACTAAAACATCTTTTTTGTTCTCCGTCTCCGTATATAATTGGTTGCTTACCTTGTAGCATTCTGTTTAACATAATTGACATTACGTTTCTAAATGGGTCATCATATTTTTGTCTAGGGCCAACAATGTTGTGTGGCACAGCAATAACGTACTCAACTCCGTGTGTGTCACATAAATTTTTTAATACTTCTTCTCCGGCTTTCTTTGCAATACCATAAGGATCTTGTGGACGACATTCGTAAGTTTCTTTGTATGGTACTTCGTCATGATGTCCATATCTCGCCATACTAGAGCAATACACAATACGTTTTACTTTGTTTCTTATTGCCGCAGTTATAGTTGTAACAGATGCTTCAAAAATATTTCTTGTAACTAACACTGGAGAAAACACTGATAGTCCTTCATAGGCAGTTGCCGCAGTGTGATATACTATATCACACCCTTCCATTGCTTTGGTTAAGTTTTCTAAATCACAACAGTCTACTTGGTGGAACTCTACATCCTGAGGCACGTTATCTGTGTAACCACCTATCATATTATCATTACCAGCAACGGTATGACCTTGTGATATCATTAAATCTGCTAAATGAGAACCTAAAAATCCTGCAACGCCTGTTATGAAAATTTTCATATATCTATTTAAAAATTTATTTTTTGCTGAATACTTTATCTGGCCAATGATTTAATAATAATCTAAATCCTTTTTTTATAATATAATTTTCTACTTCTAAATTATTAGTACCATATTTTTTTGTATTATTGTTTAATTCAATCATTAAATATTTGGTATTTTGTAAAGTTTTTTCTGCACCTTTTAACACTTCCATTTCATATCCTTCAACATCTATTTTAATTACATCAACACTTTTTAATCCTAAACTATCAACGGTAATCATTGGTATATCACCTTTGCCCATTACTCTTTTAGCCTGTGTAAAGTCGTCGTCTGAAAGAGAAACTGTTTTATTTTCTGAGCCAACTGCCAACTGCCAGGTTTCAACATCTTCTGATACATTTTTATTTAGACATTTATAATGAAGAGGGTCTGGTTCAAAAGCAATTATTTTTTCAGAAAAGTTGTTCATGGTCATGGTCCATGTGCCTACCCATGCTCCAATATCTAAAATACAATTAAATTTTTTCTTTCTTTTTGAACAAAAAGTTGCAAATTTTTCTAAACACGTACTTTGTGAAAATGAATCTCCCGCTTTCCATTTTTCTAAATGCACATCGTTTGCTGGTACCCAAAAACCATTTACTTTTTCAATAGTCATATTAACTATTTAAGTTTGGGTAAAACTTGGACAAATAATCTATATCGTCCTTGTATAATTTACGAATACGATTTTCTTGCTGTTTTGTTATTGTTATGTCTGGGTTTGTTCTTCTAAGTTTGCCTTGTGGTTTATAATCTGGAAATTTACTTTGTACTTTTCCAGGGCCTTTTAAAAGTCTTTCAAATGTAAAAATATGATCAAACTTTGCTCCAGGCTCACACAGCCAATCAACTTGTGGCATATAGTTTGCTCTTACTCTACCTAGTTCAAATTCATCTAGCATATCGTCTATACTTTTCCAACCGTGTCTTTTTGCAGTATTTTTTACAAGTGAGAACCATTTCCAAGAACTTATTATTCTATCAACTGGTTCTCTAACGATTGTTATTTTTTTATAATCAGATACATCTGCATTAATTTTTTTAAATTGTTTAAGCAGTCCTACAAGTTTTCCATGTCTTCCACACTCAACTTTTTTTCCATTTTTTCTATTGAACAAAAATTTATTTTGAATGTAACTTATTTCTCCAGAAGAATCTTTATTTGAACGCCAAGAATAACCAAACCACGATCCGCCTGTCCTAGGAATATGGACAAAAATTATTTTTGAAAAACTATCAACCTGCATTTATAATTTTTTTGGCTAATGGCAACAGTTTTAAACCCCACTGTTTTTGCCCTTCAATATTAGGATGTTCATCAATTTCTGAAACAGATAATCCTGATTTTTTACACCACCCGTGTTGGGATTCATCGAATGTTCCGTTTAACTTGTAATAATGATTTTGATCTACGTCTTTTAAAAAAGCCTTACATTCTTTTGTTAATGGTTTGTCAAAGCCATTCCATAATGCATTAAAAATTAAATAAGGTACATTATTATTTTTAAAATAATTTTGCATATAAATTATTTGCATTACAGTTCTAATTTGCAATTCTTCTTCTATTGCGGGTTTATATTCATCTTTCCATGGATCAAATATTAAATCTTTATATCTTGCACCTTCTCCAGGAGCAACCATTTTCCATGTGTGCCAATGTGAATTTTCTCTTCTTGTGGTTAACCCTTCACGTCTATTGTAACTTGTTAATCCTATTAATACAAATGCGTTTTGTAAATTTGCTTGAAGTACTTTTCTAAATATCATTTCATTACTTGCACCGTTCTGTGCAACTTTTTTATATTCTAATTTAAGTTTATCTGCAAGAAATTTCCCACAAGTTATAGGTTCTTGTGGTATAAAATTATATTTTTCTGTAACTTTTTTTTCTCCTATTTTATCTATATGTGGTGCAACATTTCCTGGCAACCCTGGAACAAAATGTGGCACACCGTTGCCTACTCCAAATGAACAACCATAATGTATTAATTTCTTTAACATTAAAGTACACCTTTATCCATTAGTATTTCAATTGCTACTCCGTTAGTAAATTCTTCTGGAGTAAATTGTTGATAGGCTAGACTGTATAACCAGTCTTCACAACCAACAAAGAAAGGATTTTCAATGTCTGCAAGTTCTTGGCCACCAACTTCTTTGGCAAAACTTTTTTCATCACATATAACAGGTATGCCCATACATTGTGCTTCAACTGCCGCAATTGAACAACTTGTAACTAAACACCAAGCATCTTTTAAGTCCTCTGACAACGGAACTTTTGCTTCACTAGGACCTGATGTTCCTCGACCACGTGGCTTTTCTCTAATCTTTATTGGTCTGTCTGTGTATCTTTTAATTTGTTCTACTATTTCTTGTGTCCAGTTTGGCCTATCTAAATAATTGTGTATACCTGCACTGCTAGGACAAACTAAAACATTTTTACCTTTAAAATTGGGTGCTCTAACTTTCATTCCAAACTTTTCAAACCTATCAGACTTACACCCTTTAATATATTTTACGTGTATTCCATTTTTGCAAATACGCCAATAATGATTATTAGGTTTTAAGTTATTGTTATTAAATCTACCAAAATATGGTGTGTCTGTAAACCAAAATTGATGTTTTCTTTCTTCTAATTTTTTTACTAATTGTACATTGTTATTAACAAATCCCCAAAACATTGAGTTTGGTGCAGGATCAATTTCTATACTATTATCTTTTACTGTAACTTTTTCTGGCCAAGTTTTTTCAACTCCGTTAAACACTTCCCAGGCCTTGCTATTTGGATTATTAAATGGTGCGTAAATTGTTAGCATCTATAAATTCTTTCAATTGTTTTGCCCAAAGTCCGTGTCCTTTAGTGCTAGGATGTGGATCTTTAGGACTTACTACAAGTTCGTTTTCTTGTATAAACTCTAAATGACTTTGCTCTGGTTTAAAAAATCTTTCCATATGTATTGCTTTAGAAAATGTTTTAAAATCACTAATATTAGAATTAACATAATTTGGTAGAGAATTATACATCACATAAGGAATTTTATGTAGTTCAAAATAATTTTGTAAATCTAAAACATTATCCAAATATTTCATTATTAATGTATTTTCTAAATCCCAACCTATTTGTTTTTTAATAAAATCTCCGTGATCAGTTAATTTCCAACTACGCCAAGTTAAATCCATATTAGGCATTCTTCCTTTTTTCCAACCATCGTTAGTAACATAATCATTTCTCATCATACTAGACCAACCAATTACAGCAAAAGTATCTTTATATCCATTTTGCTCAAACCATAATTTTGTTGTAAAACTAATACGTTCATTACCTCTTCCGCCCATAGCAAGGTTTGTTGCAACTTTCAAATCCATAAGTGTGGCTAATTCAAGGCCAGAATGAGTATGTACTCCGTCTTTAGGTCTAGGTGTTAAAAATGAACAACCATTAATGAATAGATTGGTAAGCATAACTTAATAATTATAGTATAGTTATTCGCAAATTGCAAACATGAAAAACATTGATTCAATTAAATATTTTTTAGATAGGTGGGAAACAGTAGACAACAGTTATGACTTTTCGGTACCTTATCATGAAGACATTGATCCACATTTTACAAGTTTACCAACGTTTGTAGCAGAATTTCATAATTGCAAAATACATAGTTGTCCACTACTTGCAACAATGAGTCAAAAACTTATTACCAATTACATTTGGGGACTGACACACAGTCGGAAATTTAAACCTAACAAATCACACAAACTTTGGAGCGACTGGGGGGATCATGTAGACGTAGAGTTGCCACCTGTAACCCAAGAGTTTGGTGAAAGATACACTTACGTATGGTTGCCTATTGATAAAGAAAGTGCTAATAATCCATGGCACATATGGATTGATGTTATATCTAAATTTAGATTAATGGAAAAAAGATGGTCTACAGATTTTACAAAATATTGTTTTATTATTGCAAACGAAAGCAAATATCTTAACAAAGTAATTAAAGAAATAATTCCAGAAGTAAAAGTTGTTGTGATGCCAAAAAACGAAGTATGGCAATTCAAACATTTGCTTGTACCTAGTTTAAGTAATTCAAAGGACGGTGTTATTACTCCGCACCTAGCACCGTGGTTACGACATTTCAAAGGAACAACAGGACTAAAAGGCATTACGCCTCATAGAAAAATTATTGTATTACGTCCAGGAGCAAAATCAAGAAAACTTATTAATTCTGATGAATTAATACTGGCATTAAAAGGTTGGGAAACTGTTGCATTAGAAAATATGACTATTAAAGAACAAATGAAAACTTTTGCTGAAGCAACACACATTGTTGCGGCTCACGGTGCAGGGTTAGTAAACTTACTATGGTGTAATCCTGGAACAAAAGTGATGGAAATACAAGATCCTAAAATGATACACAAAAAAGTTTATCCTATTCTATCACATCATTTAGGATTAAAACACGAATTATATTTGGCAAAAACAGTACCAATATCGATGGAAAAAAATAAAAAACCGTCTGGTATAAAACGATTTAGCGACCTAATAAACTTTAAAGTTAACGTTCCGGATTTAATTAGACATTTAGATTGATTGAAAGTATAATAAAAACTATGTATTCTTTATTACAAAAACGTCCACAAGTACAAAGTGAACCATATCCTCACGTGGTAATTGAAGAAGCATTACCTTGGGATTTATATGAGGAATTAGAAAATACTTTTCCAGAAAAACAAATTTTAGATACACAACCATTCGACGATGGAATATGTTATAGAATGAAAGCAAACATAATGCTTGACCAAAAATTTCAACCTGAAATATGGCGTAAGTTTACTGAATATCACACTTCTGCTGAATGGTTCAATGAAGTTAACGAACTTTTTAAAGACTATATGCCAAAGGTGTTGCACAAAAAATTTACTACTAACGACCTAGGTGCTAGAGGTTGGGCAGATAAAAATAAAAATATCTGGACTGATTGCCAAACAGTTATGCATAAACCAATAACTGAAACAACATCTCGTACTCCTCACATCGACAACCCAATGGAAATGTGGGCAGGATTAATGTATATGCCTTACAAAAATGATGAAAGTATTGGCGGAGAGTTTCAATTACACAATGTAAAAAATAAAGTTTCTAAAGTTGATATGACTAAAGGAAGACAAGTATTTGACGAAGACTTAGGACCTGTTGTTAAAACTATTCCTTATAAAAGAAATACGTTTGTTATGTTTGCTAATAACTCTACAAATACAGTACACAGTGTTTCTAAAAGAATTAGTCCAACTACCTATAGACGTAGTGTGAATATTATTGGTGAATTTAAAAGAGGTTTTGCTAAAATGTATGAGGTGCAAGAAATAAGATAATGAATTACGCAGTAAGAACTGAACGTGTTAAAACTGAAAAATATGTTGAAAGTGCGGCTCGAGGAATGCCAAATTGTAAATTAACAAACTACGAAACAGTTTTAAGTACAACAGATTTTGATAAAGTTGTCTTTATGGGAGTATTACGAGGCACACATTTAGTTTACAAACACGCACAAAACAACAAAAAAGATTTTTACTACATTGATAGACCTTATTGGGGAGAAAGTAGAGCAACACCTTATTGGATGAGATGTGTAAAAAACGAACACGTTAAAACTTTTGTTGATCATAAACCAGATGACAGGTTTAAAAAAACATTTAAAGGAGAACTTAAACCGTTTCATAAAAATGGCAAATATGTATTAGTTGTACCGCCTAGTCATGCTATGGCAAAAATGTTTAATGGCAAAGATTGGCTAGACAACACATTAAAAATTTTAAAAGAAAATACAGATAGAGAACTTGTAGTAAGAGAAAAACCTTATAACCCTGCGGCAATAATAGACGGAGAAGGAAAAATGGTGCCTGGCAAAAGTGAAAATAATCAACCAGCAAAACCTTTTGAGTGGGATAAGGTTCATGCAGTTGTAACATTTAATAGTTCAATTACAATTAAAGCATTAACAAACGGTGTACCTGCTTTTGCAAACTTTGATAACCCATGCTTACCAATATGTGAACAAGACTTTAGTAAAATAGAAACACCTAGATATGAAGATCCAAGACCTGTATTAAACAGTCTTGCTTATAATCAGTTTACACAAGAAGAATTTAGAAACGGTTACTATTTGGAGGTATTAGATGGCAGATAGAGTTAAACCACACGTGGTTGAAAGAGTAAAAATAATAAGACAATGGGAAAAAGATATGGGCCTATTAGAAGCAAAAGACATAGGCTTTAAAAAATATCACAACTATTATGCACCTCAAAAATTAATAAGACAATCTGAGGCTGTGTTAAGTTTTGGAGTAGGTGGAGATTGTAAATTTGAAAAATTATTACTACACGAAAACGACCAAATAAAACTTGCTATGTTTGATCCTACACCGTATACAGTATACAATATAAAAGGCATTATTAGATCTAATGGAAGAAAAGAAATAGATGATATTGATAGGAACAAATGGCTGTCTACAAAAATACAATTTTTTCCATGGGCATATAGTCATACCCCAGGTGAACAAAAATTTTATTACGATCCTAACAGAGAAGAAGAACATAATACACATTTAAGAGAAAATAAACTTCAACATTTAACACAAAGTTTTTCTCTAATAAAACAAAACGAAAAGTTTAAATCAGTAAATGTTGAAACTAAAAATATAAGAACTATAATGAAAGAATTAGAATGGGATTCTGTAGATATTGTTAAAGCGGATATCGAAGGACTTTGGAAAGAGATAAGTGACGAAATATTAGACAATAACATTAATATTAAAATGTTAGCAACTGAATTTGAACTTATATTTGATGATATTCATACTTCGTTAGCAAAAGCAAAAGCAGTTGTTGAAAAATTTAAACAGCATGGTTACGATGCATTTTTAAACAGAAGAAGAGACAAACTAATGTTAGAAATGTTATTCATTAGGAAAGATTTAAAATACACATATGAAAGTTGAAATTTTTAGAAGAACAGTAAAAGATAGACGTAGAGGTGCTAGTTGGGACCTACTAAAATACATGGCAGAAGGTATAAAGGCTTGTGGAGATGAACCTGTTATTGTAAACGAAAATATGGAAGGCCAATGGCAAAAAGACGAAATGGAGCCACACACAAAGATAGGTTGTATGTTTGGTTATGGTGGATCAAAACAAATGCACCACACTAAAGGCAGACGAAGAGATTTAGTTGAACGTGCAAAGAAAAAAGGCATTTACATTATTACATTTGACGGAGGCATATTATCTAGTTTTGGAAACACAATAACAGATCCTAACCACCATTGGCGTGTAGCATTATATTCTCCAATGAACAACGGAAACTTTTTAAGTGATAACAGTCCGCCTGATAGATGGGAACGAATGAAAAAAATATGGAATATAAACTATGCTCAGTGGAAAAAATTAAATCCTAATGATCCAATACTTTTTGTTTTACAACCTAGTGATAACTGGTCTATGAACGAACTTGATCCTATAGAATGGTTTAAAGATGTTTACAAGAAACTTCGACCTTTAACAAAAAGAAAATTTATAGTTCGGCCACATCCAAATCACGTTGCGGCAATGGAAAAACGATTAGACGAATTTCCTAAAGACGGTGTAGAAGTTATAATTGGCCAAAAGTTTTTTAAAGGAGATGAAAAAAAGTACTATAGATTTAATTACCAAGACGCATTAAATAATTGTCATGCTGTTGTTACTCACAATTCTACTGCCTGCATCGACTCTTGCATTCGTGGAATACCTACCTTTGTTACCTCAGATCTTGCACTTGCTTGGCCTGTAGCCAATAAAGATTTATCTAAAATTGAAAACCCAGAATACCCAGACAGAGACCAGTGGGTATACGACTTAGGTTACAAACAATGGACAGAAAAAGAAGTTAGAGACGGTACAGTATTCAAACGTTTTAAAACAAAATTAGGATTATAATATGTGTGGTATATACGGAATAACTGATCACGATCCTACTTTTATTCAAAATTATATTAAAACTTGTGACCATAGAGGACCCGACGGAAATAAAGTTTGGTGGGATCCAGACCACAATGTAACACTTGGACATAATCTTTTAAGTATTATGGCAAATCCTCAACTATCAATACAACCATGGAAAACACCTAAAGGTAATACACTTGTATATAATGGTGAAATATTCAACTACTACGAACTAAAAGAAAAGTATAAAGGCAAAGGCTTTGCTGGTATTACAGGTTGTGATACAGAACTACTTGCTTGGGGACTAGACGAATTTGGATTGAGTTTTATAGAAGAGATAGATTCAATGCACGGGTTTGCTTACTATGAACCAAAGAAAAAACAAATTACATTAAGCAGAGATCATGCAGGAATAAAACCTGTGTACTATGCTGAAGTAAAACAAGGATTAGTGTTTGGTTCTGAAATAAAAGGTATGTTAGACAAAGTTCCTGGGTCAAGATCAGTTGATAAACTAGCAATGAGTTGTTTAGCACACACAGGAATAAATGCTACACGTAATACAGTGTTTGGTAATATTAAAAAATTATTAGCAGGTGAAACACTAGTTTACGATATACCAAATAAAAGAATCAAAAATATTAAAAGAATTTTTATAAAACCAAATAGCACTGAAAAGTTTAATCCAGAAGAGTTTAGAACAATGGGACATAACACAGTTAAAATGTGTAGTATTGGACAAAGAAAAATTGGTGTATTCTTAAGTGGCGGGTTAGATTCTAGTTTAGTTGCACACGAACTTAATAAAATAATGCCACCAGCACTTACGTTTACAAATAAAATGAATCCTAATGTTATAACTGAAGAAAATTTTAACAGTGATGCTAATGCGGCAAAAACACTTGCAGAGATAGAAGGATACAAACATACTGAAATAGAAATTACTCCACAAAAAATGATTGAGTGTTGGGATGACTCAATGTATTTTATGGAGCAACCTATGTATAATCAAAGTGTGCCAATGTATTGTTACACTAACAAAGTTTTACACGAACATGGAGTTGTAGTTACAATGGCAGGAGATATGGGAGACGAAATACTAGGAGGTTATCCAAAATATTGGAAAATGAAAGGTGCTGATTTTCTTGTAAGGCAAATTGGCAAACCAAAAATTGAATCATGGAGTGACATAGTAAGTTTATGGATGAACAGGATAAAAAGACCGTTGTTATTAGCAGACATTGGTGGAGACATAGACAAGAACGTAATAAAAGAAGAGATGCTAAAATTGTATCCTGATGACTTATACAATCCAAAAGATCCAGTAAACTCTTATATGGCATTAGACTGTGTAACTCAAGTACCAGAAGAATTTTTTAATAGAAACGATAAATTTGGAATGGCTTATGGTATGGAAGGACGTTTTCCGTTAGCAACTAAAATGTTTATGCAATATTGTATGAATATTCCAAGCAGTGAAAAAATTGGACCACAAAAAAGTCAAACAAAACTTTTAACAAAAATTGCATATAAAAAACATCTACCTACACATATCATTAACAAATACAAAACAGGATGGACTGTTCCAATTGGGTATTGGTTAACAATGAATATGAGTAAAGAAATTAAAAAGTTTTATGAATCTCGTTTGGGTGTAATTAATGCACACAACACAACTGCACATTTAAATATTGTTAAGGCAAGTCAAAAAGCAGGCAAGGCATTGTTACCTGCTTGGATAATTAATGACTGGCTTAAAACTTATAAAATAAAATTATGAAATACAAAGTAATTACAACATTTAAACCTGGAGACTGGGACAAGTATTCAAAACGAATGGTTGAGTCTGTTTTGCAAAGATGGCCCAACGTTGCAATTACAGTTTACTATCAAGGTAAGCAACCTGTATTGGACGACAAAAGAATAGATTGGATTGATATTGATAAAGCAAATCCAAACTTACACAATTTTAGAGAAGATTATAAAAATGATCCTGTTGCTAATGGTCAACTTGAGGGTATTCCTAATGGCGTAAGACGTTCGCCACGTTTAGCAACTGAAGGCGGTAGAGATGCTTTTAAAGAATCTTATTTGTGGAATGCAGTAAAATTTAGTTACAAAGTATCATGTATTACACACGCAATAAGAAACAATCAAAATTATGACTATGTTATATGGCTCGATGATGACACATATACATTCAGAGACATACCTAAAAGTTTTATAGAAGAACTGTGTCCAAACAACACACTAGTTACATATCTTGGCAGAGAAAATAAAATAGGCAGTAACAAATATCCAGAATGTGGACTTGTTTGTTACAATATTAAACATCCATTAGTACAAAATTTTGTTACAGATTGGGAAAAACTTTATACTTCTGCAAGTATATTTGACTTACTTGAATGGCATGATTCATTTCTATTTTGGCACATGACTAAAGAATATAAACAAAAACATAATGCAAAAGTAAATGATATTGGTTATTCTAAAGGTGTAAAAGGACATCATGTTTTTGTTAATAGTGAACTTGGACTTTACATTGATCACTTTAAGGGAGATAGAAAAACTTTTAAAAGTTCACGTGCAGAAGATATTAGAAAAACACCTAAAATGACAAAAGTTGATTACTGGAAAAATAAATGAAAATAAGTTGTTTTACAAGATACGGACCACTTAATTCTAAACCTATATTTGGTTCTTTAATAAAAAGTATGCAAGATGCTGGCGATACAGTTCTTATAGATAAAGACGACAACTGTGATGTAGCAGTAATATGGTCGGTGTTATGGCAAGGTAGAATGGCTCATTATCGTCCAATATGGGAGAACTACCGAACAAAAAATAAACCTGTTATAGTAGTTGAAGTTGGTGGAATAAAAAGGAACGAAACTTGGAAAATTGGAATTAATGGTATTAACAGAGAAGCAGATTTTGTTAACAAAGATGTTGATGGTGAACGTTGGAAAAAATTTAATATAGATCTTAAACCATGGACACACGTAGGTGAAGAAATAATTATTTGTGGACAACATCACAATAGTCATCAATGGAGAAATAATCCTCCAATGCAAAAATGGTTTGAACAACAAATTACAGAGATAAGAAAATACAGTAAAAGAACAATAGTAATTAGACCACACCCAAGAAATAATATACACATAGACACTAAAAAGTTTGAAAATGTAAAAGTAGTTCATCCTGTTAGAGATAGAAATACATATGACGATACCGATTTTAACAAGAGATTAAAAAGTGCTTGGGCCGTTGTTAACTATTCAAGTAATCCTGCTATGCAATCTGTGTTTAATGGTGTGCCTGTATTTGTTTCAGAGGCTAGTTTAAGTTATGATGTTGGTAATAAATCACTTGCTAATATTAATAATCCAGAAAGACCAGATAGACAAACATGGGCAAATCAGTTAGCATATACTGAATGGTGGCCAGATGAGATAGCAAAAGGTAAACCATGGAAAAGAATTAAAAAACAATTAGAGGAAAAATATTTAAAATGACAGATAAAAAGTTTTTAGTACAGTCTTTTAATAAAGTTAAAAGTGTAACAACACTTGATCAATTCTACGAACAATGTAAAAGTTCAATGGATCGTCATTGGGAATCTACATATGAGTCTAATAAAGATATTCTTCAAGATAAAAAATGTGTTGACGTTGGGATTTGGTTAGGAATTTCTAATGCTTATGCTTTAGAAAAATTTAATTTACAAACAACACACGGTATTGATCCAAACAAAGATTTTATAAAAGTGTGTGCCAAACTACTACCAAACACAAAATTTTATAGTACAATAGACGAAGTAGATGAAACTATTGATACAGATGTTCTTTTTATGCTTGGATTGATTCCGTTTTTTGGAACACAATGGAAAGAACATTTAAATCGTATTTTGCAAAAAATTAATGCAAACTACATAATTCTTCGTCATCAAACTTATGATGAGACAGAAGGTAGTTTTACAAACCCAAAAGAATATAACGTATTAGGACTAACTGATTACAGCACGTCTGCTGATGTAGATGATGTGGTTTGGTTTTTGCAAAACCAAGAATGGCTGTTAACAAAAAAACAAGAAAACGTTTATACATTTAAAAAATATGGACAGAAAACATTATAATCAAGTTAATTGGCGTAGAAAAGCAAGACACAAAGAGCCAATTGAATGGCAACCTTATACGGGTGAAACTATTACTGTTAATACAATTCTTCGTAAAGGTAAAAAAATTATAGAAAAAGGATACTACGAAGACCGAGTTAAAGCAGTTCCTAGAGGTAATGCTTATATTATAGGAAACGGTCCTTCGCGTAAAGATTTTGATTTAACTACGTTAAAAGCAACAGGACAAACCTATGGTTGTAATGCTTTATATCGAGATTTTATTCCAGATTATATTTTTAGTATTGATGCACAGGTAACAAATACAATGGTTAAAGACAAAGTATATGAAAAATGTTTTCACTATGCTCCGTCACTTGAAGTTAATCGACACCCTAAAGGTGGGCCGCCTGTGTTACATTTAATTCCAGACAATCCATATTCCATAAGTGGCAACCAAGCAATTTGGACTGCCTGTGTACACGGACACAAAAATTTATATCTAATAGGGTTTGACTTTAGAGACTATGGCAAAAATCAACTTAATAACATATACCAAGACACTGAACATTATGGTCCTAGGCATGGTGATACAATATTTGATAATTGGTTAAAATGGTATAGGGATCATCTTAAGCAAAGACCTTATTGTAATTTTACAATAGTCCACGATAATCCGCCTGAATACTTACACAACGTACAAACAGGATATGATGTTGGAAATAGTTTTTTAATGACTTATAAAGAGTTTAACGATAAAGTCTTAAACCAACCTGAGTAAACTTATCTCTAAAAGAATAAAATTTTTCGTTATGGTTAGAATATGGGTCTTTCATGACTTGCATTTGATATAAATGTACCATTTCGTGTGCTAATGTTTCAATAAAGTCTTTCCATTTTGGAAATTTACAATGTAATTCAATTCTAAAGAATACTTCTGTTTTATAGAAGGGAATAATTCTTTGATTGAACGTACCTTTTCTACAATGTCTATTGTCCCAATCAGCAACACATCTGCCCCAGTCGTGATGTAGTTTCTTAATTTGTATTTCGCAACCACTTAATCTATTGTTGAATAGCAACTGATTTAATCTTCTATACCAGTGTGCCGCAACTAACGGAGTGGGTTTATATGCAGTCACTCCTTCTTTAACAGTTAGAGTTCTCTTAAACTGTTTTTTTAGTGTTTTTCTTTGACTTTTTACACGTTTTTTCATAGGTTGACAAAAATTACCATTATGTTATACTATTAATTATCTAGAAACACATGAGCGAAATGCATACAGAAAACCCAAAAACTATTAACGAAGCACTTAAAATATTAGCATATAATGATTATTTTTGGCACCATGGCCCAAAAACGCCAAATACACTGATTAAGCCTCATCACAAAGATTTTGAAACTGTAAAATCTCTAGCGGAGGCTCAGTATGCTTGGACTGAAAAACAGGCCAAATTAGCACTGGTAATTCTCAAAAGATACCTAACAAAGTTTCAAAAACATGGTATGGATATTAAAAGTTTATTAGATAGTCCAAAATATGAAGAGCCTTTTAGGGTAATAAGTTTTGTAAAAAGCATAGAAAAATATATTGACGACACAGACGAAGAACCAAAAATAGAACTACGTTTTCCTTACAATAAAAAAATTGTTACGTTAATTAGACATCTAAAAGATAAAAAAGGATTACCGGGTGGATATGCAAAATACGAAGGTGAATCTAAAGTGTGGACGTTTAAACAAACTGATGTTACAACATATTATCTAACTTTAATTGCAATTAGATACGATTTTAAATTTGTTGATCAAACATTACTTGATGATTACTACACAGTAAGAAAAGAAATTGAAGGCTACAAACAACCTAAAGCAAGACTTATTGGAGACCAGATTGTAATTGATAATGCATCTGAATCATTAGACGAGTATTGGAATAACAATTTAAAAGATAAAAAAATATTATTACAAGTTGATAGTTTAAAAAACTTTGGTATTGATCCTAGAAATATTAAAGTTAAGGCCTGGTCAAAACTAGGTGGCAAAATTGCTCACGGAAGTTATCATAAACTATGGATTGACCGAAACGAATACAGCAGAGATGATGTACTTGCAGGACTATCAGAACTAGATTGTTTTCCTATTGTTATGCCTGTAAGTGGCGATCCTAATTCAAAAGAAGATGCAGATGAATGGTCACAATGGTTAAAAACATTTGAACGCCATGGTATAGAAAACAAAAATATGTCTTTTGGTTTTGATATTAAAGAACCAAAAAAACCAACAGAAGAACACTGCGAATACAACGATAATATTGTAGGTAAAATGGAAGAATCACAATTCCAAATATTATATGAAGTTCATCAATTGAGTAAACAATTCAAATATATTGACAAAGAAACAAAAGTAATATTTGTAAGAAATAGAATACCAAGAGCATTAATAAAATCAAAAATAAAACCAAAAGCATCACTAATTGCTATAGGCGGCGGTTATTACACTGCTGGAACAGACAACCTAAAAAGATTTCTTGATTCTTTACCTAAAACGTTGTATTATAATGATCATAGGCCATCAAGTTGGGAATGGCATGATAACATTATAATAAAACTATGAGTTCGTGTAAATTAGTAATTAAAGATGAAGTAAACGTAAAATTTGAGAATCTAGATCTTAAATGGAGACAACGTTTACACAATAAATTCAAATACCAAGTTCCATATGCATTTCATTTACCCTCTGTTAAGTTAGGCAGATGGGATGGTAAAATTGCATTTTTTGGTTTAGGTGGTACAACATATTTGAGTCTTGTTGAACAAATACTTCCTATACTTGAAGAAGCAGGAGTATATGTTGACTTTGAGGATCAAAGAACTAAACACGATTTTCAATTTAATGCAATAAACAAAGATTATTTGTCTAATATACAATGGCCAGAGAATCATCCATGTGCTGGACAAAATATAGAATTAAGAGACTATCAAGTGGAAACTATAAACAAGTTTATAGAAAACCCACAATGTATACAAGAGATCGCCACTGGTGCAGGTAAGACCATTATTACTGCGGCACTGTGCCAGTTGGTTGAACCTTATGGACGTACAATAACAATAGTTCCAAACAAAAGTTTAGTTACACAAACAGAAGAAGACTTTCTTGCTTGTAATTTAGATACAGGTGTTTATTTTGGAGATAGAAAAGAAGTAGGAAGATATAACACAATAGCAACTTGGCAATCTTTAAATGTATTAGAAAAAAGATCAAAAGATCAACACAGCACTGAGTTTAAAGAATTTTGCGAAGGTATTAATACTGTAATAATAGACGAAGTACATATGGCAAAAGCAGATGTGCTTAAAAGATTATTAACAGGACCATTTGCACACTGCGGTATACGTTGGGGATTAACAGGCACAGTACCTAAAGCAGAATTTGAATTTATGGGTATTAAAGTTTCTATTGGTGAAGTTATAAACAAACTTCCTGCTAAAGAATTACAAGACAAGGGTGTACTTGCACAATGCCATGTAAATATTTTACAAACACAAGACCACCCAATGTTCAAAAACTACCAAGAAGAATTAAAATGGCTAACTACGGATAGCAACAGGATGACCTGGATTGCACAAACTATAAAAGATATTTCTTCATCAGGAAACACACTAATTTTAGTAGACAGAATATCCGCGGGAGAAATACTACAAAAAAAATTAAAAGATTCTGTGTTTATATCAGGATCAACTAAAAATACAGAAAGGAAAGAACACTACGATGAAGTGTCTACAACACAAAACAAAATCATTATTGCGACTTATGGGGTCGCATCTGTTGGTATTAATATTCCTAGGATATTCAATCTTGTTCTTATTGAACCTGGCAAGTCTTTCGTAAGAGTTATACAGAGCATAGGACGAGGTATTCGTAAAGCAGAAGATAAAGACAATGTGCAGATTTGGGATATTACCAGCAGTTGCAAGTTTGCAAAAAGACACTTAACACAAAGAAAAAAGTTTTACAAAGAGGCAAATTATCCGTATAATATAGAAAAGATAGATTATGAAAATCCTTACACTGGAAAATAGAACATACACATTAGAAAAAATACCTGAATATGTTGATGAACAATTAAGATTTGCTGTAATGGATAATTCAGATCCTGAGAATCCAGATTTCTTTTACATACCTTTAATATTTTTAGAAAGTTTTAATGCTCCGGCGGCAGTGTTACAAATAGGAAAATATAAAATAAAAATGCCTTTGGATTGGAAAATGTTAATAGGTGAGCAAGGACAACCAGAAATGCACGTGCTACCAATCACAAGTTTAAATGATAGAGGGTTTGATGCATTCACATTTAATCCATTATCAAGTGCTAAACCAGATTTCTTTCCTATTGATGTTGTAGATATTTACACTGAGGTTAAATGGTATTTTCCTAAAATTAAATCAGGACAACTACTTGCTGTTCCTTTAACAAACGGACCAACACCTATTTGTGCTTATTTTGTAAAAGATATTTCAAGACAATGTGAAATGGTTGATTATGGCTCGGTCTGGTAGAAAGCACGTCAGCATTGAAGCACCGGTAATGAAAATACAAGGTGCATATGTTTGGATGGATAGATATTGGCCGGTGGATTTGTTTACGTGGATGAGAAAAGAAAAAATGCAATTTACAGAATTAAAAATGAGAAATAATAAACTTACACTCTATTTTCCAACAGCAAAAGAGTGTACAATGTTTGGATTAAAATATGACAGAGAAAAGCAAAAGGAAATTTTTCGAACTTCGGAATGGTCTTAAAGCAGTAGACTACAGAAACAAAGACTACTACGATAGAATAGACGATCATGAAAAGTCGTTGTATTCTCCTTTTATGTTGATGAGATATGCTTCAAGTGTTTCATCTAAAGATCCTTTTTATGTTGAACACTATGTAGAAATGGTAAACGAATGTGTTAATAAAAATTTGTTTGCATTATCTAGCAAACACAAAAAATTATGCTGGGTATTAACTTCTATGTGTGGAGCATTACAGCAACAATTTCATCCATGGATAAAACCTATGAAACGTGTTTCAAATAAAAGTTTACAACAACTAGAACAAATTTATCCAACATGGAATACTGAGGACTTAGAAGCATTAGACAAAGTAATTACAGACAGAGAACTTGAAGAGTTGCTGGAGGCACATGGCATCGAATCTAAATAAATGTACCTATTGCGATAAAGAATTTGCACGAGAAAGAACTTTACAAGTGCATCTTTGCGAACCTAAAAGAAGATATCTACAAAAAAATGAGAAGTGGGTGCAGAATGCTTTTATGGTGTTTCAAAGATTTTATCAAATACATCAAAACAATATGAAAGAAAAAACATATGAAGATTTTTGTAGTTCAGCATACTACAATGCGTTTGTTAAATTTGGTAGATTTATGATGCATATAAATCCACTGTATCCAGAAAAATATATAGACTATGTAATATTATCAAAAATTAAATTAGATCATTGGGCAAGAGATAATTTATACGAAGCATATCTAATTGATACATTAAAAGTAGAACCGGTTGAGGCGGCACTGCAAAGAAGTATTGCAACAATGATGGACTGGGCAGGAGAACAAAATGCACAATGGAGTGACTACTTTAGATTAGTAAACACTAATAGAGCAGTACAACATATACAACAAGGAAAGATATCTCCGTGGATAGTTCTTGGTTGCAACGCAGGAAAAAAAATGTTAAAATCGTTTAGTGACGAACAATTACAATTAACTGCTAGATATATTAGTCCAGAGTTTTGGAATTCAAAGTTTAAAAGTTATCCAGCAGATTTATTATTTGTACAAGAAACAGCCAAGGAGGCAAAAATTGAGTAGAGTTAAAATTGATATTGATGACGAATTAGATTTTGATTTGGAAGAAGGAGACATGATATTACACATTAAACACACTGGAGAAATTGGTAAAGTGTGTATGCCAGATATGAATTTAAAAGTAAAAGAAAGTATTGGGTATCATAAAATGTTACAGTGTTTAGAAATTTTAAAGCCTGGTACAAGAAAAGAATTTATTAAGTATCAAGAAAAAAAAACTAAAAGGACGTTAAACTAATGCCTGATGTAGATATAGATTTTTTTGATAGAGACGGTGTATTAAAATTATTTAAACATACTCCTGCATCAATTATCAATGAGAAAGCAAACGAAAAACATAAAACTGGTGTTTACTTTCATGCAGTACCAGAACATCCAGTAACAGGACACGCAACACTTGATTATAAAAAAGCAGAAGACAGAGGCTATTTTAAAATTGATTGTTTAAATGTTAATCTTTATAAAAATGTAAAATCAGAACAGGAACTTGTAGAACTAATGATACAAGAACCTAATTGGGATATGCTTAAAGATCAAACAATAGTTGATGAACTATTTCATTTAAATGGTCATTTCAGTATTGTTTCAAAACTACAACCAAAAACTATAGAACAACTTGCGGCTGTATTAGCAATTATACGTCCAGCAAAAAGATATCTTGTAAATGCACCGTGGGATGATATTTTAAAAGAGGTTTGGATTAGGCCAGCAGATGGCAGTTATTTCTTTAAAAAATCACACGCAGTTGCTTATGCACAGGCAATCGTAGTTCAGATGAATTTAATTGCTCGTGATAAATATAGTTTTAGTGCAACACAGGAAACGTAAACTCACTAAAAAATCAAAGAACAAGAAATCCAATCATCGCTCAAAGTATAACAGTTATCAGCCGGATAGTCCTTTAACATTACACTATCTTACAACAGGTGCTATACTTCCTGAAAAAAAGAAAACTAGATAGGTTTTCTAACTAATTGGATAGTTCTTCTTTTTATTCGTTTCTTTGAAATTTCAGAAAGTTTTACAGTAGGGCCTTCTACTATTTGAATATCTTTTGAATTTAATGTTACTAGAGTTGTACGGAAGTAACGAAAATCTCCTTTAAGGAATATATTAATTGGTAGTTTTCTATTAGACTCATACCACCAAATTTCACCACATTTCAAAAATCTCATTTTATCCTGCGGACTCATTAATCTACCGTAGTCATAGAAACTTATTACATTATTGTCTTGGTTTTGTACAATACCAACATACTCTAAGTCGCCCTTACGTATTAGGCTTAAAAATGGGAATTTATCTCTTAATGTCTTAAAAATTTCGTTCATCCTCTGTCCATAAATATTGTTAAATATGTACTATGCAAACAATACAAAGGTATTTACTCACAAACTCGGTAATCGTTTACCAAAATGGTTATCATGGAAGGAACTCAAAAGTGTACGATAGACGTCTACAGGTGTATAGAGGTGTGTATAACCCAATTACGTTTACCTTTAAAAACGAGGATCAAAAGAAACAGGACATAGTTGGTAAGACTTATACGTTCAATATTGTAGATACTGAGAGCAAAAAAGCAGTAGTTACAAGAACTTTAAAAATACTAGATGACGGATCAACTATAGACAGCAAAGGAACTGCTAGTGTAGAAATCACAGAGGGCGATTTACAACCTTTAGATGCAAAATTTTATGAGTATTCTATACAAGAAGTTCTTACAGATGGTAGTACTGTGGTAACTTATGCAGATACAAGTTATGTCAGTGCTGGTACTATTGAAGTGCTAGATGGTGCTTATCCACAGTTTAATGCAAGTACCTCAGTTACACAATTTACAGGTACTGGTGGACCATTAGCAAAAACATCTGGTTCAATTAATGCTAAACCAGGTACTAACAATAACAAAGCATTACACACGATTGCTGTATACACTCAAGATTTTGCAGGAGATTTTAAAGTGCAAGGCACAATGGCTTCAAGTCCTGCTGATGCAGATTATTTTGATATTACCTTAGATGGTGAAGCATCAAGTACTGTATCGTATATTATATCTACAAGCCAAGTTTACTATTATAACTTTACCGGTGTTTACCATTATATAAGAATTAGTTGGGATAATGCAACTGATAACACTGGTAAGATTGACAAAATCCTTTATAGACAGTAAAATATAAATTATGAACCTGATCCAGAATACAATTCTGACGTCCATACCTGCGAACAAAAAGAAAACACCATCTGGGTGGATTTCTTTTAATGCACCTTGTTGCATTCATAACGGAGAGACTCAAGACAAAAAGAAACGTGGTGGTATAATGAATAGTGCTGACGGCACAATATCTTATCATTGTTTTAACTGTGGATACAAGGCAAGTTATATAGTTGGCAGACGTTTAACTCAACGTATGAGAACTTTTATGAGTTACATTGGCATACCAAGTGATACAATTCAAAAGTTAGCCATAGAAGCAATACGTCTTGAAGAATCAGGTGGTACTACATTTCAAAAGAAAAAATTTATAGGTTTTAACAAAACAAAATTGCCAATTAATTCACGTAAGTTAGAATGGTGGCTAGAAAGATTTCCTGATAAAAAAGTTTGGGATGGAGAAAGATATGTTAATAAAAGACAATTAACTAATTTACAAAAAGAAAAAATAAATCATTTATTAACTTATTTAGAAGACAGAGGCATTGGTGCTGACTGGTATGACTTTATGTATTCATCAGATCCTTTTTTTGATATGCACAATAGAGTTATTATTCCTTTCTTTTGGAAAGGCGAAATAGTTGGATATACAGGAAGAAGATTGCAAGAACATTCTTTTAATAATGACAGCGGAATAAAATACTATACTGATGTGCAACCTGGTTACGTTTTTAATATGGACGCACAAGATTGGACAAGAAAATTTGTTATTGTGACTGAAGGACCATTTGATGCAATTACCGTTTCTGGAGTGAGTGTGTTGGGTTCAGAGGTAAATGATATACAGCGAGAGTTAATTGATGGACTTAATAGAAAGGTAATTGTAGTGCCGGACAGAGATAAACCAGGTGAAAAATTAGTAGATCAAGCAATGGAGTTTGGTTGGTCTGTTGCTTTTCCAGAATGGGATAATAAGGTTGAAGATGTCGCGGATGCTGTGTTAAAATACGGTAGACTGTTTACTATACAATCAATATTAAAAACAACTGAAAGTAGTAAACTAAAAATAGATTTAAAGAGAAAGATGTATGGCTGATTATAACTTTGATGTACAAAAATTATATTTAGAAATGTTACTAGCAGATGCAGAATCTTTTGCTAGAGCACAAAATATTTTTACTCCAGCAAGTTTTGATAGAAAGTTGCAACCTATTGCAAAATTTATTAAAGACTACATGGAAGAATACAAAGTTATGCCTGACGTTGAACAGGTTAATGCTAAACACGATATTAAATTAAAATCAGCAAAAGATTTAGATCCAAGTCATTTCAATTGGTTACTAGATGAATTTGAAACGTTTTCCAGACATAAAGCACTTGAACGTGCAATTTTACAGTCAGCAGACTTACTAGAAAAAGGAGACTATGCTCCAGTAGAGGACATGGTTAAACAAGCGGTAAGTGTTGGACTGACAAAAGATCTTGGTACAGACTACTTCGAAGATCCAAAAGGTAGATTAGAGAAACTTAAAAACTCTAATGGACAAGTCAGCACAGGTTGGCCAAACATTGATAAGAAACTGTTCGGTGGTTTTAACCGAGGAGAACTAAACATTTTTGCAGGTGGATCAGGCGCAGGTAAAAGTTTATTCTTACAGAATCTTGCAGTGAATTGGTCAACTGCTGGTTTGAATACTGTGTACATCTCATTTGAATTAAGTGAAGAACTTACTTCTATGAGATTGGATGCAATGATGACTAACATACCAACACGTAAAGTATTTCCAGAAATAGATAATGTTGAAATGAAAGTTAAGATGTTAGGAAAAAAATCCGGATTATTGTTTATCAAATACTTGCCAAGTGGTAGTACAATATTAGACGTAAGAACATATGTTAAAGAACTTGAACTAAAAACTAAAAAGAAAATTGATTGTATACTGATTGATTATTTAGATTTAATGATGCCAAAATCTAAAAGAATATCTCCAGCAGACTTGTTTATTAAAGACAAATATGTATCAGAAGAACTTAGAAACTATGCAGTAGAATCACAAATGTTATTAGCAACTGCATCACAATTGAACAGAGCAAGTGTTGAAGAAATAGAATTTGATCACTCTCACATAGCAGGCGGACTTTCTAAAATACAAACAGCAGATAACGTAATTGGTATCTTTACAAGTAGAGCAATGAAGGAACGTGGTAGATATCAAATACAGTTTATGAAAACTAGAAGTTCAAGTGGTGTTGGGCAAAAAGTTGATTTAGAATTCGATGTTGACAGTTTAAGAATTAGAGATTTAGCAGAAGAAGAAAACTATAATCAACATAGTAAAACAAAAAATTTAGTATACGATTCGTTAAAACAAAAATCAAAAGTAAGCACAGATAAAACTGATGCACAACCAAAAGTACCTGATCCTACAAAAGGTGATGACATTGGTAAAGTTAAAGCAACTGTTGAAGGTGGCAAACTAAGACAACTGCTTAACGAACTTCACTCAGACGAAGAGCAATAAGCGTCAATTACCAAATATGCGTTTTTTAAAAATTACGCGAATGCGTAAAAATGCGTAAAGACGGTCTGTCCTTCTTTGAACTAACCGCCTTTACAATCTAATATTAGAATTTAATTTTAAATCCTAGTGTAGTGTCTGTATGATCAAGATTGATATCGAAATCAGATCTGGAGTAAACAGATAATCTGTCGGTCACACCTTTGTCAAAATCTAATTCAAAAGATTCGAACGTGGCGTTCATGCTGTTATCCACATCATAATTGACACCAGATGTACCTATTACACCTAATGGTAAACCAATTGAAGAATCCAAATACATCTTATTTGTATTTGCATCAATCGCCTTTTCCGCACCAAATGTAAAATCTACATCAGCCGCTTCGACAGGAGCGGGTTTTAACACACTCCATAGTATCCCAAGGGCGATTATTACTATCACACCTAGGCCTACTTTTTTCTTAGTTATTTTCATATATAGTATTTCTCCTTTACTGTATCATGAATGTGCGACCATCGGCCGATGATCGCTCCGGATTGTAACACTATTTATTAGGAATTACAACCTATATGTGTATGGATTGGTAAAGTTTTATTGTTGACAAAACCACTTTAAATAGCAGTAATGATTAATGAAAGACTGTTTGAACACTACAAAATAGACACTGCGAAGGACCTGAAAATACCAAAGCGATGTCCGCGGCCGTTTGACACACTG